CCATAAACATCCCTTCTTTATCAAGATACTTAGGTATTCTTACTTTCTCAGAATATTCACCTCTGTTTTTCTTGTTAAGAAGATTGAAGAAGGACTTGAAATTCTGATCAACCATCATAAGCACCTGTTGGGCTACTGGTGCTGGTAACGCCCTATAGTCTGGATCATTTTCTGTTCTTAACTTCTTTTCAAGAGAGTAGTAGTTGAGGTATTTGTATTTAACGGTATTATCATCCTTATATTGAAAGTAATGTTGTCTAACAACATACAATCCTTTGTTGTATAAGTTTTTACACTTATGCAACAGATCTTGAAGCTCATTGTAATATATTGAGCTTCGCTTGATTATATGTTGTTCGACTAATCTCATGACATATATATAGATTATTATTTATACATAAAAATAATTCGGTACATTTGTGGTGTAAAATTGTATATAATCACCTTAGCTTATAACATTCTAATGTACAACCCTCTATCTCATATGGGAGCAAATTCAGCAACGTGCCTACATCCCAAACAGGGTTGGATACGTCTGGGGTAACGACCTCCGCAAGGCTTACACGGCCCGCGTTATCTTCCATAGAATAAAGTCTATCTACCCCACATGACCTGTGGCCGCTGGCGGTAGAGATAGGGAGGCCGGTCTCGACCAGCACCCTCCCCTGTTCTTTTGTGGTGAATATTCTTTCCTTCATAATTTCATTTTCCTTTCTACCGTAACGATCGTATCATTATGCCATCCCCCATGAGCCACGAGGAGAATCTCCTGCTGCTCGAAGCCAAGCCCGGTCCCTATACCGCCGGAGTTCCACGCGCAGGTAATGACCACCCCGCCCTTCTTGGTAATCCTAGCTATCTCCTTCTTCTGTTTAGCCCAATAACTGGATTGTGTTGTTTGCATATTAACAGATTCTCCAAGCCTTTTATATGACTCGGACACCTGTCTAGCGGAATATGGTGGATCATATAGTACCATATCAGCTATATTATCATCAAGATGACACAAGAAGTCCGTGGCGTCTTTATGATACATAGCCTTAGTCTCAGGATCAAGATCGTTGGTGATCGTCCCTATATCGCTGTTTCTGGCGAATGGATCCACTATAACCATCCCGTCTTTTTTATATCTATCTATAAGTTCTCTTATCGGTCTTATGCTGAATGTCTCTTTATTCGGCATCGACCATGTTTTGTTTATAACCATATCGCTGTGATCGTGTTTTAAATTCTACCTACGCTCTATGCCTCTTAGCAAATGGGCTATCACATCCACTGTCCATCCGTTACCCGCTAAAGACATGGCCGTATTCGGGGCTATCCCGTCAAGGTAATCATCCGGCAATGTCTGTAGCCTACACATCTCCATCGGGGTCAGGTATCTGAATTTGTCTTTTATGTCAAAGGCGTTAGGATATCTTCCGGGAGGTAACGATGAGATTACGTTATCTTTCATAACCGTTGTCAGGCAATTACTTTTCTTGATGGGAGTGGTATTCTTATCTTTTCTTATCTCCAGACATTGCGTTATTTTTATGCCCATGTCACAATCCTTTCGATACCCGTCATCTCCTATCCTTCTACCGACAATGGTCCCTATATATCTCCCTCTTATGGCTCCCGGATTCCAACCCTTGTCATGCTCTAGAATATCATCCAATGATATATGCTTGTCTTTCGGCATTTCTACCGGCCAATTACACCAATAAAGGCGATGCCGGGTCTGTGCCGAGACCAAGGCGCTATCGATCTCCACCGGCTCCACGCCAAGCTCCTCGGTAATCACCCAGCGGTGCTCATCCCGCATCCGGACGTTCTCGCCCAAGAACAGGACCTTACCTTTGGTCTCCTTCCTTAAATGCTTTACGATGTCCGAGAAGCAAAAGAAAAGCCTTCCACGAGCGTCCATGAATCCCTTACCCTTACCTGAGCTAGAGAAGCTCTGGCAACAGAACCCTCCCATGACCAGATCTATGTCTTTCCAAGGGATATCCCATGTTCTCCAGTTATTAACATCCCCTAATTGAATAATATTAGGAAAATGTTTTTGACTTACCTTTATACATGTCTTGTCTATCTCCGAGGCGTAGTAAGTCTCGATAGGTATGCCGGCTCTTTGTAATGCTAGATACCCACATGATATCCCGTCAAATAATGATAATACCTTCATATTGTCTATTGTTTATCTATACAATTCTATAGCAATTATATTATCAAAATGATCTTTGGCTATATCTTCCCCTTTTTTTTATAGACATATCAGATAAAGAGGCAGGGTAGGATGTTATATAATCATTCGTATTTATAACAACCCTTATTTCCTTACTCTTATCCTTGACAAGCATCAATTCGTCTATCAAATCTTGTACTGTCATATTTTTCTCCGCTTTCATAAATCCTGTTTTTATTTATTTTCATGGTCTAAAAATATCCTTTGCGATCATATCAAGGGATATTTTATGTATCTTAGGTAAGACCTTAACCAATTTTATACCAAAATTTTCGCCTCTCTTAACAAAAGTCCATTTACCATATATGATTCCATGCATCATATTCTGTATTACTTCCTTACTGTCTGTCAAGAATACTTGGTAATAGACACTTTTGGCATAATTAAAATCCTCCCCATGATCATTTGCCGGTCTTAATATCATTACAGCCGAAGAGCATCCACGAACGAATCCGTGTATCTCAAGACATTCCTCGAACTCATAATTATCGCGTTCCTCATCATGAACATCCTTAACCCATTTACATGGTCTCCCGTCTTTAAACGGGATCTTTAACTGTTTCTTTGCCATCTTTTAAATTATATTATAATGTTACGATTCTAGTGTAAAATGGTATTAATCACCTAATCTTATTACCTGCTCATAGGTGAGCGTGCCTTTGTAACCTCTAGCTTTTAGTTCCTCGATAAGTTCTCTAGGTTTGAATTTGGCTAGATCTGGATTGGTAAACACTTTCGTTAATTTACCCCCCCCCATCTGCATTGGCTTTTTTGGACGATTTGTAGGCATTTACACAATCCTTACAGTAGTATCCAAACCCATCCTTTTGTGATTTGTTCTTATAGAATTTATCTACTGGTAATTCTTTACCACATTTCTTGCATATTTTAGTCTCCATGTCTATTAAATTAAATTATGATTCAATGTTTTCAATCTTAAATTCCCAGTCCATAGCGTCATGCGTTGCTTTAAATCTGTTTCTTTATGACAATTTGGTTCCCGTATTGAGGTATAATGCATAAACCTTCATTCAATCCATTTATTTCCAGTTCCCCAAAATTATTTAGATTGATAATAAACTCATTCCCAACCCAATCAAAAACTCGTATGCCATTTTTAACTTCTATTTCATCGTCACCGCAGCGATGATTAATAATATGCACTTTCATTACCTTCGTCCCTGTTGTCCTATATTTATAACTCTCAATTTATCATATCCCTCTGAAAGAATCCCATGATCAAACAATTTGTTAGCGTCTATCTTAAGACTTCTATAATTGTCAGTTATGTTGATATCACTCCACAAGTTCAATCTTCCCTTATCATCTAATTGCATATGGATAAATCCTTTTGTTATCTTCTTCCCTGCTTTAAGGCGCTCTACGTCTTTATCAGTAATCTTTTTCATACTTTCGATATTTTATCGTTACAATTAAATTCATCTTTCATCCTGATCTTTATGCCTCCATATGATAATTCCTTATGAGCTGTGACAAAATAATCAACCGCATCTTCATCTAATAAACTATGCGGGCACCTTTCCCATACAGGACTTTGATCTAGATGATCCCATGTGGCTACAAGTAACCTATTCTTGTCATCATCAATAGCTATTTTGTATGTCCCTGTAGTAGCCTTACGTTTAATGATCGCTCCATTTAACATCTGTTTCTTAGCCCAGCTCCATGAGCCTCTCAACCCAAATGTTCTTATAACCCAGTTATTTATCTTCTTCATTTCAAATTATTTGTTAAAAGTGTAATATAAATATAAATACATAAATTGAATAGGGCTATTCACCATGCCCTTATCAGTAGGATCATCGTATTTGTCAAGCCAAAGACGAAGCGCCTCCCAATCGATATCCTTACGGTCACATACCATGCAGGCTAGGTTAGCCCCGAACAGTTCCCCGTCGCCGCCCAGCGACTTGTTAAACCTCTTGGCTAGTCTTTCCTTGAATCCCTTATCATACCATATCCCGGAAGTAGCGGCATAACAATAATAAGCGTTGTATTTCATTTTCACGCCCATCTTCTCAAACAATGGTGTATGCCATATCCGATCTAAAAAGAATACTATTCCACGATATATGAAGGTTCGGAGATTTTTCCTGTATTCTTTCCCCAAGAAATTATCCACACAAGATATAGTCCCGCCTGAATAATACCAATTATTGGCGCCTCTCTTAACCTTATCCGTCATCTTGAATTTATTCTTTCTGTCTTCCACCCTATCCCAAGGTTTCAGCTTATCCTCATTAAATGTCGGGCAATAATGATAGTAATGATTAATCCACGAGAGGTAGGGGTTGTATATCGTGTATCCATTATCGCTGACATATGAGTTCATATCATACCCAAGTTCCTTGGCTAGAATAGATCCCTCATCAGCTAATACCTTCAATATCGGGTTCAAGTTCCATATCTGATCTTGACTGACGAACATCGAGTAACATGGATCCTCATCCTCCCCATACCATCCTCCCATCCCGCTCACTATTTTATCCAAATCAAGTGAATAATCTTTCCCGAGTAAAAAATCATCTCTAAGAAAAAAAACCTCTATATGGGATCATATCATGTATGCCGGGTTGGTCGTCAAATATGAACTTAGCGTTCTCGGTCAATCTAATCAATGTTTGTAAGACAGAAGATATATCTATGGGTGCATATTCACACCCATAGACCTTATTATTTATCCAAAGATATTGAAGAAGCTCGGCTATATTAATAGTCCCGTCCTCCACATATCCTGTCTTGTTATCGAAGTTTATTTTGGCTAGAGGTATATTACTTCCTTGTGGTTGGTCACTTTTTTCATTACAACAATGCACGAACCTGTCAAAGAATATATCTTTCCAACCAAAATATTTATCCCTTATCGTCATAAGCCTATTTCTTATCGTATAATGACATGACGTTAATAAGATCAGCCTTTCTAGCCATCCCCTCAAGTTTATTAAAGCCATCCATGTTATCTCCGCTGACGATGATAGTAGGATATACCTCTATACCGTACTTGGATATCTCCTCCTCCGTGGCTTTGTTCTCCGGGATCTGGTTTAACGTGACCTCACCCTCATACTCCTGTAATGTGTTGGCGATAATATACCGCATGTAGTCGCTGTACTCAGCGTCTTTCTTCGTGAAAAAATCAATTCTTACCATCTCAAATAGTTGTTAATCTGTTAATAATCAAATCAGCGGTAAATATAGCATTATCTACCTCATCTATACTCATCTTTCTCCCATCGAAATCGTTAGATAATAAATCCTTAACAATCTGATATCTACGCTGCTCCCAATTTACGTTTACATCAAAATTCAGATTCTTTACATAATCATAATTTAATTCATTATAACTGTAACTGAGATACTTAACTATCGGGAATAGGCTATCATCAATAGTGCGCTTGATTACATTAACGTATTTACCCGTTCTTTTGTCGATAGCTCTTAATCCCTCATCTACTACTCTTTTTACTCTTTTTCCTGACTCTTCCATTCTATAAGCCCTTTGTTATGTTTATCGTAATATAATAACGCTATGGCGTTCCAGCATACGGCGGATAGATGCATGAATCCCTCCTTATCATATCTCTCCCCTTTCGTATAAGCGACCAAGTGTCTCATGAGTGCACCTAGATAACGATTGAACCCATCAGGTATATCCTGCCATGAGTTATCAGCGTACTTCTTGGCGCCTTCCGTATATACCCTCACGATGTCCTCTATCTCAGCCAAAGGAAGGAGGTCCCACCGGAGTTTACCGTCGGCCCGGTCGTTTTTCCCGCTGCCGTCTTTCCCTATGGCGGACTTATCCGCCTTAGCCATCGTTTCATCTTTGGCTTTATTACATGCATTATAAATATCCTGTAAACTAGGGATGCTGTAATCTGTCATTTTATCTACCGTCTCCTTATCAATAAGTTTTAATTTAATAGCCCTATTTAACGAGACAACCATTTCTTCATCAACCCAAACATATTCATATGATGCTTTAAATAATGGGGCTAATTTCATTGTTCTTGTACGATCAGCTGTTTCAAGTACCTCAAATACCTCGCCATCATAAACAACTTTTTCATATTTGCTAAATTCTTCTTCCATCTTAAACTCCTTTTTGTTTTATTATTATTACTGGATCATCATTAAATGGGGATAATATCCCAATATGCAACAATATATTGCGCTCATCGCCCTCATTTTTATCGGCTTCAATAGCATTGATATTTGATTTGTTACTAGATATAATGTTACTATCTATATTAGGATCATTTTTGATTATAGCCCATCCTTTTATAATAGGTTCATGCCTCATTAATTTAGCGACATCTTCTTCTACCAACCAATATTCCTCAAAAACAGTATCCGGATATTTGGCTTTTATCTCCTCGTAAGTATTATACCATGTCATATTTTCGTAATTTAGATTAATAAAATTCACTAAGATCCCTGCATTCTGGCGTCTCACCTGTCATAGAGTAAAGCTCACCAGATGATAGATGCACGCAATGAACGGTCTTCCCGTCTATATACTCACTTCGCTTCGTGATCCCACAAATAGCGCAGCGTTGGATCCCCGGACCCGCCTTTATCCACGAGTGCCGTACACTCCTCTTCCTTGTCCTGTTGGTGTCATTAAGCTTTCTCATGATCAATCCTCCAAGACCGTTACAATTTTATCTTTCCCGATAATAGCCTCATTCCCGCTCCTTACATCAAAGCATCTCCCTTCATCTGCCTCCTTGAAATAAAGAACGCCATTGTACTCGAACAGACCGAAGCCATAATCATCTAGCTTCATCTCGTTAAGTCTCTTTAATTTATACGCCTTTCCCATATCTTTTGTATTTATATTTTGTATTACTAAGCACATCAAGAAGATAGATAAGATCGTTGCTATTATCCCTCCATAAAATTCAGTAGAATCATCCTTCTTATTCCCTTCTATTATCAAATAGATAGAACCTGCCATTATTATAAAGGCAAAGACTAGCCCTATCATAACATTTTTCTGTTTTTTAGAAACTCCATCATATCCTCCACGCTAAGCTGGAAGCCGGCAGCCTCCTTATGACCTCCTCCACCGGGGTTGGCCTTGCGTGCCAGCGCCGAGACATCCACCTCCTTCTTGGTGGTATAGAACGAGCATCTGAAGAATCTGCCGTTCCAGCAAAATGGCATCATCAAATCATGTTTTCTAGGATCGTACATAGACTCGAATGTGGTGGAGTTAAACTCCGTAGTATTCATACATATCGCCTTGTATCCAAATATATCTGCCTCGAATGAGAACATCTTCATTTCTCCTCTGTTTTTCTCGATGATATATTCTATTATGGCCTCGCCATTTCTTATCATATCAGAAACAAACTCGCCATTCGCCTTGTTTAGCACCTCCCTGACCATGTCAACGTCAAGCCCGCAATACCCTCTCATCCCATATTGGAATGAAAGAACGTCACTCCATTCGAAGCGATCATGATCCCATACATCATAAGCGCTCAATAATTTTACCACGTCAGGGGTTTCGATATCATCGAAAAGATATTCCCACGTAAGCTCACAAGCCGCCGTTCCGATACGTCTTTTGCCTTTGACATTATAGTCCTTCACAGCTTCTATCGCCGTCTTATGGTGGTCTATCCATGTGACATCTATCCCCTTGTCTTCCCATTCGTCGAATAAGAATCTCGTTCTATCGCCAAATGACACGTCAACTACAAACACCTTATCATATTTATTCACGTCAGGTATTTCCTTGCCGTAATTGTAAGGAAGAAGATCAATGTCCCCTTTGAAATACTTTTTTACTATAGCCGCTGACATTACTCCGTCAAGATCAGCCTCATGATATATACATCCTGTCATAATCTGTTGTTTTTGATTAAAAAATCTATGTATTCTTTTATATCCTTGTTCCTGTCATTATCCCAGTCAAATGTCTCGTTTATGAATTTGAAATACGATACTGGAATCGAATGAAACATCCATCCACAATACTTGCCGAATGTCATCACCGTAGATCCAAGGGGATGATCCGGCCTTCCGGGAACAGGGGCGGCGGTTACGCCCTGCGCCAGCCCCCTCCTACGATCTTTCTTGGCGGCTTTGATATCCAGATCTGTTTTCGTTACCTTATCCCCCATCGGGATATTAGTTATTAGCTTATCGCCGATAAACATTCCCCATCCATACCCCTTGTAGTTCTCTATACTAAGTTTCCTTATATCACCGAACCTTGACGAGTTGTTACAACAATCAACGACCAAAGCACTATCCTTTCCGTCTTTTATACGGACTGCCCTTCCAAGCCACTGATAAAACGACGAGAACGAGAATGTCGGCCTTCCTACTATCACGCAATCCAGACCCGGATGATCGAATCCCGTACCGAGGGCGGAATAGTTGAACACTACCTTCGTCTTACCTGACTTGAACCCCTCGACTATAGCCTCCCGCTGTTTCTTTGGCGTGCCTCCGTGAACCACTTCCGCCATGCCAGCGCATATCTTTGCGTTCATCCATTCGGCGGCGGTATTGCAGCTCTCAACAGAATCCATAAACACCAGTATAGATCTGCATACGTCTTTTAATACCATCAACCGACGTAAAATAAGGTTGTTTAAGCCGTTTTTTCTCACCGCCTCACTAATAGACTCGGCCGTATATTCGGAGCCGTTAGAATTAAGTTTAAGGGCATCTCCATTGAAATCCCATGTCTCATATTTAAGAGGTGTCCAAAATCCTTGCCTTATCATCTCCTCCACCTGTATGACATGGATTAGGTTCTTGAAATATACCGGTCTCATACGAGTGATGAAATTAAGCTGGGAATATGACACCTGCCCTATCGACATCGTTTTAAGCCTGCATGGTGTAGCGGTAAACCCTATCACCTTTTTCGGTTTCAGTTCATTCATGAATGTCATGAACTCACTGCCGTCCTCCGGGCTATACCCGGCATGAGCCTCATCTATCAACACGTTCCTGATCCCCATCTCCTTAAGCTGACCAGCAACCTTCTTGATAGACCCTAACGTGGCGTATATCATGTTAGACAGTTCTTTCTTTCCACAGGAAGCGGAGTAGATGGTAGCCGGTATGCCATACGACGTTATCTTGTTGTGGTTCTGTTGCAGCAATTCTTTTGATGGTTGTAAAATCAGCGTCTTATCTCCCATCAATCTAGCCGCCTCTGCTATCAGCAGTGACTTACCGCAACCTACAGGACCTACGATCAATACCGGATCATGTCTATCAGAATTTATGTAATCGGAGATACTTTTAACACACTCCTCTTGATATGGTCTTAATTTGTAAATCATTTGGATTTGTAGTTATCAAAAACGTCTTTTACGTACTCTAGTCTTATAGGGCATTCCCGACCATCATCCATCTTCACCATCAAAGTCTCTTTGGTCTTGCTTATGGCTATCACCTCTCCTACTCCTATCTGGGTATGGACTATATCGCCTAGCTTTATATTACATTTGATCATGGTCAAGCTTTTTATTAAATTCCTCTATCTTGCTCCTGTCTGTCTCCTTGGTCATCTTAGCCTCTTCCTTAAACATATCATACCCTTCCCGGATATTGTCGCCAACCATATTCTCTATCATCTCCCTTAGCTCATCGCTTCTTACGGCAAAAGATATCTGGAATGATTTACTTGTGCCTTTCATCAGGTAATCAATCTCCTTCTTACATTCTGTCATTAACCGATCCAGATTATCGAACTTAACGAACTTGGAGTTGCCATTGGCTTTTCTTACCCCATCCTTGAAATCCTCCAATATCCCGTTAAATACATCCGCCATACACATCATGGAATGTAGCCATACCAGCATATTGAATTTATATTCATTATCAGCGTTATTCATCAAACTCACCAAAGACTCGCTTTTTGTCAACATGATCTTCGATTCCCGGTCTACGATATCCTTTATCTCCTGCCGGCATTTCATGGCACCAACGAAATCCATTTTAGAATAACATTCATTTGATTTCTCTACCAATTTCCTAATATCCTTTCTAGACATCAGAAGATCCAATACCTGTTTTTCTCTTTCGTTTTTATCCATAATCGTTTATTTATTGGCACAAATATAATTAAAGCCTAGATATTTACCTAGGCTTTTTAATAAAGTTAATCTTTTTTATTCTTTCTTTTTGACTCATCCCAATCCGATGAGTACCTGCATGTCCCTTGTTTGTGGATCGAGAAATCGCACCAAAAACACAAGGGCTTGGGGCGGGGTTCAAGGCAGGCCGGCTGGCGTCCCATGAGGTAGCGCTTCTCGTACTTATACCCCTGTTTGGCGTCGTCCCAAACGTGAGCTTGATAGCTATCTATTTTATTTGTCTCGAAATCATACATGTCAAGGAGAATATCGTTAAGTTCCTTGACCGATCTCTCTACTTTCTCCTTATCTACCTTCACGTTCTGATTGTCCAGCATGCGGGTAAAGAAATAGCTGCACATATCCGGCAATACCTTATATTTTCTGAGTATGTAAAAGGCGTATATCGGATGTTGGAGATTATGAAGCAGCTTATCTTCATCGAATAACTTTCTCCCGGACTTCCAGTCTATCGTATACATGGCTATCCTGTCCTTTGTCTTATACTCTCCACGCCAGTCCACCGATCCTATGATATGTACCTTATCGTACGTCACGCCATCCAAGGTAAGTGGCTTGGGTAGCTTATAGGGCAGGACGAAGCTCTCCTCCACGCCGGCCGGTCTCGACCCCCGGACCACCTTCTCCATTGGCGTAAGATCAGACCATGCCTTCTTATAATTGCCAGCAGCATCCTTCTCAAACAACCCCACAATCCATCTTATTAGCCTAGCCGCATGTTGCATAGACTCGATCTGGGATTTTACGCTATCAAAAGGGATCTGTTCTATATCGGCGTAGTAATTGAAAGCCTTACTCATATCCTCATAAGAAGGTCTGCATCCGTTCTTGAAGAAATACTCCATTGTCTGGTGGATAACCGTACCATATGACGTAGCTTCGTGCTTTTCCGTGGATCTGTGACCCTCCACGTAAGTCTTATACCATTTATATGGGCACTGGATGAACGTGTCTATCTGCGAGTAAGAGGCGGCGAGAACCTTCTCTCCGTTTATAACCTTACATAATAAGTTATTCTCCGGTATTACCATAAAGCTTATCTATTTTTATGTCATGTCCGTATAAGTCCATTAACAGGTTTTGTAGATGGTGAAGATTCTTAATCTGAATAGGATCGCTTAGATCGTCTTCCAGATCCCTAAGCCCAAGATAATACCCATCATTAAAAATCTCTATAGATATTCCATAGCCTCGATATACATCCCGCCCCTTATCACGCTTGAAATAGATAGTATCAAGTATATTATCATCTATCTCAATAGGTATGACATCATCTTCCCCGGAATACCATTTCATTATCCCATCATCAACCTCACATTCAAGGATCAATGACTTACTTTCATTACGCATACCAGTAACGCACCCTACTCTCCATATATTGCCAGCCTTGTCTTTTACAAGATCCCCTATCCTTAGTTCTTTAGCCGAAATCATACTCGTCCTCCTCGTTGTAATCGTCATCGCAATCATCGACAAGAGGGGTCTCTAGCCCCTCTTCCCAATCATCATATCCGAAGTCCATTACTTACTCTCAAGCCAATCGTACAACATATCCACAAAAATCCCTACAGTTAGTTCATCGACAGATTTATCGCCAAAGACATCATCCGGTATCCTTATATCCATCTTTTCTTCAATCCCTATCAATACCTCTAATAAATCAAATGGATCCATAGCTAGATCGGATGACAAATTACTGTCTTCTCTTACATCGTCAATTACCTCTATATTATTAATGTAATTGAACTCATGCATTTTCTCGAATATCTCTTCCCTCACTATCTCCAATAACTCATCTCTTTTCATAATCCTTTAAATAATTGTACAACATATTTGTAAGCTCTCCTACCGTCAATTCGTAATAAGGCTTGACATCAAGCACTTCATCAGGTATACATCTACCAGTTCTCTTCTCCATTTCCATTACGACTTCCACGAAATCAAGGGAATCCAAGGCCATATCCACGCCCAGCTCATCATTATTGGTTATCGATTCAGGATGATTAAGCCCATTAAATTCACCTACCTTTTCGAATATCACCTCTTTTATCATTCTCAATAATTTATCCTTTTCCATAATCTAAATCGACATTTTCAATCTTCTACCTAATTCTTTTTTTATATCCGATATCCTTTCGATATCCATCTTAACATCGCCTGTGATAGCGTATTCCTTATCCATTCTCTTTGGGGGATCCGGAAGCCGGCTTATGGCGAACAACCATGCCAGCTCCTTGTTCTTGTTCTCCCTAAGATACAAGTCAGACGTCATGCCATACATTTTTATGATCGTATCGAATAACGTTGATTCCGATAAACTCATATGCACGCTATACACATTTGATGGTTTCCAGATCAAGTTATCCAATCTCATCGTATATTCACGTTTAAGATCTATGTGAGATATTACGGCCCTTACTATAGGTTCTTCCTTGAAGTTGGTGTTAGCCACAAACCAGATAAGCCTTTTTTCCACCTCCTTGATAGCTCCTGTATCCTTACCCGTATCGTTATATACCCCAACGATACGGTCCCGGATCCCCTCGACCTCCGGTGTCAGACCGGGTGTCTCTATCAGCATCAGCAGCGATCCTCCCCTTGGCGTTATCTTCCACTTCCCATTCTTCTGAAGCTCAATATAACCAGATGCTTTATAACTATCTATTTTCTCCTTTGGAATGGTGTTAGCCATCTCTTCTTTTTGCCGGATCATCAAAAGATATCCAACATCAGACATCGTTAATCCTGATGTCATCATCTGTTCAAAATTTATATACATATGTAAATAAGTTAAAATATTGACCTAATCTTTCTGGCTACCCTCTCGACTATATCGGGATGATCATTTCCGTTATATATATCTATTAGCGTATCTATTATATGTAACCTTATGTTTTTCTTTGATGAATGAAACCAAAAATCTCCATTTTTTCTGTTTACAGGTTTGAACATCTTCAGTTCTGGTATAAGATAACACGCCACACATGATCTTTCAGCAAGTGATAATTCAACCGCTGTCCTTTCTATTGCTATGCATATAAACGCATAATTATCATTCTTTATTAGATTGTAAGCTCTTCTCAACACCCTAAGGGCGTCTGCTTTCGATAATCTCTTTCCCTTTTTCATATTGTTTTACTGTATAAGATTCATTAGCCATACCAACCCTACCAACTGATATAGATTGATTTATAGATTGGTTAAGATGCCCTACAACCGACATCTTAGCCCTAACCGTATTGGCGCATCTTAGAAGGATTCGATAATCCTCTAACGCCCTCTCGTATCTTACGTCCACCCTAGCCCTTTTATCGGCGTCAGTCATGCTCTTGCATGTCCCGTCCTCCCTCAAACTTATAGCTATCTTATCCCGTATGATCCTGATATCATCCTCGGCTATCACCAGCTCGGCGTCAAGAACGCCCTTGTAAGAGCTAAGAAGATCCTCTACCGCCACTACCTCCCGCTTCAAGTTCTCCAATTCCAATACCATTGAGTTATCGTTCATTCTTTTATACTCCTGTACTTTATTGGATACCTCATCACAGATGCTCATGATCTCCTTCTCCCTGTCCCGGTTTATGATATACCTGATACTGTATTCGGCCATTTCCTTTAATGAGGATATGATCTCTCGTATGCCCATCTTGTTTTCGGTGGAGAAATTGGCTTTTAATAACATCTCCATCCCTTTTATGATGACAAGCAAAAAATTTTTTCTCAATCTCATGCTTAATAAGGTGTTTCGTCATGTACTACATTGAAATCATCACTGGGCGGTATATATTGTTGCTCCAACGGGATACTGGGAGGCGGGGGCGGTAGCGTCACCACAGTCGTGTCCGGCTTGCCGCTACCCACTGGGGCGTCCGAGCCTCCCGGTCTTTCTTGGCGCACCACCCCTCCATCAGGATAATATCGCTCATATCCTTTCATGATATCTACATGTATCGCATCAATCTCCTCTAATGACCGTTGACGGACCTTTACGATATGATGGAACAATAATCCATCCACACGGAAGGATCGTCTTGACTCGCTCTTGAAACGTTCCAGATTAGGATACCATCCTTGCGGAAATTGCATGTATGAGGAGTACCCGTATCTTTTCGGTATATTTAACGCTACCATAGCCGTACATAACTGTCCCAATGTATCTGATTGATAAAAATCAGATTGCTTTGGCATATGATCCTTTGGATCCCGCCGTCCTTCGATATCACGATTGAGTTGGGATATTATAAGAAAGAAAATATTAGGAAAAGTTCTTTTAGCGATATTACACATGGTTATCAACGAGTCGATATTTCTTTTGGCGTCTCCTGAACCTTGTACTAGAGCCGTATGATCTATAGACACGAATACCATTTTCTTATCCTTGTTTATTGGCATATACTCATTCCATAGAAAGTTTTGAAGCTCATCTACGGTTGATGGTTTAGGGATGTATGTTATTCTGCTAGAGTTCTCTTCCTTGAGGCATCTCTGCATTTCTTTTACCTCATCTTCTGACATCTCGTTAAGGAGTATATCTTGTATGTCTTTCCCCATTTTTTTTGATAGTGAACGTAACATCAAATCTTCTGGGTTCATCTCAAACTCACATCTTAACCATACATAATCATCTGCCTGTGGATTGATATTGACATTCATCACATTGCTCATGATTTTTTGCGCCATATAAGATTTGCCAACTCCGGGCCTAGCGCCTATAGCCACCGCATGTTGTGGGTAGAACCCGCCCAGTAACGCCTTGTCAAGATAAGCGTATCCAGTACGAGCCGGGAGAAGCTCTCCCGACTGATACTTTCTTATCCTCTCATAGGCATCCATGATAATCTCCTTGGATGACCTCCATATCCTATCCTCACTCATCCTCTTGCGTTTCTATCGCCAGCCGTATCGGATTTAGATCCTCTGTTAGCTGATCTTGATTTATATTTTAACCCCTTAGCCGTATGGCATAGATCCTTCCCCTTCCGATAAGCCTTACCCTTTAGCTTATCGGTCTTGTAGTTCTTGCGACCCAACTCCCGTCTCTTGGCTTTCTGCTCAGGTCTGGCGTTGATCTTCTTATCCGTCTCAGCCTTCTTCTTTCTGGCTTCCGGATGTGTTCTGTAATATTCAGTCGATCTCCCCATCCTCGTCCTCCTCATCATAATTATAATCCTCTACGATAATATCCTCTCCATCTAAATATGAGGCTTTATCTCCGAGTCTGCTTCTCATGCTCTCGTAAGGATCATCCCCATCTTTTATTTCCCACACACATAAGTGCGGACCTATTATATCAATAAGCATGTTGGCCTTATCCTCGCTTATGCCTTTTTCTATCATCTTATCTCTGCATTTGTAAAAACCACATGTCTTGTTAAACACTGATCCTCCTACATAAAACCCTGTCTGTTTGTGAATGAAAATTACTTTCATGCTCTGTCAATTTTTATTAATAATTATTTTTTGTAATCACCGTAACTCATGTCAGCGTCACACACCACCAAGTCAGTTACCTTATCCACTACATGGAATAGATGCTCCGGACATCCGTGGCATGCGCTACCGCCTATCGCTATCGCCTTATGCCTAGGGCAGTTATTCCCCCTCCCTCCATCATATATCTGTATCCGATTATCACTATATGTCTTGATATGTCTCATGATTTTAAGTAATGATGGCAAAGACATCTTGTAAGGGGATATATGCTCCTCCGGTATCATAAGCTCACCGGATAGTTCTTTGTAAAGATAATGTCTATCATGTCCTGTTTTTATTAAGAATACGTTGATCTCGGTCATTACCATATCCATAGACCTAAGGAGATCCGGCTTGGCTAACCTACCTACAGGTTTACCCGTAGAATCGGATCTCATCCAAGCCCCACACTTCTCGCACCCAACTTGCTTTCCCTCCACCGTATTTATCATAGTGGATGGGGCCTTGCAATACGGGCATACGGATCCGTTTAACATAGCTTTCTGGGCTAAAGATAGCTCTCTCATGCCTTTTCTTGTATTTTGACATTAAATAGATCACAGAATCTATTAAAATTCCTGTTCTCTATTCTCATATCCTCCTCATACCTGTCAACTGATTTGATGAAATCATTATAACAGTCCTCGCACATCCATTGATTGATTACTGCTACATAATAGCCCACGGATGTAGGTCTGTTACACATATCGCAAATACCTAAGCACCCATATCTGGTGAGCTTATCCATCATCTCCTGTCTTGTTATTTCAAGCACCTTGAATTTCTTGTAATTGTCAACTACCTTTGCCATTGTAAATTTGTTTAATAATAAAATAATCCGCTATATCCATTCCCTCATTTATATTGGGTTTTGATTCTAGAAAATTACTTATCTCTATATTCATCCCCCTCATATCCTTGTCTACCTTCTTTCTCCATTCGTTGAAAGCGTCGCCCTTATCCGGGTACAGGACTATCCGCCTCCTACCCAATGTCTCTATCATCTCCCTTTTCAGCATATGGATACCGCCACAGGCCATAAACAACCTACTAGGGTACACGATGTTACAGATAACAGCCGTCTTCTCTGACTCTACTATATACACCGGAGCGTCATTGGGATAGAAGTTGATAAGAAACTCCCCGAACAGGCATTGCCTAAGCAGGTAATCCTGACCGTCCAGTATATGCACCCAACATACATGATCCATGGGAACCTTTACCCTCTTCCCGTCAGGCCCGTAGTCCATTATCTTCCCGGTCCGCACTACCCAATTCTTATCCAGTTGCCAGAACACACAGCACTTACCCCAGTCCCCGAATCTCATCATCCCCACCTTATACAAGCTAAAAGCCCTATTGGTATGATACGATCCGAAGATATTGGATAGATAATCCTGAAGATCGGATGTCTCGAAAGGATTAAGCGTCTCAAACATCTTGCTTACCGGAATGCAGTTGGCTATATCCGGATCCATAGGAGGTCTGTACCTCCTTAATACTTTGTTTGAATCGGTAAAAAGATCATTGTTCCCAAGTTCGCTCCCTGTTGGATATTTAAAGTAACCACATTTATTTTTATGATCACACACCCCAAACTGCTCTCCAACGATCTGACCGGTGGTTACGTCCACGTACGGCGTAAAACACTTATCCTTGCCGCATTGCGGGCACGTCAGCTTCCTCCTTGGTTTGCTATGATCCAGCTCATACCGATGAACGCTCTTATTGAACTCCCTAAATTCCATCACCCTCTCCTCTCATTCATGACTCTATATATATAGTCCCTCAGCGGCTCTTTCCTTACCAACTTATTAACATCAAACTCGCCTTCTATATCTAAGGATCCGATTCTTGATGTAACCGTATAATTAGTTTTCTCGAACTTATACTTTCCTTGAAGATATACTACGGTAGCCATATTCAATATAGGGTTGTCAGTCTGTCTCTTCAACTTATATTGGCTGGTCTTTGCGGTAGGATCACCCGGAGCGAAGTTATATATCTCCTCTATCTCCAATATCTTTCCATAGTTCTCTAATATCATTCTTCTATATAACTCAAGTTGGAAAGCATACTCGTCATAGAAATTGCCTTTCCTGTTTGATTTGAAGTCCAATATAGCGAATATCCTCCTGCATCTCTTTATCTTCTTTTTCTCCGTCTTAGGCTGACCTTTCTTGGCTCCCGTCTTATAGAACTCTCCTGTCTCGACCTCTATCTCCACCATCTCCGGCTCGCCATCCATCTCCACCACTGCGTCCACCGAAGAAGCTACTTTCAATCTCCTTGACCTCAACATCTTTTCGATCAATACAGGTTTTACATGTCTTTCCTTGCAGAATATGGCAAATGATATCAGATCCTCTATCAGTTCATCAATGTTATCCACTAATATCCGCTCCATCCTATACTTGTCTATTCTTAGCTTGGCTTCCTTGACCACCTTCCTGATCCATGTCGGGATCAGCTTTATGTTAACCCCGGTCAGATACAACCCAAATAGATAATGCATGATAGTACCCAGATCAGCCCTGTAGTTAGCGTACTCATCAGGATCCTTACCCTTGAGCCTCATCTCATTCTTCCACTTCTCCAAGGCTCCGGACGTATCACAATACCCATTGGCGATATTGTTAGTGGCTCCATCGTATATGATAGGATACCCATCAACATCCATCTCATAATACACACGTTTGCCGGCGACAGTCATTCTATATAACACAGGTGTCGGGATATCCTTTATCCATTCAGCGGCATAATACTGTTGCTCTGTCTCCAGATCATACTCAACCTCCATCTCCTCATTAGGCTCGTTTTTAGGCTCTTCAACAGGCTTTTCCTCCTCGACCATATCTTTCTTCGGGACCGTTGATAAAACGTCTAATATGCCAAAGAAAGCGGTAAATTTAGGATCTGTATGATATGATCTTAATACTGGTAATGATGATCGCCAATAATATGACGACGCATTCTCGTCCTTTATCTTGCCTAAAATCTTGCCTAAAGCCGAACATCCTATCTCTCCATCATCCGCAATAGCCACATTGTGTCTCTCGGATAAACGAACTTTCATCTCATCAAACAATTCTTGATCGCTTATGACTTCTATGATCGTCCCATAACTATATACTGTGTCACTTATAGCCTTATATCCTAGGTCTAAAAGTAATCTTTGTTTTCTTCTATCCATGATAATAATCTGGTTTTTAATTTACCATCCTCCTCGACTTTAGGTGCGAGATCCCTCATCCGTCTGGCTGCCAACAGCCATACGTTGCCAAACTCGTCCAAGAGCCGGCTGAAATCCATCGTATCTAACAGATAATCGAATTTTGCATGCTCATCAACCGTCAAGTAGATAATGTTATCATTATCCTCGGCAACTGATTTATATTTCCGTTTAGGGTATAAGTGGCATATGTTGCTTACCCCCGGGCATGGTATGTATGCGCCGGTAGCAGATCTCCTTGTCATACTCAATCTAGCCACATGGGCGCCAAAGAAAACGGCTAGGCTCTTCCCCTTTGGCTTGGCCTTCACCCGTATCGCCGCCCTTTCCTTTGGCGGTAGCTCCTTGGCTCTGCATGCGGGACACAACCCCTTACTCCTTATGGTTACCATCCTTCCGCATCTCTCACACGGCAACATCCTACCTCTCATGCCTTTTTCTTTTTATAACTTTTATTGAACTCCATAAGGCTCATAGCCCTATATCTTTTAAGCCTATTAATCTTACCCTCAGTCCAATCTTGATCTTTGAAGTTGATGATCGTATCGAATATCTGAGCCAGCTCTCGGATATTAAAATTCCTGTTCTGTATTTTTTTATAGAATCCGGACCTACTATACCCTAACTTGGAAGCCAGATAAGTCTTATTAGATAATGTGAGGATACGATAAATCGTACCCTCCATCTTACTTATCTCCATCAACTTCTCGGCGACGGATGACATGGTTTCGTAGCTAGCCTTGTTGCTTACTATCCTCATGCTTCTCCGGGTTCCTGATCTTGCCGTCAAACTCATAGAAATCCATCAACTTCTTCTCCTCCTTAATACAGGTTACCACGAAGTCTGATATAGTCCCTTTCATGCCCTCCTCGAAGTTCTTCTTGGCATGATCAAGGTCATTGGCCCGAACGATGTAGTTAAACGCCTTGCGTTTCTCATTGCTCGATTTCTCGTCTATCGTAATATAATCAGCCGTGACCTTATAGAACCGGTCTCCATCCATGGCAAACAATTCCGCTATCCGGAACCTCTTGATATCCACGTTAAACTCACCGGAGATAAATGGTCTCATCTCCTCTATGATCCTAGCCTCACACTCGGTATAAGAAAGGGCATCTACTAAATACTCTTCCTTTACCTTCTTCTTCATGCCGTTCTCGGCATCGGTCTCGTAAGAAACCGTACATTTAAACCAATTGTGCATTTTAATCTATATTATTATTAAACAAAGGATAATCTTTTATTCCTTCACGAATATATCTCTCCGTATCATCATCCACATCATAAGCCTTCTTGAAAAATATCATAGCCTTGTCCGTATCGTGATCCACCAACGGGAGATATTCCTTTACGAAAAGAACTTTAAGATGGTTCATATGATCGATCTTGCGCCTTACATCAATTACTTTTGACCATATCTTGGCACGGATTTCACACATCTTTTTTGTGTTCTCCTTATATTTATCTACCTGATCTTTATATTCCTTCTCGATCTCACCGTTCTTATCCTTGATAGACTTGTAGGTTTCCTTATCTTTCGTGTCAAACATCGGAATATGTTTGATATTGATTATATCTAACTTACCGCATAGTTCCTCATTGGATACAACGAAATCATAGCTAGTCCTATATAGATCAAATTCACTTAAAAACTTAGCTATCTTAATAGCATCATTCTGATCAAGAACGGCTATACTCAAACCTTCTAAATAGTAGAAGAAATGTGATGGAGAAATAGGCTTATAGTCATATGTCTTCATGATTGGAGGCTCATCTATGAACCTTACGCCTTCCTCCACACATCTTGTTACGATCAATTTCTCTACCTGTTCGTCAGTAAGATTATATATCTCCTGATCGGTCATCTTATCAATTGTCTTCATCATCATCATCCTCCGACATCGTTATAGCCTTTGTAAACTTTTGTTTATAGACCTCACTCATAAGGCAGGCGAAAGTCCTATCATCCATACTAGCCATAGTATTGGCCTCTACCGTCAGATCCATCTCAATGTTCTTTACCGAGATTTCATAGTTATCATCATCTTCTTTATAGAAAATGACTTTACCACCATACTCGAAACCATCATCCTCGGCCTTAATCATATCGATGATCTTCTCTAACTCCTTTACAAATTCACTCTTTTTCATATGTGTAATTTTTATGTGTCTACAAAAGTAGACATTTTGTTTTTGAATTAAATTAAATAAACATTATTAATAGTTAATATTATTCTTTTGTTTTATCAACCATATTTTACTCCTTGATAAACTCAACACAATATTTATCCACCCTAGTTATCTCCCGATAATCATCGGCACGAATACCATATCCTTTAGGTGTATAATCACTTTATCCTCCATATATCTTAAGCCCTTTTATATTGTATTTACTTATATCCGCACACAAATTACACCCTCCATGACAACAGCACCACGAGCAAAAAGCTAGTCGCTCCCGCTCCGGCATGCCTTGAAACTCCACCGCCGCCCTATACCATGCAGGGGATAATACCCTGACCTTCTCCGGTACGGGCGGCGTCATGAGCACAGATCGCCGCCTTCCTTTGGCATCTTCCCTATTTCTCATTTGGGTTGTCCTTTAACAGCTCAGCTATCTTATCTTCCTTCAACATATTTTGCTTTCTCATATTATCCACGATGAAGGCAGCGAACGCCATATCATACCTTTTCCTTAACTCATTGACAAAAGATTTGGCTTTTGATTCTACCATTGTCTCGATGTTGCTGTCTACAACTTTCTTCATCCTGCCTCTTATAAACTCGTCTACTGTCAACTCCTCATCCATATAATCTAACCTGAATCTATATTTCTTCTCGCTGGCGTTTTCGATGAGATCGCTCATTGATTCCCTCGCTATATCCTCAATTTTCTGTGATATCGGATTGGATATTTCTCTCATCAACTCATTCTTGAACTTTTCTTTAAGTTCACGTATTACAGCTAACCTGACCGAGCTGGTAAACTCCTCTTTCAACGTCGCTTCGTTGTACATAGCTTCCTCAAATACATCTTCTAAATTTAATTCTACTTGAATTTTCATATTATTATATTTTAAGTGATTGTCTTAATCTTTTATCTTCTCTATCCCATATCCGAACAAAGCGAAGTCACCCCTTGCTGGATCGTCAGGGAATATCTGTCTCATAGCCTCCGTTACTTCCATGGCAGCTTTCATATCCGCCCTTTTCCTGCTTGTCAACCCTAATTCCAAGGCCACATTGTGGACATGCACGTCAAGAGGGATAATGAGGTCTTTCGGATCCACTCTCTGCCAAATACCAAGGTCCACCGGGCTGTCCTTTCGTACCATCCAGCGAAGGAACATGGATAGCCGCTTACACGCCGATCCTCCCTCGACACAAACCGGGATGCCGTTAATCCCGGAAAACAGATAAGCTAACTTTGTCACCGGCGGTCTTTTGGGAGATGTCAAAACCATGTCTTCCATGGTTTCAAATCCCATATAAAGGGATTTAAGCCGGCTGCAAAAATTGTACAAATCATAATATGACAGGAATCTGTAGACCTTCTTCATATTTCCCTTATATTTCACATATTGCCTATCCATCAGCCACCCGTAAGGACTGCCACCAAACTCCCTGTCCATCCGCTCCGCCGCCCCGATGATCGCCTTTCGGTTCCCGAACGAGAGCCACGAGGTGATAAACCCGCTGACCTCCGCGTCCCGCCCGGAATACCGCCTTGGGAACTGGACGGGATCGCTGGCAATAAAGTCGGCGTTTTCGTATTTGTCCGCCATGCATTTCGGCATGTCTACAAATTTGTCATTCATTGTTTATCCCTTCATTTGTTCGCATGCCAATCTTTCAAGTTCCGGTGTAACGTTGGTATTCATTATGCCTTTCAAGCAAGGGCATTGTCGCCAGACTATATCATAAATCTTTGACAATTCAATCAAAGCCTCATTGTTTGATTCAACTGTCATAATCCAATTGTCCGGCGATATCTCTATCTCCCTGCATGGTATTTCTTTCTTGCCTTTTGGCATATATCCGTTCTGATAGTCTTTTACATTACATCTACCAAAATATCTTCCAGTGAGTATTCCGTTTTCGTCCGTCTCAAACAACCCTCCTATCCATCCTATCTTATGGATGTTCTCCGTCCACGTTCGAGTGGCGAATAAAAACTTTTTTACAGGAACTTTTGAAAATGCATCAACATCATGGATACTCCCGTCCGGCTCTTTGAATATCGATGATTTTCTTTTATTCTGGCAACTCCCGTCTAAGCCTATTTTTTCCCATTCGCCATCGTCAAATCTCAAAGGAGAGATTATATCAAAACTGCAAAGTTTCTTGACGAGATTGATTTCAAATGGTGCCGAGAATCCGCTGTTACCATGAGAAGAGAACAGCGCGACAGCTTCTATTACCTGTTCGCGCATCCATTTGTTAGGACCGTCCTCTTCTTTGCTATATCCGGCTAATTCCAATTCTCTTATCGCATGTTTACATAAATTACTGTTTGCGATAATATACCGAAGAGCCTTCTTGTTGATAAGGCTCTTCTTGCTCATTTTCTTTACAATTCTTCTACTCTTTTTCATGTTTAATGTTATTTAATGTTTTAATCACCAATCTCCTCTATCATTCGTATTGTGCCATGACCATCTGTTTCGCGAAATCTTTGTACGCCACTATTTTTCGCAGGTTTGCTCGCATTCGTATTTCCCCGATACCGCCGACCGGAGACAAGGCGCCTGTATTAACACCTCTTCCCATGTTTATTCCTCCTTGTTATATAATTGCTTGTTTTTATATTCCAACATCCTTCCCATCCTCTTTAACCCAATTAACTGTATCGCAATACCAACAATACCCTGTCTTGGAATCCTTTTTATGAGAATGGGATCCACATGTGGCGCACCAATAATTATCATCCATATTGTATGTATAACTTTCATCCTCATGCATTTTGGCTATTCTAGCTACCCTATCCTCCAGCAGATCCTTTAGATAATGGCATTCGTAAGGTCTATCCTCTTCCTTTAATATATAAATATCGATATCCATCATGCTCCCCATCCTGTCCGTACACATACACTCGGCGGCATGGCGCACGTTCCCTTCCGGCATCCCCGGGACTATCTCCCGGATCACCGCCTCCATCTTCTGTTGGTATTCGGTGTCTACTTTGATCACCAAATCCTCTAATTTATCTATTAAACTCATGATCTTTTTACCTCTTTATATATAACGTCTATATCATCTTTCCTATCTACATCAATACAATGGGTATCCTTACAGTAATAATTCTTACTATTATTAAATACGCATCCTTCACAACTAGCATCACTGGATTCAACCACCTCCAGTTCTACTTCTTTCGAACCAATATTATATTTAAATATAGAGCCTATCTTATGATACCCTATATTCTCCAAAGTTATACTATTATTTATCATATCCTCATGTCCGAATACGCTGTTAATAAAATCAAGCATCTCATCATTGAATGATCCGCTTTCTTCTTGCAGCTCCCTACATTCATCCTCGGTCAATCCACAAGAAGACACCAGTTCCTCTGCGGCCTGCGTCCATCGCCCGTCGTGGGCTAGCTCCTGAACCGCCAGCCATATCCCTTGGTTCATACCCTTCTTTCTTTCGTTCTCATCCATATTTATCCCTCCTATTCACTCATTTTTTTAACAAAATCTTCCCATGACATGTCAACGTCATTGTGATGTTTACAACAAGCATTCTGTATTCTCTCTATCAACGGAATGAACCATAACTGAGTTAATCCGTAACGAGTCTGAATTATTCTACATAGATTTATTTTTATTATCTCCATGTCATGGATATCAGGAGATGTATTGTCGTTCTCACATCTATCCAATATCGTTTGAATTATAGCCAAATAATGATCCATATCTTAAATTATTAATCATATTACCATTTCCCATTCCCTGGCGTAAACAGTATCTCCCCTGTCCTCACCCAATGATTCCAGTTATTTTTAAGTTCATCAATATCATACACCTCAGCCGACTTACCGTTATCAGATCTTTTTATGACCGACATAATACTTTCCGCTCGCACGCTCCAATGACTATAACAGTCTGTTCCGCACCCGCACGCCGTGAATCTCCCGTTATCGAACTCCCAGACCAGAGGCCGGAGGCCGCATCGTGGACACGGCAACCATTCCATTGGATTCTCCGGCTTCTTGTAAACATCAATACACTTATACTCTACTGTCATAATTAGTTCTATTAAATTGATCTGATCTTTTGATCTCTCATCTCATTCTTATCCTTGAACATCATTATCCTATTTACAATCCCCTCCGATTCCATGTACGTCGAGAATCCATGTATTCTTAGATATTGGATGGCTGATAATGATTTTTCTAGCACATCTTTATATCCTACATCTATCTTAACTTCTTTACCCATAGTCCTCCTCCATTTCTCATATCCAACTTCTACTCATAACACTATTATAATCTATTCCATTATTCATAACCACTTTATTAAAGGCCTCCTCGGTATACGCCAAAGACTCGCCCCTATTAGCTCTCTCGATATTTTCGCTCATCATCCCCATAGCCTCGATCAAGGCCGCTGATGAGTTGGCTATTAACTTAGCCGCTTCCATTATCTTATTATCATCCATAATCATATTACTTTAACTTCCTCGTTCCACAAATGTCTTTCATATACCATGGTTGTTCCTATTAGGATTCCGGTATCTTCTCCCCAATATTCAAGTATTTGATTCCTGAATTTGTGACGCAATTTTTGTATTCCTCCCTTGTTTTTATCATAAGAAGAGTAATCTGATAATCTTACTGTCTCCATCGTTTACCTCCTTCATTTGTTCGTATGCCAATCTTTCAAGTTCCGGCATGGTGTTTGTTTCTTCTTATTTTCCCCCATACTTATTTCTCATTTCATTAATATAGCTCATATACCAATCTCTTATATCCTCTTCACTATCCATGCTATACTCTTTATTGAATGGATCGTATCTGATAAACTCCTCTGTTCGGCAGAATGGGCATGGGATCTCTTCCAATGGCTTGATTAGAACACCATCATCACCTACATTATCCAGATCATACAATATGCCATCTATGCAAGTCGCGTCTGGATAATTCGCACCGAAAAGCGGGAATTTTGGACATGTGTTTCTCATACTTGTACTATTCAAATTCGTTCTCATATTCCTTTCTCCTATCCACTTCCTTTAAATTCAAACCATCAGGTGTCAATATCTTCTTTTCCAACAAATCAAGGAGAAGCATCGCCCTTGACTCCGCCTCTGTTTCCCCAAATCCGCTATACACTTCTGTTGGCGAATCGTAGGCATTGTAACGAACATAGGCGGCTTCGTAATATCTACTATCCCTATTCGGGAAATACTGTGTCAACTGCAACCAGTCATCCCATATTTTTGATTTACTGATATTTATCATACTTGGTAGTATCTCTCCAAGTTCATGACTCATATAAGCCGGTATGAGGTCTCCTTCTTTTCTATATGAATACCTCATTGTATTTTGCGTAACTGAATCTATCTGGGTTCCCCCTCCTTTCATCTCTTTCACAAAATAAAATTCCGACTCCGAATTTACGCCCAACTCATGCAACTTTAGCGCAAGCTCATAAGGGCACATAAAATTTTGATATTTCATGTTATTCTATATTTTCATTTCTGTAATCCCCGGCATAGTCCAACCATACCCTGTAATCATTTCTGTACTTGGTCGCCTTTATTTTCATACTCCGGCATATATTCTTATTCACATTTTCGCCAAGTACTCTCCCTACCTCCTTCTGTAAGACCGCCCCGATAAGAGGATAGACGTCCGAATAATTGTCTTCACACTTCTCGAAATCTATTACCTTGTTCCCTATTGCCCGCTCCAATGCCTTGTCCATTGCCTTCACGATGGATTCTTGCACATCTTTATATCGATTGATAAAATTCTGTTCTTTATTTTCCATTTTAATGCATTTTTTATTCTATAAAAGACTCTTGAGCAAGGGCTGCGTCTTGTCTTCCCCGACCGCCTACCCATACACGCCGGCTCCGCCGGTAACGCCACCCATGACATCTTGGATGTCTCTCCTGTAAATCTGATAGTGATCGCCACAGCTCTCAAATGTTACTTGATAGCTGTTTAATCCCATCCTAATTGTCTCGCAACACCTTCCATCTCGCTATACGCTATCCGGTGACATCCGGCAGTCAACATATCGTTTTCGTAGCAATTGAACGCCCACCTTTGACCGGTTACATCCAATACCAAATCGTGCTTGAACTGACCACCATCATGGAAGACCTTAATCAATCTCCAAAGTCTTTCAGCTTCAGTTTGTGTTATCTTAACACCCTTGCTGGTTTCAATTCTGCCATTCTTAACGCGAAGCCATACATTAGGCTGATCATCCTCCAAATAATAATGTAGATATAACTCCAGAATCTTGCCAGACTTCCACATCTCGATCTGTTCTTCAAATTTTTTCTTGCGATCTTCTTTTTCTTTTCTTCTTTTTTCAAAAATTAAAGCCTCTTTTTTCGCCTGACTGTCTTTCCATCTCTGACATCTGGCCACATACTCAGCCCACGTTCCTTCACCACAAATCTCATCTACTATCACATTGGTCGTTCCTAAAGTTTCTAACGCTTGATGATTTAGCAATACCTCAAACACACGCTTTAACTCATGGACATATTCACTTTTAATCTTATCCGATTCATAAGATAACTTATGTTTAGTTCCGATCCAGGTGTTTGCACTCTTTTTAAGAAGACTCTTGGGAGTACCCATATTAAAGAACTCAATATAATCCATTAGACTTCTAAATACTCCCCAAACATCCCTATAAGACAGGCTTGTTCTAACCTTCTTGTATTTCTCGATAACCTCTTTGATAAGCTCCAATCGACTAGTGATAAAAGCCATGCTGCCATCATCAGACATATTATATCCAACAGAAAATACCTTTGAACCAGTTGGTATTGCACTACGAACACAACGTTGATGTTTACAGGTGGAAGAAGAATAATACTTATCGTTAAGCAAATACGCCTTTTCACCACACTTATTTCTTACGATTCTTCCAACCTCAAAATGATAACCATAAGAATAAATACTTCTACCTTCAAAGAAAAGATTACTACCTTTTCCGGATTCTTTCTTTTCATTTGCCCATAAGTGAGCGACCATAGAGTTGTTCATATCAATATTTTTTTTGTTATACAACTACAGATTAATAATACGATATACGTTCATTACATCCGACATCTTGAATTTATTAACATCCGTATTCTTAACATCATATGTATATGAGTCAAATAAATTACTTACCGCGTTCAACCAATCATCATCTGTCGGTTCTTCTACCTCATCCATACAATCATACACATCCCAGTAATTCATGAGGATACCGTTGTACGCTATTTTCGGATCAGCGTATTCTCCTCTTGATATAAAGCAGATGTTTTTGCCGGCTTCGTTGCCGGCAACTATCTTTTTGTAATCTTCTATAATCTTATTCATTTTTCTGATAGTGATTATGTGTAGACTAAAAATTACTTTAACTCAAATTTAATTCCTTCCGGGAGTTGGGAGCGATCCACGTTATTCACGAAATCATCAAACTCTTCTTGTGTGATCTTTTCCCCATAATCACGCCAGTTGAAAGATAAAGTGTTCGTGTGATTATAATATATCACATTATCGGTTGACAATCCATAATCAAACACACAGAGCATTATCTTTTTATCTGTTTCCGCTTTCCTGATTACCTTATCGTATCGCTCACAAATTTCAGTACGCTTTTTCAACATCTTTGCCTTATGAGCTTCCTCCCTACGTTTTTCGATATTTTCTGCGGAATAATACCCGGCTTTAATGCTCTCTTCAATAAGTAAACGTTCCTCGTCCGTTAATGTCAAAGTAAACCTTTCCTTTTCCGGCGTATACGGATTTACCCATTTCTTGCCACACAGGTCTTCAAGTTCAGCAATAAGCTCGTCTGATTCACGTTTCCATCTATCCACAATCCCCAGATTGAAAAGCATATACTTGAAATACATCTTATCCTCAGAGGCTTTATATAATTCTACGCATTCTTGTTCTGATATACGCAAATACTCCATTGCCACAAACATACCACTTCTTTTAACGTGATATATACCATTTTCCACTGGATACAGAGGAGCGCCGTAATGATTGCAACCATGTAATGGTATAAACTTCGCCAATTCCGGACAATGTCTCGCAATCTCATCATGGCAACAGCCTCCCATATACTCTTTATATATCCCATATTTATTTTTCCAACGAATGTCAGCGGTTATACTCCAATCACACATATTGTTATGACAATCATCATCTAACGATATTGTAGTCTTGATTTTATACTTATATCCGTTCTCGGTATAGTAATTCTCTTTTGAATAAACCAGTTTATTTTCCGTTTCCATACTATTTAATTTAATTGTTACACTTATGAAAAATAAAATCGGCGCAACTTCCCGCTATATCATTAGCGTCATTGCACCGATAAAAGCCTTCTGTTTCCAAGTCCACATCTACGGGATACCCTTCTGCTTGTTCCAAGAAATTATTAATTCCCCTTTCTTCTTCATCCGATAAACCAGTATAATCACCATTTATCAGAGCACAAGCCCAATAAACTGGAAGCCTGTATCTTATTACCTCTATATTCATAACTTCATTAATTTACAATGTGAATTTTCAAATACAGGAACCAAATCCTGCTCTCTGAAATATGCGGTCGCTATTTTAAAAGTGTACAAGGCAGGTCTTTCCTGAATATTTCGTGTTGTCTCATAAAGAGATATTGGCTGGCAAACATAGAATTTCTCATTACCAAGACACCCAAAAACCCCATCCAAATAACTTTCATCACAATTAGTGCCTCCCAGTATCAACAAATCACATCCTGTCTTTCGGGTTCCGAGAATAAATGTCTTGTTCTTGTTTTCCGGAAGCATGAATATTTCCTTATCAATCTTAAACCAGTCACTCTGGTAACTCTCTACATCACGGCGAACGATCTCATCGATCTCACGAGCATATTCTTCTTGTGTTTTCATACTATTTCATTTAATGATCCAACATACACATCCCCATTCTCATAATAGAGTCGATCTTCATACTGATTATGATGAAGCTCCTCACGTATCGCATCTTCATTATCAGCCCAATACTCGTACTCCTCATGCCATGACTTGAAGAAGTTATCATAACATTGTCTCATCAGATCCTCTAAAGAAAAATCCTCCGGGTAAGTACACCAAGTATCGTAATAATCAATTATCGGTTTAAGAAGATAATAATCATAACACGACCCTGTTAATGGACAATTGTCTTCGTATCCCAATATTACCCGACTGCGTCTGCACTTGTAATTATATTTCCCATCTATATATTTGCCTATAGAATAATATTTACCTTTCGTGATATGTGGCATAATGTTGTTATTGATATACCTGAACAATAATTTACCGCATAGATTCTTAGGGAATATATCACGATTATAATCTGTAGGATGTTCATAAATAGGATCATTATATTTAAACTCATAACTAAAATCATATCTCTCGTATCCAACTTCCCAATTATAAACCCTAGTATCTGTCATATCCTCAAAGGCTTTCATCGACTCTTGATAGTCTGTACTATAAGCATCCATACATTGCTCCATTACATTCCAGCGCTCACGCTCTATGATCTTTTCTTGTGAATCTTTTGACAGTTCATCAAACTTATACACTTTTAATACAATCTCTTTCATAATTCCTCCTCTTTTAATATAATTAGATCCCTAACGTCAATCGAATGACATACGTACCTCCCAATCTATGTTCACGTTTAGAGATATGATTGCAGTTATTCTCACGAACCACTACAATCCCGATCCAAGTATTACTCATCCTTTATCTTTACGAATGGGTTTTCTACATAAAACTCCACTACATCCTTAGATTTTATAGATGTCACTATACCGGTGGTATCTACAAATCCATCCGTCTCATCCATTGTCAAATCTTCTATTTTATCTCCCGGTAGAAAACAAAGATTATAACCTTGATCGATGTACATAATCATTTTTAACTTAATCATATCATCAATGATTCCTCTCATCCTTTCTACGACACTCAATTGATCATTTGTAAGCATCAATTTACTTTTAGGAGACTTTGCCATCCTTATGTCTCCATTCTTGTCAACCACAATCAAATCATTAAACTTATACACATCTTCCTCGCTCGCATAATATGTTTTTGAACAACGTAACTCACCATTATGATTTATTACAACATCAAAACTCTCCAATTTTACACTGACAGCTCTCCCGTTTTTGTATTCCCATACATAATCGTCTATTGGGGAAAATCCATACAATGACCTAAAAGCATCATATATTGATATTTTTCTCTTAGGAATACTATCGCCCTTCTTAAAACACTCCTCGGACGAATAGAACCGCTCTCCCTCTAACCTCTTATCAGTCCTACCTCCTCCCCAAGTTCCTATATATCTAACCACTCCATATGTAAAACTGATTAAGATCTTATCAATCTCAAACCATTCTAATCTTTTTGTCGCATCATTAAATAGATACCCACTTTCCTCATAGATTAATAAAGAATTCGTCATAATTCGTTTTTTTAAAATTACTTAATATTATTTGTTTTGACTACAATCAGCCCGATGATTTTGAACAAGATCATATAGATCACAATCGTCATACTAGGCTAAATATTTGATAATCATCATACAATTCTCTTGTATAAGGACTCCAGATTGTCCCTGACTCTACCGCCGCTGGATCAACAGCCATCAGCCCCGCGCCTATCTCATAATATAGCTCAAGATCCATTGGCTCTAACGCTACTTTCTCCGCTTCTTCCCGGCTTAATCCTGACAACATTAAACACCTAACTCTATTTTCATAAGCGATGGGCGTTTCATCCGGACTTAACCTTACTGATATTATTTCAGCATCTTCTATACTATTAAGAATCAACTTTTCTTCCATATTATTATTGTTTATGGTTGTTTCTTCCACTCGTTATATCCTACCTCAAAAGCTATGGGGTCATATCTTTTCAACATAACCCCATAATTATCCCTACCAGTATATCTATCCTTACCGCCTATTATCCATTCTTCCCTAGACAAAGAATTACCAAGATCGTTAAGCATGCTTATATAATCTTTCTTGCTTTTCATATCATAATATTACATTAAACAACTCGTTTAGCCTATCTATCTCATTTAAGTACTCATCTTCTTTATAAAACTTAATTTGAGTCCCATTATCCAAACCAAAGGACAGGGTGAAGGATATAACCCAGCCCTGTCCGTCCCCGGCCTCCCCCTTGGGCGCCCATGACATCACATGTTTCTTGGATATCCACCACCTTCCTATCTGAACGAAATCAGGACAGTTGTTCATTAAATACACCATCTGACTAGCCATCTTATTGACATCATCAAAAGACACTATATGATACTTGTTTCTGATCCTGATCTTCACGAAAGGGTTATCCATATTATATGCCGCAAATGCTGATATTACGGAACTAGGATATCTAACCCCTTTTATTATCACCCATTTCATATACAATACCTCCTTATATTAAACTATCTAATATAAATTCATCTTCTTGCGTCCACTTATCTATAAGCTCGTTTTCTTTCGCTTTGACAAGATCAAGCACCTCATCCCAAGTCCTTTCTGATAGCGTCCCATTATTTATGCCACAACATCTACATCCACTAGAAAATACCGGTATCATACTTCCATCACACATCCTAACGAATTTATATCCTATATATTCATCACATAATGAACATCTTCTTACTGGTATAAATCTTACCTTACCGCTATAAACGATATTTACTAATGTCTCACGATCCATATGATTTTCTCCTCTAATTAATTGCCCTTATTTCTAGCCAATCGAATAAAATTTATCCGCGCTCTCTTTTCCGTCTCCTCGAAAATTAGCCAGCCCGCATGTCAGGATGCTCACAAGGTTATCCACCACCTCCAACTCGCTCGATTTGAACCACGCCAACTTACTATAAGTTTCACCTATCCATATTATACTCATTTCCCCGTCCCGACTGACCTCCTTGACCAGCCCTATATGGTTTTTAGTGTCCTTAATCACATTTAATTCGTCAATATTTGTAAGCCGAACAAAATCCATCGGTCGTATCACTTTATCCTCGTCCATGTTAATCCTCCTATATTTTTATTCTCTCAATTTGTTTTTAACCTCCTTGACATATTTAGGGGAATGTAGTCCCCTATGCAATCTTATAGCCCGATCTATATCCTTTTTAGGATTATGGTGAGATTGATATATCTCGAACATTTCCCTAGCCTTGACAGGATTTGTCCTATCATCGTATCTATACCGCTTCTGCTTCCGTTTAAGGCGCAATATCCTGTTAACCTCATCTACATACACCTTTTTCATCTGCCACCTCCCTAAAGCCCCTGAAGTGGCGTTGTACGCTCGATCGTCGTTCCTTGACTCCACGAAAGACAGGGCGGCCGCCAGCTTATCCCATACTCGTGCCTCGACCACGGCAGGCCTTGGGGCGTGGGGCAAGCCACCGCTCCCTTTTGGCGGTGTCAATATTATCATCACCATTACAAGTAGGCATCTTATCATGTTTACTTGTTTTTATAAAACTCCTCCCCAAATTTCACGTTATCCACATAATCCTCCATACACTCATGAACAATTATATGGATATCTCCCTCCGTATATGTTACCTCTGACATCAGCCTCTCATTAGTCATCCACCAAGAATGACTATCAATATACCGTGTCTCGAATCCATGATCATGCAACGCATACATAACATTATGTCTTAAATCCCTGTCCATCATCATACACTCATACACGATATAGCCGTTGGTACTTTCATGAGACCTACCGAACGTATAAACGTACCTACCCATCAACTTATACAACTCCCTTGCCACAGGATTCGGGATCGCCTCATTCATATCAAAATCACCATCCGGATCGATAATCTTATCCACATCCCGCTCATCAATACAAGCCCTCGTCATGCCTCCCGCCCGCACATGGAGGCGTGATCGGTGATCCCTACTTAATACTGTCCCGACATATCTTTCTCCTTTGGCATACCCTATATTATGGTTACCGGTTATGTGAAACACAATTTTATCACCTATATTAATTTCTTCCATATCCAAGATATTTATATTATTTATTATACTCCTTACCCAAAAAGAGGATATAATAGCAAAATATTATGATATTAAGACACGAATACGTTATCTATCATATTATCATACATACCCTCCATGCAACGTTATTCACGGCATTATATCGTATATGATGCCGCATACCATAAATACGTCTAATCAATCCTCTTTTAAGGGCTTATTGCCATTTAGGTAACTAGCTATGCCTAATATTTTCGAAATAAGGGCTTTTTTAGCCTTATACTCATCGTTTATCCCTATTATCGCATATCTGTATACCATCCCATCCTTCGACACCTCCACGCCCACGTATTTAGGAGCAACGGCATCCCTATGTAATACGATAAACGGGCTTTTGCCGTCTAGCTCATTTATCAACTGGTTAAACTGCCGTCTCGTCATCTGATAGTGATATTATTTCCATGTTATAAATACGATCTCTTTTTACCCTTATCTTCTCGCATAGCTCATCGAAGCACTTATCTTCTTCTAACTTATCAACATAATATGATACACTTGATTTAGAGTTTCCTTGAAGATATATATTCCCTCTTATATTCTTTGAGAAAAAATTAGGCAAGACCATCTTTTGTCTCTTATCCTCGTTATCTATGTAAGATATAACAACAATCCACAACTCTGGCTCCCGTTCTTTTATCGATAACATAAGATCAAGACTCGATTGACTATTGATATTTCTCCTGCCAGTTTCGTTATAACGTAGAATAATATAATCATCCGCGTTATCATTCTCAACCATCACGACTATAGGGCGATCGCTCTTCCCATTATCACATAATACTCTTGCCTCTTTTCCGTTACGTAGATATACCTTATCGTAATCTCCGTTTTTGTATATCTCGAAATCAAACTCTATCACCATATCATTTCCTCCTATTGATATATTGTTGTGTACGACCTTCTTTTATTTTTTCGAAATAAAACTTATTCCCATATAACCGGGTGAAGCAGATGTTATACCCGAAATGTTCCGCGCGTCTTATCTGTGCGTAACCTCTACTGATGTCATTATTATCAATCAGCGTAACAAAACAATGTGATCCTACCTCTGTGTTTAAAACCAGATTTTCCCAATCTTTTACCTCCATATCAAATCTCCTTAAATAATTTTTTGTTATGATTATCGCTATTATACCATTTATCAATATTATCGTACTGCTTTGGATAAACCCCATAGGCCTTACACCACCTAGGTAACGGCCCGTTCAACGCATCTAACGCCGTCGCAAGGTCGAACGTAGCCTCCTCCTTGATACAACACCCCGATCCACTCCCACGGCTCGGTATATAAGCTCTACTATATGCTACGCTCATCCCATATTCCCCACGACTCAGATACCCGATGTTAGGCGAATCAGGGAAGGCGTAATACAACATTATATAATCACCCTTACTCCAACTTCTATTATAAGTATCATCCCGCCACGCAAAAACCCTGCAACCGGCTTCTCTCAATTCCGCCGCCGCTCTTTTTAAAATATTATCCATACTATTTATATTTAATTAAGTTGTGTCAAGGCGCCGGGAACCGACCCCGGACCATATCCGCACACGTACGATCATGGTATTCCTTCCGCCCCGCCAAGGCTTGGTTCAACATTAACAAACTTTCATATCCTCACACATCTTAAAAAAGACCTCTCTTATGATCCTCTTATACAAGATGTATATCTCATCATCATCCTCATCGAACTCCACGCCCCATGAACGTAATAAATACCTAATGTCGCAATCCGCTATATGAATCCTAAATATGGATGGAACGCTCATTATGTAATCCTCAAAAGCTTTCTTAATCCCATCCCTTTTGATATGTTCTTTATACTCATCCTTGAACACACTAAGCATAAAAGATAGATATTCCCTATCATATTTAAACTTCTTCCCATAATTATCTGTATTTATATGATCCAGTATATATATTTCTATTGCGTCTCTATCGTGTCTTGACATACCTCTTCCTCCTCCTTTTGATATTTTATAACCCTTTTCTCCCCATACGCTTTCGCTAATTGGATAAGTTGACCAGTAAACACCTTGGTACGGTGTTTTACGATCTTATCCACCAGCTCCGGGCATCTGGTTCTCCATCTATAATTAACCTCACCTTTAGCTTTCTTCTTGTAATACCTATAGAATGTTACGGCTACTACCACTTCCCCATTCTGTTCAAAAGCAACCAAATCGTAATTGTTGTAAGTTATTTCGTTCATTGTGTAATATATTTTATAAATTCAATCACTTTCTTTGGCAGTGAATCTATATCCTTCACTCTTTTACCAAAATTGTACATATGACTTCTATGCGGATAATAATCTCCCACATACATCCCCACTCCTAATGGATGGAATGGATCCTCACTGCATGAGAAAACAGGATAATACACCACTCCATAACCATCCTTTACATTTTTATTTACAAATACTATAGTATATCTATCAGTCACCTCATTACCAAAATCATATACTCTTACTTTTACTTTCACGCCATCCGCGTTTGTTATAATATTATCCATATATACCTCCTTTGTTGTTCACTATCCGACTAATCTATTTTCCTTCCATATAAGGTGTATGTACCATACCATCCCCTATCCATATTTACCACCTCAATATGATGTATATGATAACAACCATTAGCTATTCTATTGCAATCGGCTATCACCATAGCTATATTCCTATACCCAGAATCAATGAAAACACGAGCCAATCTATCCCCACTAAATATAGATACCTTGATATCGTCTCTCTCTTTTATAATCCTTCTCATATCATATCCTACTATCAAACTAATCTATTCTTTTACCATAATTAGTATATGACCCACACCATCCACGAGCCTCATTTGATACCCTAATATGATCAATGGGCTTATCCCCGACCATATTATTGGCGTACGATATTACATCCGACATACTTCTGAATCCGGAATCCTTAATGGATTTTATAAGCATCCTATCATACCCGAATACCAATATCTTCACAATATCTCTTTCCTTCACAGTCCTCCTCGCTCTCATAATATTCTAGCCATAAAATAAACAAACATAAAATCTATTTTCTCTTTGTTATCATCTATCCTATGTCCGGTGATCTCAAAAATAACCCTACGCTTTTCGATAGTCTGTATATTATCTAACTGAATAGCTATGTAAGGATATTTCATAACTTTCTCTCTATTGATGTTATTCAAAATAGCGTTGGCATCTTGCCTGCGGAAATACATATTTATCCCTATGTAGCTGGCAACCAAAAGACACTCATCTATCACCCCATCAGTATCGAATAGAAATAACATATCATCCTTCTCTATAGTATATTCCGCATCAAGAATCTTGATACGTTTGCTCCCGTCCTTCTTATCAGCTATAAGAATCGCTAGCATCTCCTTATCGGTCGTAAGGATATAATACGCCTCATCCTTTGTAATATTATCACGCAGATAAAGCAGCGCTTCATCTTGTAATTCCATAATCTCGTCCATGTTATTAATATTTTATATTACCACGCCAAGGAAAAGGACGGAGACCGACAACCGCGCCTACCACGCCGTGACACCGCCGCCCGTTCCCCTTGGTGTTATTCCACCACCAACAACCGGTTTTAAATCCAACATTCCTCTACCTCTATCTCCATATGATCCGCCCAATCACATCTATCAACATCCTCTCCATCCTCAAAGTAATAGTAAGCCCATACCTGTACGCCTCCTACCTCTATATATCCATCACTTTTCCATTCTATCAACCCGTCTTGCCTTACCACGTTGGTAGGCTCAGCCCCTAGCGACAGCAGATTATTTACTATACTACCGCCAAATACGTTCCTTGCTTCTTCTTTCGTCATATCACTGTCAGATTTTTAATATTACACTAACGCCAAAGGGGAACAGGGACGGACGACCAGCGGGACCTACCCCACGCCATCGCCGCCTCCGTTCTCCCTTGGCTTCCTACATTCCCACCATCACCCAAAGAAACACACACACCCATACATAAACATACCTTCATACACATAAGATTCCCTTACCATAAAGATACCCTTGTTTCCCCGGGATTCCTTATCTCACCTTGGATTCCCCTGTTTCCCTTGATTTACCTTGATTTACCTTGATTTACCTTGATTTACCTTGATTTACCTTGATTGGAGGTGTCCCCTCCCGCAAAACAAATCAACCCCACCAACTCCCAGCACAAAAACCGAGACCTTCCTCCCGATTGTTCCACGTGGAACGCCCGATTAGTCTAGGATGTCGAGATCCTTGTTCTTGATTGCCTTATATACTTGCCTAATACAATGTATTGATAATAAAACCAATAAAGAAACTATGATTATAGGCAGGGCGTCGCCCGTAGCTATAACATACCGCCCCAACTCAAACGCCATATACCCACAAAACAAGGTAAGCACCAAATATATAAATACACCCATAAAAATATACAATAAGTAACCACGATTTTAAAATTGAACGCAAATAATACAATTAATTGAGTATCAATAAAATAATATATATCAACCCCTAGAGCTACATCTAAAGGAAGACAAGCCTAGATATAGATAAAAAATATACAATAAGTACCGCCTATTATATACCTTTTAGGATCGATTCAAGCGCAAAACCATACATAAGGGCACAATATACCCGTCCGCATGGATATATATGTATACAAAATGATGCTAAATAAAGCATTTTACTTACACATTTTCGGTCAAGGCTTAAAATTTGCCGCCTCAACACTTTTATGTGTAAGCGAAACATATTAATATGCTATCATTTTGTAAAATATAGGCACAAAAAGCCCTTCCGTCCTATATCACTACAGTACGAAAGGGCACAAACTTTAAAATCAAATAAAAACAAACGACTACTGTCGTAATTTGTTTGCCATGTAACTAACACGTTTCCGCCTACATTTATCAGATTCCCTACTACAATCTAATTTATTAGATTTGTATAGCTCTTTGGTAAGCTCAACGTAGAACTCAATTTGAGACTTTCTTGCATCGTCTAAAGCCTTTTCCTTTTTAAGTGCTAGCTTTCTATTAAGATTATCAAATTTTCTCCTATACATAATTTATTCGTTTTAAATGGCACCAATAAGAAACGGTAAGCCGGGGGCAATACGGCCGGCGTTATCGATACAGCCAGCCGAACGCCCGCACGCCCCCCCCTATTCCCTTTGGATTAGTCCCTTTGCCCCGAACGAACGAGACCAAATACGCACATACGTTGCCCGTGATACGTACCGACAAGGCGCACTTTGTCCGTCAATTTAACCGCACTAAATACCCTTGTAAAGGTTGTTATTTTGCTACTACATATAGCGCATAAGTATTTAAGCTACCTTAAACTCTATTGCTTTGATATATTGACACGGTTATAACACCGTTATACACTCCATGCGTGCTACTCTTACAACGCATGGACATACGCCCTATACATGCGTATATACACCAATATATCCCGTGTTTTACACGGCCTATCCGGAAACCGGACGTATTACCCGTCTTGATACAAGCCCAAAGAATAACTATTCGTATTGCGACTGAATACGAACTTAAACCACATTGCTAAGAGGCGGCCTATTTACACAAGCTATCGAACGCCAACGGCTATACCCCTACCCACTTGTGTATGCTTATATCATATGTCAAATATCTGTGTTTTTAGTCTTAGTCCAGCTGCGCCACGAGGAGGTAAACACGTGCAACCATAACGCCCCTATATATAGAGATATAGGGGCAAATGTACTATCTATCATTTTTAGGGTGAGTTAAGTAATATGTGATACATTTAGCTATAAGACTAAATGTGTACCGCTTTATTGGCACGGCGCATTTCACAATACGTTTGTCAGTGCCATTAAACGTTTCGTAATATATGCCAAAATCGTACTCTATAGGCTCATTATATCCAAAGCGTTTATGAGACGATCCTAGTATCGCTATATCCTCTATTTCACTCATTTTAAGCTTTTTGTTTTTATCCTGTTCGTTTTTATCATAGTATTCACGCTCTACTTCCTTGTATGCGCAAAACGTATTACTTACTCGTGGGAGTATTTCTTTGCAAAGTTGTATTACTACTTCTTTGTCTTTAGCTAAAGCAACCAAAGCGGGAACGACTTCCTTTGATACTTTGACATCATTTTCTTTTAGTATGTCGTTTATTTCTTTACCAGATTTAAACAGGTTGCACCAAGCTTTTACTGCACCTGTTAATGTCCTTTCGTTTGTTTTTTTAACTTCATTCTGTACTTTGTTAATTTCTTTACTTATCATATACTTTGCCTATACCTTTAGGACTTATAATGGCACCTGGTACGCCTTGTTTGTTAATGCTGTTATCTTACAGGGGCAAATATACTACATGTTTTATTGTCCAACAAATATTTTGCAATAAAAATTCGACGATTATATGTAATAAATCTAATCAAATGTAAATATATATTAAAATATTGGTTTATATGATTGATAATCAGCAAGTTAAATACAAAATAAGCATTCTTTTTTTCGGCTCGTTGATCGTTTGCCGTTCCTGTCTTCCAGCCTTTGTAGGCGGGGGGGGGTGGGACCAAAAACGGCAGCCCGGCCGGGCCGATTTCGGGGAGGTGGTCCGTCCCGCATATCCCCCTCCCATCATACCCCACCTCATCTCTCCAATAATGTCCCGCATATCATCCTCCCCGAATATCCCTCATACTTCCTCACAACCATATCACCTTCCATCTCATTTAATTTGTTATATTTGCGATATAATTAAAACATAATATATTATGAATAAAGAAGTTAAATACATGATGGGGGGGGGTATTTATATCCTCCGTAAAAATTTATTCTTATGATAAGGAGGAGATTTTATTCAAGTTATAAATCCCCTGTTGATAATGGCGTTTATGCCGTTAAACAGGATGGTAGATTAATACCTTTGTCAAAGGCGGATTATCAATGTATATCCGTAGCTATTGTACATGATGATCATAAGATCATGATTGAGAAGAATGAAGATTCTAATCAAAGCTACAAAACAGCCACGTCCGGTTTGCCCGATTCTTCTAACAAGACTTACTCTTTTTATTGGGGTGAATATGGTACGGATCAGACCGGCATTACAAATTATGACAAAGTAGACGGGAGCAATGATTTTGGTTTCCTGAAACCTGAGCAAGATTCATACAAAGGTACTCCATATCTTCCGGATGATGTTAGCTCCTGGACGAATGGGGCTTTATCTGATTGGGATGGGAAAGCGAATTCCAATGTATTAAAGGGGGTGACTACTGGTGGCGGTTCTTATACTTCCTATGCGACAGCCGGTCATGTACTTAATACGTTCTTAGCTAGTGCTGACGCTAAAGGATATGATGATTGGTATATCCCATCATGTGGTCAGCTTTCATTGATATATATGTACTTGATTAGCGTCAATAACGCGTTATTGGCTATTGGTGGACAGCCGTTAGATACCAGATATTATTGGTCTAGTTCAGAGCATAGCTCCAACTCCGGATGGATCGTACTATTCAACAATGGGCGCACATTCACCCGATACAAGCGCCTAACCTCTTCTGTTCGATTTGTACGTGACATCGAGTGATCATACACCCTACTGACCCAATAGAACGGGGCTGGCTCCCATCCCTTATAGCCTTCCCGGCGGGTATGACGCCAGCCACCCTTCCTTGGTATCTTCCCTCCCCCATCTAATATAATTTATTATATTTGTACGTAACTTAAATTATTTAATCATGTATCAATATATTACATATAACTTCGTGGGGGGGGGTATTTTAACCATCAGATAAGGAGGGGGTATGTTTAGGCGCAGGACTTCTTCTTCCGGTAAGATCCACTACCGTATTAATATAGACAAGAGCATGTGTCCTAATCCTGTAGATATATATATTGATGGAGATACATATCAACATAGTTTTAACGGATCTTCTCTTGATATATATCGCAATAAGAAAATAGAAGTTATAAGAATAGGTGGACAGATATCTCAAAAGGATCAACAATATGAGTACAACGTTTTATTAGGCATAACTGGAGGTGTTTCAAAAGGGACTCTTACGTATCTATATGATTCTGGTGTGCATTGTGATTTAGCTGATATGGAGTTATACGGGCATAGGATAACTAAATTTACTCCTATAACGGAGATAACTGATCCTGAGGAGATCATCAATTTCACTTACATGCCTGAATTTTATAATCAGATTACAAGTAACAATCATATAACTTGGCAAGGTAATCTTATAACAAATGGTTATTGTATAGTAACCAATGCCTGTCAGGGATGCCAATCTGTTGCCGTTGGAACTGGCATTTACAATAACACCTATAGAGTAGATATAGTAATTGTAGCACCTAATGATAGCTTGTGATGAGGATGTAGTACCAAAGGGATGGAGGCCTCCCTTCATCCCTCCGGACCTACCCATCGTGTCTTCCGCCGGCTACTTCCCTTGGTATATATCTTTATGGGATAATTAGATAGGTAGTGGCACTACCACTACCTTAATATTATAGATCTCGTATCAGTCTAATTCTTTTAGGATTTCTTTTATCAGATACGCCTACTTGACCGAAACCTGAAACCGCCCAATAATTTCTATCATTACATTCAGAGCTTGTCATATACGCCTCAGTTGAGGCTTGGAATACCTTGCCTCCAATAAGATACAATATATCATTTATATCAACCATCCTCATATATATCAATGACATTTGTGGACAAGAGGGGATATACCAGTCATCGAATCCAAGGGCGTCGCTACTATTTATGAATCCATTAAGAAGATTGCCTGAGATAGCATAAGATCCTTGTTCTGTGGCTCCAATCTTTTTTAATACCTCTGAATTAGATTTACCATTCCAATCAGACATCACTCCGGTCCATTGAGATATGTCATTTGGTATATGTGGCTGACCATTATATACCCCGGAATTACTCATAAGATACGCGCTAGTAAGGCCTTGGTAATCGTAATCAATAGTATCATAATTAGGGATCTCGTATTGATCTACCAAATATTCTCCCCAGACAAAGTTGTCACTGGCCAACATACCTTCTGTTGCCTGTTTATAACTAGGATTTTTACTCTCGTTTTTTTTCGATCATAATCCTATGGCCTTTATGTATCAAAGCAGCTCCAATACATTCGGCATCTACCTTATTGGATGGAAGTAACTTTAGATTTTTAGCAACTCCATATACTCCATCGCCGGCGTTAGACGGATGTATTCCTGATGAATGAAATCTTCTTCTAAGCATACTGATAAATTTTTATGGAGGATGAAAAAAATACCCCCCCCCCATTAAGTTAATTTTATTTAATATCATATTATTATGTATTTTGCACATACAAATATATAATTTATTCTCAGATCATGTCACTGAATCCAAGAGAACGAGCTGGCCTCCATCCTCCCGGGCATCCCCAGCCCTCCCACCGCCTCCCGTTCTTTTTGGCTTCCTTCTGGTTTTATCCTCAAAATTTCATATCTTTGGGACAAAAAGATAATCATGTTTAGAGACATACTTCATAAGCTTAAGATCTTCTTCTGCGACGATGATGTTGAGAAGATATATGTAAGGGACAGTACGGTCATCCGCAACAACGAGATCCATAGGATGTATAATGAGATACTGGACGAGTTAGGTGATTTGGCTACGGTCGTATCAAGGAACTACGTATATGGTAAGATAAAGGACAGGACGGGATTAAGTATCCGTCATATCAGCAGGATAATAAACCATACTAAAGTTGAGGAGATATGATTAAGGACGTAATGGAGAGGGATATGATAAATGAGATATCAGCGTTATTCGTGATGATATTCATGTCCGGATTGATGTTTGTCATGCCGATGTTAGATATAGAGTGCGATGATATTGCTATTATAATAGGATCAGGAATCATACTATCTTTTATACTAACCATAATACCGATCTTGCTTTCTTACGACATAAGGGATGAGATCATTGAGTTGATTGAGGATATGGACAGCCAGATCGTGGTAGACACTTCGGTATACAAAACGAACCTACCCTAGGTAATTACTAGGGTAGGTGATGTGCTATTTTCTTTTAACATACTTATCTATCAGATCTATTGATAGTTTAGTTCCCAGCTCCTCCTCCAACAGGTTAAGGTAGTTCTGGTGCAGGCATCCTCCCCGCTCCACCTCCCTAAAGCCGGCCCCGTCCCGGATCCTGACTAGCCCTTTCCTTGGATCCATGTCGATAAGATCCCGAAGCTCGTTCATGTTCTTAAACCGGCTCTCTATTACCTTAAATACATCGATCTTAGGTTTCTTATCCTTATCTTTGGACTTTATCTTAACTCTTCCGCTCATATCGATTATCCAGTAACCTTGCATGTAATATGATTCATGTTATTATTGCCGCAATAAGCGCACATAGACGTGAAAGGTGAATATACCCTTCCACATACCGGACATTTCCATCCATACATAACAGGATTTGATTGTTTACCTGCTTCTCTCAAACTTTCATTAGTCGTAGTTGACGTATTCCTATCTTCCATATCATCAATTATTTACCCGTACTACCAAATCCATTACTTCCTCTATCAGCCGTTCCAAGATCTTCTAATGATTCCACCTCATCCCATACGATCCGTTCCCGTCTACGGATAAGCAATTGAGCTACTCTATCTCCTTTAGAATAAGAAGGATCTCCATAACGATCTATACGTCTACATACTACCATAATCTCCCCTCTGTATCCCTCATCTACGGTACCCGGAGCGTTTTGGATAATTGACTTAGTTTTTGTAATGCTACTACGTGGACGTATTTCCATCTCATAATCTTCTGGCAATGCTACATGTACGCCTGTATGATATATTATCCTACCGCTATCAAGCTCTATATTCTTAACGAACAGATCCATGCAGGCATCGTTATCATGGGCATATTTAGGTAATATCGCCCCTTCTTCTAGCCATATCTTGACCTTACACGTATCTATACCATCAAGTAACTCAACTGCCTCTTTATAGCTCATAGGTTGCTCTGAGGCTAACGAAATGGCTCTTGCCAATAAATCTTTAATCTTGCTCATTTTATCTTGTTTTTAAATTCTTTCCCTTTCGGGCATTGTAATTTACATTCCTCACCACAAGCGGAACAGTTGGGCCTCATTCCAGGCACCCCTCTTCCCCCGTACGGCCAGTAGGCATAATCGCATACGCTCCAGAACGCCTCCATCGCCTTGATCTTGGCATCGACGGTTATCTTCTCCTTCACCTTTTTCATGCTTTTCCTGAACTCGTCTTTCATATCCTTCCCTTCTATCTGTCTGGCCTTACGCCTCTCATTCCACCAATTATAGTAGAATTTGTCAGCCATCTTATAGGCTTCCGGATCAAACTTGTCACGATGTAGGATAGGGGCGTCCTTGATCTTTCTCAAATTCCTGCCACAAACATAAGCGAGTCCTGCGTACGGAGGTATGTCCTTAGGATCAACCAACCCATCCGGAACGCAGTAGTAGAAGTAGTTGGGGCGGCCGTACCTGACCCATTCCCCGGTCTCGTATAGGGCTTGCTTCCGAGCCTCGAACCAGCCTTGCATTACTTGGCGCTTACCCTCTTTCTCGAAATCCTTGTTATAGTCAGCCAACGAGATCTTCACCTCAACCTCATAAGCGTACATGGATCTGGTTATAGCCAGATAATCAGACTCCCAGTTATAGACATACAAGTTGTTTATAATCCATCTAGGAGATACCAAGAACTGTCTGTTAAGGATATCCAATATCCCTCTTTCAGTGTATTCAGCACCTTTATTTGATTGCCGTGTTCCCATCTCCTGTCATAGGATTATTCCTTAACCCAACCGCCATTATAGCGTTCGATACCAATCTCCGTAATCCATCCATATCCTTATCATGGAACGAGAAAGTAGTTAAGTTATGTGATTCAGTAATCTTATCATAAGACTTTATCATCAACACAGCCACATACTCATCAATCATCTTCTCATTCATGATATCAAGATCGATTATGCCGTGATCTATTAGATCAACCACATCCCATCCTAATGGCAGGTACTTTTTTATTTGATTAATGTCCATCCCAAATAGTTATTATAAATAGGAGGGTCGTGCTACCCTCCTATAGATTACACACGAAAAATAGAACTGAAAGCGATCTTAAGCACGTAAGATTTTATTGATTCCCGTAGGCTGTCTACCGGTTATCGTTAATTCCCGACCTACGGGAATATGTTTAAGAAAACACCATGTGGGGAGTGGGGGAATCGAACCCTTATCCACGCTACGATTAGGAATCGTAAATTCTATCCGTTAAATTAACTCCCCTTTATTCAAAGATCTATAAATTGTATATAATTACCAAACAATATTTTAGCGAATCCGGCTGGAATCGAACCAGCATCTCCAATATTATGGTAATCATCCAATGATCCTCGGATCCATATGTCCCGATCCTCCCGGACAAGGACATCAAACAAAATCTAAACTCTAAATCTAATGACAAAACTCTATGCTAGTTTTTCCCCAAAAAAATAGCGTGGACCCGGCCGGGCTTGAACCGACAACCTTCTGGTTATGAGCCAGATGATCCAACCAATTGATCTACGGGTCCTAAATAACCACATCGGCTTTCACAAGAGGATGTGGATCGGAATTTCTCGAAAATTATATAGTAATATCATGAAACTATTGTCCAACATTCTAGCATATAGCACCAATCCTCGAACGGGAACGTCTCTACACCAGACCTACCCCATCCCGTCCCCCAACTGTTCTGTAGGACGAAGCCGGCCTTGTCCCAGCCGGTGAGGATAACGGCATGACCTCCCAAGTTCTGTCCTTGGCCTTGCCAGAATCGATTACCATAATTATAGCAATACAGACCTATAACCAGAGGCCCATTCAGCATCAACGCTACCTTAGCCGATACCGGATCTATGATCCTAGCGTAACTGTTTATTTTCTCCCCATCTACGCCTACGTTTTTGATAGACTTGATAGCGTCACGAAGAACCATCCCGTCCTGATCCTTATCCTCTCTCAGATCATATATATCGTAAGGAGAGATCTTAGCCGGTCTTTTAATAGCCCTTATACTCTTTCTCCAATTAAGTATCTCAGCCAAGCTTATTGCCGCGCAAATAGGGTAAGAACCTTGATCCACTACGCTATCGACATTATTGATCTTATACTCATCAGGAACAGCCTCATGCTGCATGTTCATAATAGCGTCCCTATCATCTGCTGGCGATGGTATGTAACCTAGTCCGTATTCCATTACTTATCTTTTTTATGGTAATCAATTATCTTGATATTAAACGTATCGGATCTTTGCCTTACCTGTATAGACCCTCTAGCCTTTCCCTTGGCGTCGTATAGGGCGGTGAAGCCAAAGTTATCGACCCGGCCGTCGTCCAGCGTAAACCGCCACTCCTTCCATTGGCCCATCACGGTCCCGGAAGACACTATAGAATCCACTACATAAGATATGTCAGTAGTATCATATTCCGTATAATAGGTTCTTGACGTACTGCATCCGACAACCGCTAAGGTAAATAACGTTAACAAGAAAAACAAGATCTTATTCACTTTTCTTAGATTTTTTACGTTTCTTAGATTTCTTCTTATCCTCCGCCTTATTCTCGACATTTACGTCAATACCGGCATCAGCGACCTCAGAGGCGTTATTTTCAGGTATATCAATATGACCTGAGTTAGGATCCATCTTATCCTCATCAACAACAACCTCATTAGGAACATCGATGTCTAAAATCTCTGCCTCCAGATACTTGATACGATCTGACATAATTTTATTCTGGTCCTCAAGTTCCTTATATCTTCTTCTAGCCTCATCGAGTAATTTAGATGATAGTTTATGTTTCTTCTCGATATCCATATAAGCCCGTTTAAGAGTTTCTTTCTCTTTTACCGACTCATTATATAGCTCTCTTGATTTACTAAGCTCATTCCCCATCTTAACTATATGAGAATCCTTGGAATCTATATCCATATCAAGAGAATCGACAAGCGTATCAAGATTCTTTATTTTCTTTTCCAATTCCGTTATCTTCTTGCGGGAATCCTCATAATCCCTTTTTAATCTACTTGAATAGCTAATAGCTTCATCAAGATCCTGTTTTAGAGTATTTATATAGCTACTCTTTACTATCTTCAATCCGAACATCCTCATTACTTTTATAAGTTCTAAAAATATCGGCTTTTATCTTGCCGACTATAATTAACTCAGCTATATGTTTGTCTTTCTCGACTATAGCCATATCCTTACGGACATTAGTGACCCTGATCATGATATTCCCGTTATTAGACGAGACGAACGGTGATCCTACCAAAGTAAGTCCCGTATCTCCGGTAAACGACGGCAGCATCATCAACACCCCTATGGTATTATCCGGGAACGATGCCCATACCCCTGTGTCTATATCAAGGACATCACCCTGTCCTAATGGGAAAGCATTACCCTGCTTGATAGGAATATCCTTACCCAACGAGTTCCATGCTTTCGAGAATCTTACGGAGTTAAGGAAGATCTTCCCCTCTTCCTCCATCATCCCTACCATAGGGTCGCAATTCAATCTAACCTCGTTTTGTTTATCATCCGGCTTCTCCTCAAGCTCATCAAGGTCTCTGGCTGATGTAAACGACTTGCTTTCCAGAAGCTTTTTAATATCCTCAATACTGGCCATTATAATTTGATTATTAAATAAACGATCTTCAATCCTAACTTCAAATCAGATGTCTTCTCGAACATCTCCCTAAGAGGTAAGATAGTAGCGTCAAGATCTGACGCTACCCATTCTCCATCCTTATAATACATATCCTTTTCCTCGGAATACGCTACACAAGGTCGATGCCCTAAGTTCTTCATAACCGTATCTACCTTATTTTGGGTAGGCATCGAGACACGGTTCACTTTAGTAGATATATTAAAATTACTTTCCATTAAACTATTCATTTTCAATTAGTTAATCAAAAAGGAAGATCATCCTCATCTCCAAAAGGAGGATATTGTGGCGGCTGCTGACCTCCAAAAGAAGGTGCTTGGGCTGTCTGAGGCGGAGCCTGCTGGTGTGATGGAGGAGGCGTCTGCGGCTGGGCTTGCGGCTGATATGACGGTGGGGGCGTTTGCGTTGTAGCCTCACCAGCGTTGTTTTGGCTTGCCGACTGAACGGGTTTCACACCATCTGTCTTAATGCTTTGAATGTATTTATTAAGTACCTGATAGGCGAAAGCATCTTGGGCAGTATAATCAAACTTCTTATTCCCCATTATATCAGTACTCTCAACTCTGTCAGGCCATCCATTCTGACCATTCTTATAATATTGCTGTATAAGCTCATCCCTTCCATCAGGAGTTTCCCTAGCATATGAGATAAAAAAATTACCCGGGGCATATTGATCTCCTTTCCTAGCGTGAGCTGGATTGATTACCACCTTACGCTTTAGATCAATATTAGGCAAGTATCTCACCAATGACTTAACATAATTATTAATACCTCCTTTTTGAGTCATCAAAGGAACATTTATAATATAGTTTCCTTCGTCATCGCTTATTTTTATAGCTACGTATTTAGTTTTTGCCCCGTTATAGTCAACCTCCCTTATCTCAATATCTGATAAATATCCCTCTATACCATTCCAAAATACTTTCCAATAAGATACAGCCCCGGTCTTATCATTCACATGTTCCTCATAACCTTCTTTAGGCTCCTTGGATGATTGATAAAGAACTCCACTACCACTTATCTTAAAGTAGTGATTATTAGATCCTAGCGAATTTTCACGAACTCCCATATTATATATATTTAAAAATTAAACAATAATTGATGATGATAAGAAATACTCGTTCTTATTATCCTCCCCATAAACCTTATTGAAATGAGATTTATGATCATGCTCGATAACTATCCTATTACACGATATGCTTTTTATGATACCCAGATATCTTCCACATAACACGTTGCATACAATATCTTCACCATAATGAGACAAAGGGGTAAGTCTTTCCTTACATGATTTACCTGAAGACGGGTTCTCTGACATAATACCGCATCCTTTATCGGTAAATATCAACTTGCAATGATCGAATTCATTTACCTTAAGATTGTTTTGGAGGGCTTGGACGAGTAGATCCTTATCAAAGACATAGGTACTTGTTTTGACAAAATGCTCGTCCACGAACCTCCAATTTGGATAATTACCCTCAAAATGGGTCTCATACATATCCATATCAGGCGTAGAGAAATAAGTCTTAGTATCGTCCACTTTTATAGACAACATATCCGATGACTTATTGATATGCTTATCAAGCAATATCGCAGATTCGTTCGACACCGGGATAAACATCTTCTCTACCTTATCCTGATTAGGGACAAAATACCTGTAAATAGTATTTCTATCCGTACTTACTATATTAATATTAATATCATCAATATCAATGACCACATTCTCGATGCATGGATAAAAATCATCTACCTCCGTATAATCGCTGGCTTTGTTAAGAACCGAAACATAATCGCTCATCTTAACCTTAATTCCTCCATCAAGTATCTTATGTACCTGCGGGAATGTATTGATATCAAAAGCCGGACAACTATACTCACCAGAAGAATAGCGGATCGTTATCTGATCTTTTTTATCTGAAAGCAGTATCGTAATCTCACAATTCTTCTGTTTTTTCATGAACTTAATAAAAGAGCTTGCCTCTACCAAGAAAGATAAGTTAGAGTCAGCCTCGACCTCCAATCGCTCTATAACACATACCTTGGCATTTACGGAAGTGATATAAGCCAGATTATTGACAACATCTATCTTAAGATTCTTATAAAGGGAGTTGGAACCGGCGTTCTTAACCACCGTATCCAGTTTACCCAACTTCTCATTTAATGACTTCGACAAGCATCTTATAAGCATAACGAACAACTTTTTATTATATCGCAAATATAATCATAATTATATTAATACAAATACAATAAATACTTAATAGTATTAAAATAGTTTAAACTTACGTCTAATATACTCGGCTATAAGCGTGGCGTCACACATTCCGTCTTGTATCTTAGTAGGTTGTACTCCTTTTCCTGACCATGGTTTCACGAAAGAAACCAAAGGGAAAAGGCGCATGGCACATCGGATGGAGGTAGCCTTCGTGTCTAACTTCGCCGCCGTATACACCCGATCGGCTGTCGTATGAAGTTCCTTCTGCCAGGTCTTTGGTTGCACCTCCTCGAACATGAACCTAACATCCGGGTGAGATCCGTATCGCTCCATCATCTCCACCATCATAGCGAATAGGGCGTTCGGTTCCCGGCGTCTCCCGCCAAAGGTGAAGTTGCTGGCGGCCGAGCTGTTGTGGATGCTATGGACGTCCTCGACGGCGATCGCCAGCGTCCCGCCTCCCTTTTCTTGGATCTTGTCAGCGGCATCGAGGAAGAAGCTTGATATAGCCCTAAGATCTATATCCCCCTTAACCGATATCCTTGGAGTCATAATTACCTTAATATCCCCGTTCTCCGGGATCATGGACAATCCTCCGGTGTCTATACCCGGATCTATACCTATTGATATATTCATAACTTCAACGTATATAATGAATGGAAATCCTCCGGTCTAAACACCTGTATCGATTTATCTGGGTACATACCTATATAATAACCGTAAAAAGCCCGTAGAATGCCATTTTCTAGCCTTATATCCAATGCCTTTACCTTATTCCCTTCAACCATAACATCAACCTCATCAGTCTTGTTAGATATCTTGTCGAACCATTCAGGTACAGGATCAATACCGTACCTGAATGCGTTTACTATTGATTTTATAGAGATATATGTTCCCATATTAGATAAGATTACAATCGTCTCGTTTAACAACCTTAAAATCGCCATTTCTAAGTAATATCGCTACATCAGATCTCGTATACGTAAGAGGTGTATACGATACCAAATGATAAGATGCCTGCCCGACGGCGGGGCGAACCGGTCTCAATACGGCTATGGCTATATCTCCGCCAAGTTCCGTGCCACCAGTGACACCCTGTAGGCACATGTATATGAATCCCTCATACTCATATCTCTTTCCAATAAACTCACTCATGGGAATACCTACGAACAGATAGTTCTTCACATCCCCTTTCTTAACCTCGACAGCGTTCTCTACACTGGACGGTATTACGTCTACAAATTTTACTCCTATTGCCATGATTACAAATTCAATTTAGTTCTTAATTCTTGACACAATTCTTGATTATCCCTCATGATACTTAACGTATTATCCACTCCATTGCCCACCCGGACCTCTCCGTACCAGTACCATGATCCTTTACGGGTAAAGATACCGGTTTCCTCACATAACTTCAAAAGTTCAAGCTCCTTGTCAAATCCTACGCCATAATACAAAGCCGTCTCTGCTATCTGGAAAGGTATAGCTGTCTTGTTCTTCAATACCTTTATCCTAACCTCATGGCCGATAGAAGACCCGTCTTCTCCTACAATGACCTTCTTCCTTGACATCTCCATACGGATAGAGGCGTAGAATTTAAGGGCATTACCGCCGGTTGTTACCTTAGGATCACCGTATATTACACCAATCTTCTCACGATACTGGTTGATGAATACCAGAACACAATCGCTTTTGTTTACGATCCCGGTAAGAACTCTCATAGCTTTTGACATCAACCGGGCTTGTAATCCCATGTTGCTGTCTTCCATATCACCCTCGATCTCCTTCTTCGGGACTAAGTTCGCCACGGAATCCACGACAATGAAGCCTACCCTGCCGGACTCCACCAGCTTGGCCGTGATATCGATAGCCAACTCCCCGTAGCTTGGCTGGGAAATAAGGAACCGGTTCACGTCCAATCCCATCTTCTTAGCGTATTCGATATCAAAAGCGTTCTCCACGTCTATTATAGCTACCAGCTTATCGGGGTGCTTTTTCTGGAACTCGATCATACTTAACGTACACATCATAGTCTTGCCACAAGATTCCATCCCGACCAGCTCATGAATCCGGCCTACCGCCCATCCGCCGCCGAGGGCCTTGTCCACCACCAGAGAACCAGTGCTTTCCCTTGGTATGGATATTATAGGCTTATCATCGCCGAAGTTCATTATCGAGCCTTCTCCAAGCTCTTTATTTAAAGATGATACTAACTCATCTACGTCTGAAAAAAGTTCTTTCTTAGCCATTATAATCCGTATTCATCGAAATTAAACAAATCCTGTTGTTTCTTGATCATATCCTTACCGATATCAGATATCTTTTCTGGATTCAAAACACCCTCATTCTCATCCACCTTCTCTATAAAGTCAGATATCTTATCGCTTAGCAGTACCATATCTTCCTTAGGCACTGATTTCAGATAAAGCCCGTCTATAGACCTACATCTTGAAAGAGCGGTATATATCTGTCCTATTTCGAAGGCTCTGCTGATGTCTACGAATATATTATCTAAAGTCATTCCCTGAGATTTATGAACGGTTATAGCGTATCCTAACCTCAATGGATATTGTATTATATAGCCGCAAGAAATGCCTTCAAGGGAATCATCTACCTGCTTATACTTCATCTTCTCCCACTTCTCTTTGGTTATCTCCACCTCAGTATCGTTATCTAGATGAACATATATCGTCTCATCAACAGTATCTATGCTGGTTATGATACCCATAGAGCCATTGACATACCCGTTGCCGTTTCTGGTTATTATGACCTTAGCCCCTACCTTTACTATAAGCTCATCCTCACAGGGAGCTACAGGCTTTTCCCCGAATACAGTAGCATCGAACTTAAATACCTTATTATTGATCTTATCAAGATTAGTCTTATTTATCTCATAAGCTTCTTTGTTAGTTGAGCATATAATTATAGTATTATCCATATTATCCGGATACTTGACCCTACTATCCAATATCTGTCTTGACTCATCGGTAATAACCCCACATCTTATATCCTCAAGTACGGAAAGAAGCTGAGGATCTTTTTGACGGAATACGTTCTCGAAGGTAATGACCGAGAATCCTGACGCTCTTAATGCCTTTGATGAGAAAAAGAACCGGCTCTCATAATATTTGTCGATAAAATCATCCACCGTCACCACAGGCGGTAGTTGTGATAGATCTCCAAACATAATCAACCTAACGCCACCAAAAGGTTCCTTGCTACGCCTGCATTGTCTAAGTATGTCAGCCACCTCATCAAGCAAATCAGGTCTTACCATACTGATCTCGTCGATAACGATAGTATCAAGGTTTCTGATCTTCTTCTTCATAAACGGACTTACATCCACCTTATTAGACAACATACCTCTCTCGATAGAAGAGATATAAGGATCGTTCTTTATAGAGAAAAACGAATGGATGGTCTGCCCTCCTGCGTTCAATGCAGCCACGCCAGTAGGAGCTACAATAACACATTTACCCAAAAACTTTACGATACGTCTCATGAACGTACTTTTACCACTACCGGCTCTACCGGTAATGAACAGATTCTCCCTAGTGGTGAAAATCTTCTTCAAGGCACGACCCTGCTCTACGTTTTTATCCACCGTCATAATATGACGAAGGAGGTCGTTTTCATTTCTAAAATCCTCTTTTACCATATCTTTTTAAGTTTATGGTACAAAGATACGAATAGTTATAATTAACTAATTGAAATAAATGTAAATAATATATAAATATTAAATTTTGTATCTGATACTCAAATCATCCAGCCTTACTCATCTCAACCCCTTTTGCCCCTAAGAAAACGTCTTTTATAAAATATTCGGCGATAATTATATGCATTATCGTTCCTCTGTATGATAGTCTTAGGTGTCCGATAGTTACGTTTTTCCTGTCTTTGGTATTGACTATTCCATTGTTTTTCTTTACCTCATCATATAAATCGGATATAGTCTTACAGCACATACTAAGAACTTCTTTTATCATCCGATATACCGTTCTTTGGGATATTAGCATCATACCTTCTTTTGATAACTTTATATTCAATCTATCCATAAGATATGACACATTGAATTTGACAGTTCTTTTTTTAGTTACCTTATATATCTTATTTATATTTCTGTTTCTAGCTAAGAATATTATTTTTGATAACATCTTGACTCTATTTAATTTACGACTTTTGTTAGCCATCCTTCTTCTGGTATTCGAATCAAGATTTTTATCAAGGCAGGTATATACAGATTCTCCTTTCTTTACAAACATATCCTTTATCCTTGGGGTCTTACTAGCCTTATGCTTGTATTTTATGATATCCGATAAAGCTATCATAATCTCTCCTTCAGCCCAAGCCTTTAAGCTTATAAGCTGGTAGTTCATATCCTCATGAGAATCCCTTAATACATGTCGGTAGCAGAAATAAGCGCATCCATCCGATAGGATATCAATAAAATCATTGGTGTTAATCTCTATCTGATCTCTGTTTCCATCTTGCATCCTTTTTCTTAGAAACACATGTTTGGATACGTTTATGATAATAAGATATATCATTGCCATCTTACATTCATCGCTGATCTGGATTCCCGATCCATGATACTCCTCATGTTTCAATGAATATTTTATGGCTGTCACTTTCTTGCCTTCCTTATTGGTAACAGGCTTAAAATCAACTGGACATATAAGTGATCCGGCTGGAAGTTTTACGCATCCTAGCTCATCTTTCTTGGTCTGAATATTACGTGGAATATATCTTTCGGTAAGAATCTTATCGAAATTTGATTTCATTATATGTAAAAATCTTATCTTTGTTCCCATAGAAGATTTTATTTGCTGCGAATATACGAGTTCCGTAAATACGAAACAAGTTATTCGGATGGATGGGTAGCCTGTGAAGGTCGCCCATTTGTTGTTTATACGAAATTGTCGTAATAAAATGGGGGGGGGTAAATATCTGTGTTTCTGTATGATCATTTTTGACATCATACTTGTTACGCGCGCATTAATAGGTATATTTATTAATTATAATTAACTATATTAATATATCCTACTTCCTAATCCTCCATGTTTTGTGTAGGGTATATCATGAAGTCAAATGTCTATATAGCTAATTAATATTTTTACTGCCAAGGTGTAGTGCCGTCAGGCAGGACACCGCAGGCTTATAATAACAATGCCATATGATGTTACCGGAGTCCGGGACCCGGAAGGGGATCGGGCGGAGCAGAAGCCAAAGGAGAAAAAGTGAGGTCTTGTGCGGTCGCTCACGCTCCGGCCGCCCGTATCCTCTACGGCAGGCTCCATCGCCCAAGACTTCCCATTTCCTTTGGATTTATATCCCATAGCACGGCAGGAAGGCATCCAAAGGGAAAAGGTGTGGTCATGTCCCGTGAGGCAGGATAGAGCTGTCCACCGCCGCTCGGAGGCATGTATGGCCGGTGCTCAACTGGCCTCGTTGCCGTGGCTTACGGTGGACTTATCTGGCTTTCCTCCGCCACTTCCACCGCCTTTTCCCCTTTTGATGTTCGTAAATACATGTTAATCAGCATATATTATGTTGATTATGGCATAATTTCTTGACAACGATATTTTTTTTAAGTAGTTTTGCTGAAAACTAATTTTATATGTCGGAACAGAGGAAAGCTTTCGTATTTGCGTTGCCTTACGACACTAGGTTGGATATGATCCAGCAGTTCTTAAGGATATACAACGGCTATCTGGATTCCAAGGGTAGGAGCTTGATTACTGAAAGGACGATAAACTTACTTTCTTTCTACATCAACTACGGATACTCGGATGATACCAGGGCTAAGTACATGGATTGTCATGGACAGAAGGAGTCTTACGTCGCTGTCCTGAACAACGAGCTTAAACGTGGGGGTTTTCTGGTGGACAAGAAGAACGGGAACTTCCGTACCCGTGAGCTGTCTATTGAGATGAGAAGCTTACGTAACTATTTTATTCTTGATGGGGAGGGTGATGATACTCGTGTAATGGGATTTGTGTTCAAGAGAAACAAATTGGATATTGATGGGTAGGAATCTTATTTCATTCGATAGGGATATCGTGGATGAGGTGGTAAGAAGATCTGATGGGAAGTTTACCAAACAACAGGTAGAGTGGTGCATGAAAGCATCCGTATCTTACGTCCACCACCTAGCTAGGTATACTGACAATATATCTATCAGAATCCCGTTTATCGGATACGTTATATGCAATCTCCGAGAGATGCGGGTAAGGCGTGATAAGATACGCCGGATATTTGTCAAGGAAGGTAATCGTTATCCGGATGAAAGGATGCCTATTGAGCTTGATTGTCTGGATAAGAAGATTAAGGCGATAGAGGATATGGAGGGGTTGAAGAACGGAGATCCTCTTATACGTGATAACCATGAGGCCATGTATCAATGTCGGTATGGAATGACATGGGAACAATTACAGGATTTTCAACAACAACAATTTAAAAAATAATATGCAAACAATTGGTAAAGCCCAAGTAATAGCCCAAGCTTGGGAAGATAGTTTATTGGGCAGGATTCCTAAGGATGAGAAGGATTATCCGGAGTGGTACAAGAATCGTCTTGATTTATGCAAGAAATGTCCTAAGAACTCTTCTAATATAGCTTTCTTTAAGTTACCAGCTAAGGTATTGCTGCAAAGATTGATGGGAAGACAGGCATGTTCGTTGTGTGGTTGTTTTATCAAGGAGAAGGCTTGGATGAAGACCGAGGTATGCCCGTTGAAGTTCGTGGAAGGAGAGAAAGCCAAATGGAACGCCATGGAGGTCATAACCGCCGATCATAACGATTTTAATATCGAGTGCCCTAACGATGCATTTGATATAGGACTTACGGATGACGAGAGCGAGTTTTATCTAAATATTTTTGATCAGAAAATAGGTGATAAGATAGAAATCGTGTTATTTATCACCCATAAAGATGGTTTCCATGTCAAGGAGCATCATCTTGGATGTGGATGTATGGGAGACGTGTCATATAACAAACATCCTGACAATGAGAATAGAACTATATTTAGGATGACATTGGATACCTCAAAATATACGGAAGGTCATTTTGAGAAACACCTATCTCTTATCGGTTATACGAAGGACGATCCTGAACGTAATTTCAAACATTTCCCGCTACGTATTATAGGGGAAGCTTATAAGTAAATACTATGCGAAGTCCCGTAAGAAGCAAGATAGATGATCGTATCCATGCCCTTATTGTCATGGAAGTCGGATGCCGTGAGTTACCTGAATATTCATTGGGTGATATACTTTACTCCGCTTTAAGGAGAGTTGCTAAGGCTAATGGTGGTAACGTACGCTTCTTGCGGGATGTTAGTACCAGGGATTTATTAAGAATAATAGATCAGAGTATCAGTGATGAGATCGAGTTAAACAACAACGATTATAATGCGTAATATGGAAGATAAAGATATAAAAACAGAGATCAGGGATTATCTTAAAGAAGAGGCGGATACTCATATAAGGCATTGGATAGCCATAAAGCGTGAGAGCAAGCGTCTGTATAGCGATATTGAAGATAGGACTAAGAAGATAGCCCTTAAATCATCTTCGTTGATAAAAGAGGAGGATTTTGTCGTTCTTCATGAGATGACCCATAAGATACAGATGTTGAATATAGAGGCTGTAAAAGTCAATTCTAGGTTGATGTTCATAATCCAGTTGGCTACCAGCTTCGGTATGGATCTGGATTTAGATACGACATATGCGTCCACCGCCAAGAGCATTATAGAAGACAGAACATCTGGATTCGTGTTTTATGATGACAAGGAACGTCTGAGATACGCTGACAAGGAGCTTGAGGATATGTTCCATGACATGAGCGTGACGGAAGTAAGTAAGATCGGGGTTGTTCAATCTTATGAGCTTCTTATGAAGCAGTATAATGAATTTAAGGAATTAAAAGAAAATGCCACAGGGAAGACGAAAGCCGACGAGTAGGGACGTCGATCGGGTAAACGATAATCTTGAGGTCATATCCAAGGCCGTGGATGACGCCAAGACGTATATCGCCAAGCATCCATGGGATAAGGAGAAGCCTGAGGATATGGCTAGGGCGTTCGATTTCATATCCAAGCTGATCGATAAGATCAACGTATGGAATGACTCGTATATGGAGAAGAGTGGGATCATGGATGTATACAGGAGTGTCAGCAATGTCCAGAAGAAGGAACGTAAGGGACAAGTGTCTGGAGGTATAGAGTCCGTATTAAAAAGTATGAAGTGATGGGGTTAAGCACGAGTCCAGAATTTTATGTAAACATGAAGAATCCTCCAGTGTGGAACGATTTGTTTGGCTGGGAGGATCAAGATGATGATGTTAAGCAGTTCTTTACAGAAGAGGCTTATAAGGTCAAGTACGGGGTGACTATCAATGGTACGTTCATCCCTCCATGGCTTTATTGGCATGTTAATTTCTTTCCCGTATTTCAAGATCTTCCAAACGGGGAGCGTGTTCCTGCTATCAGCCGGTTACGTGATAATGAATGGTTTTTCGCTGAGATGTACCAACGTGCCCGTCAGGAGAAGAAAGGGCTGGGGATGTTCGGTACCCGTCGTTTTGGAAAGGCCCTTCTGGACTCGGAGCTGATATATACTCCTTATGGATCTAAGAAGATAGGGTTCGCTGATATCGGTGATATCATATATGGCGATGATGGTAAGCTTACGACTATAGTAGGCGTATATCCTCAAGGATTCGTTGATATGTATAAGGTTACGTTTGAGGACGGGCGCAGTATAGTATGTTGCGGTCAACATCAGTGGAAGGTTAAATATCATGGTGATTATAAAGTCATGAGCACTATGGGTATCATCCACTCTGACTTCCAGAAGATGACTATAGACATAGGGGAGGCCGTGGATTTCCCCGAGCGGCGGTGGCTGATGTCGCCCCAGCTCCTTGGGTCTCTGACCGCCTCTTTCCTTTGTGGATCTACCGACAGGATCTTCGAGTTAAGCAATAAGGAGATGGATGATATTATTTATTCATCCAAAAAACAGAAGGAGTTGTTTATAAGCTCATTCATGAAGATATCTTGCGGTATAAGTACCGGTGACGATCGTTTTAAGGTCGTTTACAAAAGTGAGTATATTATATCCTTCGTAAGAAGAATATTCTGGTCTATGGGATATTATTGCGTCATGGATGGTGATGATATGTATATATCCAAGACTCATAACAGGCTTAGGATATCCGATATAGATTATTACGGGAAGTATAAGGCTACTTGTATTGAGGTCGATAATAAGTCCCATCAGTTTCTTACCACCAATTTTGTCGTATCTCATAATACGACTATCATGTCATCTCTTCTTCAGATGAACGCTACCATGACGATCGGGCTTAGTCATTCCGTGGTAGGTTTCAGCGATAGCGATTTATCTAATATAGGTGAGTATTGTGAGTATGGTCTTGATCATGTGCATCCTTTTTTCAGGATTAACAGGACCAAGACCGATTGGAGTTCTGGTGTCACCTTAGGCAAGCGTATGTCCAACGGGGTTCGTGATGTTCATGCCATAATATCCATAGCCAACATCAACATGGGTAGGAAGACATCCACACAGAAGACTGCCGGTCTGACCCCCGCCACGGCTATTTTCGACGAGGTAGGTAAGGGACCTATCAAGAAGCCGTACACTGCCGCCATGCCGTCATACGACACTCCTTACGGCTGGCGTCTCAGTCCGATCTTGGCTGGTACCGGTGGTGAGGTGGAACTATCCAAGGACGCTCAGGAGATGTTCTCTGATCCTGATACATACAATCTTCTGGTCATGGACTGGGATATTTTAAATCGGAGAGCCATGAAAGGGAAAACATGGAAAGAACGGAAATGGGCGATGTTTGTTCCTGGTCAGATGGCTAACTCCGGTGTCAAGAGAACTATAGGTCTGGGTGATTATTTGGGGAAACCTGATGATAAGAAGCTTAATAAGATCAAGATTGACGCCACGGATTTCGAGGCTAGTACCAATAAGCTTAACGAGGAACGGAAGAAGCTATCTACGAAAGATAGGGTAGCTTATACCTCTCATACCATGTTCTATCCATTTACGATTGACGACTGTTTTTTAAGCTCATCCCAGAACCTATTTCCGGTCGAGTACGCTATCAAGCATAAGAATGATCTTCTTGAGTCGGGGCAATATAGCGGCATGCTGTGTGATGTTTTCCTTGAATCGGGGAATAAACTTGGTACTACTAAATCGAATAAGCAATTGGCTGGTTTTCCGTTTAGCGGTGGTGTTATTGACGCTCCTGTCCAGATATTTGAGATGCCTCAATCCAATAGGTTTGATGACTTTATATATGTGAGTGGTAGCGACCCCTACAAACAGGCTAAGTCGGATACGCCCTCATTAGGTGCTTTTTATGTATTCAAGAGACGTGTTGGTATTCGAGATCCTTATGCCTATAGAATAGTTGCCTCTTACGTATCTCGTCCATCATCCATAGATCAGTTTTGCCGTACGTGTGAGGTGCTTCAGAAGGGATATGGGGCTATATGTCTTATGGAGAACGCTGACCAGATGTATGAGCAGTACCTCAACCGGAAGAGTGGTATGCCCGCTTCTTTCTTCCTGTTCGCTGGTGAGGCTATAGCCAATAAGTACGTGAAGGCCGGCTCCCGGCAGAACAGCAAGCTGGGGCTATACCCGACCCCCGGCAACCAGAACCTGCTCTTCTCCTGCGTGGTGGATTACTGCTGGCAGGATTTCGTTATCGGTTATGATGATCAGACTGGTCTTGATATAACTGTCAAGGGTATTGAGCTGATCGATGATATAGCCCTACTGGATGAGATAATACAGTATAAGCCCGGATTGAACGTCGATAGGATAATAGCGTTCGGGCATGCGTTGGTTCTCGCCAGATATTTTGACGATAACAATTACATGCCTAAATCGAAGATCGAGGAGATGAATAATGCCCGCAAGGAAGACGCTTATAAACACCATGAGGTATATGCATCTGCATTTGGATCGGTATCTATAGGAGCTTTTAGGTAAATGAATGTCAATTAAACGCCTATCTTTGTTGTAAATAAAATTGAATAATCATGGAAGTGTTTAATAGAGATCATTCGTTTCCAGCAAAAGGAGCGTTATTAGGATTACCTCCTCAGGCTATTTCCACGAAGAAAAAGAACAGGAAATGGAAGGAGGATTGTATGGATGCTCTTGAGACGATAGGGTTGAAACAGTATGATCGTAACCAGATGTACCGTGACTATTATCTGATGGCGGATGGTAAGTTATCTTTTATGGAGATGGCGGATGTTATCCCTCAGTTAAGGGACGTGCAGAAGTTAAGGAGCGATATAAGGATACCTTCTTTCTTGAAGCATTATGATATAATAGGTGGTATCGTAAATGCCTTTGAGGGATGGCTGACAAACCTACAGGATAAGTATACGGTTAATGAGGTAGGGGATATGGCTATAAGTGAGTATGAGGATACGATGTCAAACTTACTTCATCGTCATATACAAGAACAGTGGGATATTATCGTTAATCAGCGTCTTGTAGAGGCCGGTCTTGATCCTACGTACAATGAGTTTAATTCCGAGGAGGAGCGTCAGGCTTATGTTCAGCAAATCCAACAGGCCAAAGTGTCTATGACCCCTGATGATATCCAGAGGTTCATGAGTACAAGATGGAAGACGCAGGCGGCGGTATGGGGGGATCATACGATCGAGGCCGACCGTAGCCGGTTTTATATGGATGAGCTTGACAGGGAGAATTTCCGGGACCGTCTTCTTAGCGGAAAGATGTTCCGGAATCATTTCGTTGGTTTCGATTACTACCGTCCGGAGGTATGGAGTCCTATGGAAGTTTTCCATCCTGATGTAAAATACCCGCAATATGGATCTTATGTAGGTCGTCTTCATTATTACGAGGGTGTCGAGTTGATATCAAGATACGGCCATAAGATGACGGCCAAGGACAAGCGTCGGATTATGGGAGGTGACGATGATTATGAGGGATGGGTATCTAATGACGGTGCTAGGTATGACTGGAAGAAAAAGAAACCGTCTATTACCGGTATGTACGAGAATGAGGTTGTCCCATGGAAGGGATACCATGACTATGAATCTATAGTCGCCGCTGAGGATTACTACGGCGTTCCGATGGGTGAATACCACACCTTCGGGCCGGACGGGGAGGAGCACACCCAGCCCCGCTTCTTGCCCCGCTTCCATCCCTTTGGATATTTCAACTCCGGAATGGCCGATGGCAAGAGATATGAGATAGACTCTCGCCTTTTTAGGGTCATGGAGGGATATTGGGTATCCATGAAACCGATATTCTTAATAACTTACATGACGGAGACCGGGATGGTGGATCAGGAGCTTGTTACCGATGAGCTTCTCCCGGAGTTCTTGGAGAAGAACGGGATAAAGAAGGTGAAGAGGGTGATGGCAGAAGCCGTTGGTGATCCTGAGGTGAACACCTACATCTTGGAGTATGTTCCTGAGGTTAGGTTTGGAGTTAAGATCACCGGAGGTAATTTAATGGATAAGCCTATATATATTGGTGGGGATCCAATACCTCATCAGATACATGGTGACAGCAGTCTGTATGATTATGTCATTCCGGTTTCGGGATTTATAGGGGCTAGTCTAGCTGATCGCATACAGCCGTTCCAGATGATGTATAACCTTGCTATGAACCAGTTATACAATAACGCCGAGAAGGAGATCGGTAAGTTCTTCTTAGGCGACTTAGGATTCCTGCCTACGGAATATAAGGATATGATGGACAAGAAGGGAGCTTTGGCTACTTTTATGCAGATCGTGAAGTCCGTTTCGTTTATGGGCGTAGGTGGTAACGATACGAACAATCCTTACCAGAATCCGCAGATGAGTAGCATATATAACCAGTTCGGTGTATATGATCTTACTAATACGGATCAGATAAGATCCCGTATGGAAATGGCTTCTTACGCCTATATGATGGCTTATAGGATGATAGGTATATCCGAGCAGGCAATGGGTCAGTCAACCAGATACGAGAGTTCTACGGGCGTAAAACAGGGAGTTAACGCTACTATGCTACAGACTCAGACTTACTTTAATGATTTCGATGACTTCAAGAAACGGACATTGGATATTCATCTAGCCGTGGCTCAAGTATGTCAGAAGGAAGGATACGATTGGACCGTGATGTACAGAAACAGCGATCTTTCCTTGGCTTACATCAGTCTTACGGATAATAGCTTGTCGTTACGTCATCTTAATGTTATGGCTGTCTCTAATTCCAAGAAACGTCTGGAATTGGAGAATTTGAAACAATATATATTACAGACAAATACGTTAGGTAATGACTTACTTGATATCACTAGGATGATGAGCGCCAACTCAACGGCTGAGATGAATCAGATCGGAAGGGATGCTAGATCTTACGCCGATCGTGTAAGGCAAGAAGAATACCAGAATCAACAGCGACTTGTCCAGCAGCAAGCCGAGGCCGAGCAACAGGCACGTAATGATGAGCATGAGAAGGATAAGGAGCTGGCTTATATCAAGGGCAACTTCGACTTAAGGGGTAAGAGCATAATGGCCGCCGGTCAAGCGGCTAGGACCGAGAACAACTCTGAAGGCATGGATTATGTCGAGGCTATGGCTGATAGGGCTTTAAGGGAAAGAGATCTTGATATCAAGGAAGAGGAGATGAGAACCAGACAGGCTAACGCCGAGGCTGAGCGAAGATCTCGTGAGGAGATAGAGAGAAGGAAGCTGGAATTAAAAGAAAAGGAGATAGACGCTAGGAACAAACGTTCTGATACAGATAGGTTTACGTCAATAATAAACAAGAATTGATTACAAGTTTTGTAAATATTTTTACAAAATCTGTAATCATTTTGGCGTAAAATTCTGTCATATACTATAATGGGTTTGATTTAATTGGTAATTGGATTAATAATACTTTTGTAAAAAGCAAAAAAGGAAATTGTATGAATGACATGGGTGATTTCGCTAAGGGTTTTAAGACCATGAGTGTCGAGGAACTTTTTTACCGTGGTGACGGTGATGGCGATAAGAATAATATCGAGGGTAAATATGATAAGGATGGTAATCCTATAGGTGATACCAAGGAAGAGCCTGCCGACGGCGGAGCGGCTGACGGTGGCGGGGATAAGGGCGGCGACGCTACCAACCCAGACCCGGATTCCTTTGGCGAAGGCGGTACTGATAATAATAACGTGGTATCAGGTTTTAACGGGAAATCTTTCTTGGAGAAGATGGCCGCCAGAGGTATCATCGACAGTATCGATAACCTTGATATTATGGTAGATGATAAGCCAGTCGATCTTTCTACTATCACAAAAGAAGATGATCTACTTGATATAGTGGAGGGATTGATCAAGGATAAGGCCGATGAGTTGTTGAAGGATAAGGTTGATACCGGTTCTATGTCTGACTTCATGAAGAAGATGATAGAGGTGGATAAGGCTGGAGGTAACGTAGGTCAGCTTCTAAACCAATATCAGAACATTCAGGCGCCTTTGGACAACCTTGATATGAGCAACAAGAATGATCAGCTTGCGGTCATCCAGCATTATTATAAGATGTTGGGTATGCCGGAAGACGAGATAAAGGATAATATGGAGATGATGATTGGCAAGGGTGATGAGTTCATTGAGTCCAAGGCCAATAAGTTCCATGATATCCTGAAAAAGGAGATGGATAACCTTATCGAGGAGGAGAAGAAAAAATCCGAGAAAAGGAAACAGGAGTTGATTGAGCAGATGAAGATCTATAAGAAAGGTCTTAAGACGTCTATAAGCTCAGGGTTCCAGTTGACTGACACGATGATAGGTAAGGCTGTCGATTTCGTTACCAAGCCGATAGACAATCAAGGTCATACGGCTATAGATAAAGCTTATTCGGAGGCTATCAAGAATCCGGACATGGCCGCTGATCTGGCTTTGTTCTTGATGAATAAGGACGAGTTCCTTAAACAGAAGACTAACAAGGCTAAGATGGAGGTTAATAAGAAGACCATCACTCTTCTTTCTGGCAATAAGGGAGGAAAGCAGAATAAAAATAATATCGATAATGATACTATAGAGGCTAACTTCCTTGATCTGAGTGGATCAAAGAGTGTATAACATTAAAAGATAGATAATTATGAACCCTTTTTTGACAAAAAGTTTTCCGGCTACCGTGAATGGTGATAACGTTATTGCCTTCACCGATGCCAAGAACTATAAGACATCGCTCGTAGAGCATAACTTAGGCTCATTGGCGAGCTGGTATTACGAGGATCCGGACAAGAATCATTTGGGTCTGTTGAACTTGTTCTCTAATATCGCCAACTACCCTGTTCCGATGTATATGGGTATGATTAATAACGGTGCTACGATTTCCGTTAACGGTATCGGCGCTTCTTTCCGTTATGATCTTCCCGTTACAAAGACATTCGCTGTAGTTACGGCGGAGGATACTTCGACTCATCATCTGAAACCGGGTATTGATGGAAGTTTGTTTGATATCGTTTTGAATACATCTGAGTTTACGGCTTATGATGTCATCACCTATGACGCCGCTAACGGCTGTAATATCCTTATATCTGGTGAGATCCCTTCAAAAACAGAAGGTGATTTGACGCGTTATTGGGGTCGTGTTATCGGCGGAAAGGCCAAATACTTCCCTAAAGAGAAATTACGTCCGGGTATCCGTTATTGGAAGATCGGTCATGCTCTTGGTGAGTACAGTACCCAGTTCTCTAAGGTATCTGGAGCTGACAAGGCCGGTTCCATGACTTGTGAGTTCCGTTTAGGAAACCACCGTGGTGTTGAGGGTGAGACAACTATGTACGCTGGTATGAAGTCCATGCAGGCCGCTCAGAATAGCACTTCAGAGTTCGTGGAGACCGCTCTTCGTCGTATGAATGCCATGAGAAGTGAATACGAGGGTAATATTCCTGATTTGGCTATTATCGGTAGGACTGTTAATGGTAGACTTGATTTACGTACGGCTAAGGTAGCGTCCACGCTGGAGGTATTCTGTATGGCTGAGTTGGTTAAGCTGGAAGCTAGACAGTTAATGTGGCAAGAAGGTGGTATTATCATGGATCAAAATGGTCCTATCCATTTGAATGAGGGTATCTACCGTCAGCTTCGCCGTGGTTATACTATCTACTATAGTCGCCCGATGGGTATTACTAAGGATACTCTTATGGCTGCTGCCGCTTATATTTTCCGTGGTCGTCAAGATCTTCCTATTACGGAGCGTAAGATTAAGTTCAAGGTAGGAGCTATGGCTATGGTCAACTTAGAGAAGTTGATTAGAGAGGCTTTCTTTACTACGTTGAGTAATTTGAGCTGGGGTATGGGTAGTGACCGTATGTTGCCTTCTAATCCTATCTCTGGTACTAATGATGCTATGATCTTAGGTCCGGTACAGGTTAAGGGCGCTTTTCTTCCCGGCATCGGAAATGTAGAGTTCGAGCACGATCCTTCTTTGGATTACGCTGACATGACAGATCGTAGCGAGTTAGTGAATGGCATGTATCCTAGATCCTCTTATTCTTGTATTATTGAGAATATCACTGACGCTGGATCGACTAACGCGTATTCCGCTATTCCTAATACGGCTAACGCTAAGTTAGGTAATATGAATAACAACGTATTTTATATCAAGCCAGAAGGCGTAAGCATGTGGTGGGGTTATGAGTACGGTCGTTGGGCGCACAAAGCCAACGGAAATGAGATCGTATCATCCTTGCCGGGCATGAAAGAGCAATTCTGGTGCCATTCAGCTTCCGCGGCTTGGGTTATGGATAACAGCAAGTTCTTGATCATCGAGCTTCAACCGAACTACTTCGGCTAAGTTTTTTTCATATGTAATTTGGTTTTTAGAGGGGAGGATATTCCTCTCCTCTTTTTTTAGGAAAGTAACGCAAAAAAAATAAGGAAATGAAAGAGATTTTAAAATCAAAGAATGTATTGGTCGAGGTAAATGGATTCAATATCATGTCAGATACCTTGTATGAGGTAGTAGGTAAACACGACGGAAGCGCTCCGCAGGCCTTCCAAGATGCCAATATAGCCAAGGCTCCGTTCCCGGAGAATGCTACTCACGTATGTTGCCCGTGGGATGATTTCTCAGAAGTTTACAATACCGGTTTTTATCCAAGATCAAGATGTTATAATGGCATGGATAAGGATGAGGTTGATAAGTTGGTTGATCAGCGTGTCAATAATATAATGAAGCCTTTTGAGAATATTTCCCAGAAGGATCTTTCCCAGACCAATTTCGAGTTTTGGGATGATGCTAAAGACAAGATCTATATGGGTAAGGTTTATAACACGGCTAATACCGTTGAGTTATTTTATTTATATCTGGCTGTATTTTCTGGCATGTTGACTCCTCAGGAAATGGATGGTGATCCTATTTTCATGAACTCCATGTTCTGTTTCATTGAGAAAGACAACGCCAAGGATTTCGTTCAGCAGCGTGAGATCAATAAGATGAATATCAGCTATAAGTTCATCAACGCCCTTAAGAAAGGTGGCAAGGAACGTCAAGCTGTCATCGACCTTCTTCTGTACATCGGCATCGTGACCCGTCCTGATTTCACGGAGGATGATTATTACACCGGATCACTATCAAACTGGATGAACGAGAAGAAGACCAACATCGATTATCTGCTTGATATTTGGGATCGTTCATTGGAGGGTGATTTCAAGGAAGTTCTTGAGTTCTATCGTATCATAAACGTCCTTCAACGTAACGGTCGTATTAACATGACTCCATCCGGCTTGCAATATAATGGTCAGATCATAGGCCCTGACACCCGTACGTCCGCCGAGTTTTTGGCTACCAAGAAAGATCTTATCAGTGTAAAGGCTAATGTCTTGGATGAGTACGAGGAACTTATGTCTATTTCTAATATAGACGATAAGACCAATAAGGTTAAGGATGTCAAGAAGAAGGAAGACGTAGGGGAAGGTGATAAGGAGGAATAACGATGACGATCCAAGAAGCGTATCTAAGGTCTTTGCAGAAGAATGAGCAGAATCTCGCCAATGGCGGGATTAAGCTTGATCCAGGAAGGTTCGTGCTTTTGTTCAATGAGGCTCAGGATAGGTTGATAAGATACTATCTTAATAGGAAGGATGATGAGACCATCCGATCTATACAAACTCTTCTGGTATACTGGAAATCGCTTAATAAGATCAATCATATTGATGACCCCGAATCGACATCATTCGGTCTTCCTGGTGATTATTTATGGTTCTCAAATATAAAAGGAGCGTTTTCTTATAATGGATGTGAGGTTGGAGATTTTGTCATATGGGAGGCTAAGAACGAGAATGTCCATGAGCTTCTTGGGGATGATAATAATAAACCTTCTTTTGACTATCGGGAAACGTTCTACGCCATAGGTGACGGGAAGGTCGTGGTGTATGAGGACGGCTTCCGCACAGACGAGGTTAGGATGACCTACTACCGGAATCCGGTACGGGTGGATCTGGCCGGGTACATCAACGCCGCCGGCGAGCGGTCCACGGACATCGACCCTGAGCTGCCCGATCCTTTGGTGGAGGAGATTCTGGATATGGTCGCCAAGCAATTCAACCTTAACGAGAATGAACTAAGTAGATATAGGATGGATAAGGATAATGTGGCTTCCTTTAAATAAACATCGTTAGTTTGATCATTAAGCCTACTCGGAAACGGGTAGGCTTTTTATTTTACATAAAATGTAAACATTATATTATGTCGTATACTCACGACTTTATTTTATTGCGGTGATGTTGTTTATGATTATGTTTGCGTTAGGTAAATGATTTTTAAATTAAAATATTGATAATATGTTGCACAGACCGCAAGACCGGGTACTTTTCGTATCCCCGCACGCTAAGATGGTGGATGTTGACTCCATCTTCTTAAAGGAAGGACAGATCGGTATTTATGATACCAGAGATACTTCCGAGAACGGTTGCAAGGCCGTAATTGACTTTACCGGTAAGCCTCGTAATGATAAGCGTTATGAGATCCGTATCGGTCGTAATGAACAAGCGGCTTCCCGCTCTATATATGATAAGGATTTTTCCACGCCTTTGTTCTCGTTGAATGAGATCACCGAGATTTACGCTTCTTGGCCGAAGAAAGATCATGCTTATGTCGATGATGTTATCTTAGGATACAATGGTGTGTCTGATGACACGGCTTTCTCCGTATCCAAGGGCGACCGTATCGCTATCCGCTTGATTCTCGCCGGCAGGGCTTTCGAGCTTCTTGGTTATGAGGGAGGTCGTATTGAGATCAATGACGCTATCCTTTTGGATGATTGTGATAATACTCCAAATCAATGCGAGGAGTGCGATCCTTGCGAGGAAGTTGATTTGTTGCCAGCCGTCCTGAAATGTATCGAGAGGATGAAGAACCAGCCTATCGCTGGTGGTGGTAAGGTATCTGATTATATTGATATCACTCCGGTTACAAGATGTACTAACGAGGCTACGGAACCTGAGACGGAGGACGTGAACTTCTATTGTATGGAGGTTTGCGATACTGGTGATGACCTTGCCTTGGCTGAGGTTCGTGCCCAGTACCCGGGATTGAAGATCGTTCGTGAGAGCATCAACGGCAGCATGTCACGTTATAAGGTGATGAAGAAAGGGACTAAGCCTAATGACTATACTCAACGTCTGATCTCTATCATGAAAGGATGCGAGGAATGCCCGCCTAGCTATACTGAGGTTAAGGGCGGATACCTGTATTCCATTTCATTGGAGGATGACGGCGTTGATATGTCTACTACGGTAGAGTCTTTACCTAATGTGGTAGCTGATACGGTTAATAAGATGAGCCAGATCAAGGGATCAGGTTTGTATATTGCCGCTACTTCCAAGAAATTGACGGATGAGGAGATCTCTACTTTCGTGGAGGCTAATCCTACGGCTATCATTTACTATGTGGCTAAGACATCCGATATGTGCGAGAACCCTACGGTTCGTACCGCTTCATGGTCAGCTTGTGGTTCTTGCAAGGTATCCACCGAGAAGTATTATATCACGATCCCGGATGATGAGTGCGGAAACAGTGCTTTGGAGGAAATCAAACAGGCTTTCCCGGAACTGGAGATCACTGACTACGGTACTCCTGCGGCTTGCCAGCATAGCTTCCAGACAACGGTATATACTAACATGTTGTGTGATGAGTGCGACAAGGTGTTCGAGGGATTCTTCACCAGCAAGGCTCCGGCGTCCTACCGCAACCGTATGTGGAAGAAACTGGAATCGACTCAGGAACTTGGCACTAACTGCAAGTGCGGTATCCGTTTCCGTGGCAAGGAAATGTTATTATCTCCGTCAGAGTGCTTGATGGATAAAATGACTTATGTAGAGGATAGCGTTGAGATCGTTGGCGCTAGCGGTGGTTATCCTGATTCTCTTGATGAGGGATCCCCCATTTGGTGGGATCAGCTTCACTTCGAGAGATTGTCCAGCAAAGCCCCGCGTACTCATGTTGGCGGCAATATGATGGATGATGAGTTGAAGGGTTACGCTCATTTCAACGGCTTCCCGAAACATCAGGACTTCATGGGACGGACATTCATGAACGAATACAGCCGTGTTGAACAAACAGCCCAATATGTGGACTTCCAGATCACGATTAATCCTCATAGATACTCTCAAGGATTCGGTAAGTATCTCGCCGATGATCCGGTTAATTTGATATTACGTGTACGCTATGGTGCTCATGAGGGTGTTCAGGAGATGATTAACATGATCGGTGCTGCCGCTGGTCTTGGCCCGGCCATCGTAACCGAGCCGAAATAAAGAACCTTTTTTGCGTTCATATATTTCCTAAAGGGGAGAGATTCAATTCTCTTCCCTTTTTTGTTATCTTTGAGGCAGTAGAATTAAAATATGATATTATGTCGGCTATTAATGAGTATTTAAAGAGACTGGCTTCCATCTTCGGTAGCATGGGTTTCTCCGTTCCGCCAGATGACTTCTCAGGTGTTGTCATAGACGGAAAGACGTATCCGGTCATGATGAGGAATGACGGGTGTTACGTGTACTTCGATGATAAAGGAGTAAAGAGACTTGTAAGCGAGGTCCCTAAAAAGGACTATCAGTTCATTAACATCAAGGACGCCCGTGTGTCGATCGTCAACCAATGTTATCGTACTCCGGGAGGTCAGGTAGAGGCTCGTATCCATACCTATATGAATAATAAGGGTGAGATATTGGCCGAGAAGATATTTATCATCAACTCATCGGATATCGATACTCCCATTGGCACGGAATTGGATAAGATCCCTGCCGAGTGGGTGGCTATAGATTGTAGTATAGCGGAGATGACCGATCGGGAGTTGATATTCGTAAGTAAATGTTATGCCACGGAAGGAGGCAAGGTTCAGATAGAGGGCGTAGAGTCGGTTGATCCCCGCCTGAACCCGGAGGTGTCTCATTATGAGGTGGTGAATACTACTGACGATAGTAACCCTATTGGAACGAAGTATAATGCCATACCTGATACGTGGAGGCGTATAGTATGTGATTTTCCGGACATGACCCAAAGGGAGATAATACCGGTGCTTAAATGCTTTGATACCGGGACCGGAAGGGTACAGATAGAGGGGTATAAGATATTTGATTACGAGATGGGTACCAGAAAGGAATGGTATCGCGTCAAGCAAAGTACCGATCCTGAGAATCCGGTAGGTGAGTTTATCACCAGCATAAGCGATGACTGGGTTGAGGTCGTTTGTGACTTCACGGATATGGAGGATCGTGATATTGAGGTAACTATAGAATGTTATAAGACACCGGCCGGTAAGGTGAAGCTGGAGGTTCTTACGTCATGGGACGGGAATATAGGAGTTAGGGATAAGAGTTATAAAGTCCTGGAGACTACCGATCCGTCACAACCTGAGGGCGCCAGCTTCAGTTCCTTGCCAGACACTTGGATAAGGGTAGTCTGTGATTTTGACGATATGGAGGAGAGAGATATCAAATCCTATATAGAGTGTTATGACAGCGGTAGCGGAAACGTTAAACTTCGAAGGATGGTGTCGTATGACTCCAAGATAAAGGCCAGATACACACGTTTCGAGGTAGTGGACTCCGATAACGCAGACTTTGTCCCAGGAGCCGCCCTAGCTACCCTCCCCGACGGATTCTCTTTGGTTCCTTGTGATTTCGTTGACTTTGAGGATAGAATGCTTCAGTCAAGGAAAGAATGCTATAATACAGATAAAGGTCGTGTACAGGTATTAAGAATAACGTCTTATGATGGAGATATAGATATAAGGGGCGCTGTTTATGTCGTTACACGATCTGAGAACCCCGATATTCTCGTAGATAGGATATATAATGCCATACCTGGAGGATGGGATCGCATGGTGTGCGAGATGGAGGATATGGAGGATCGTGATATCGAGTCTTTCGTGGAATGTTATGATAGCGGTGAGGGTAATGTCAAGGTAAGGAGAGTCGTGTCTTATGATTCCAAGGCAAACGAGCGCCACGTCCGCTACGAGGTACTGGATTCGGATAACGGCGGTTTCACCCCGGGACAGCGGATATCCACCCTGCCTACCGGATGGTCTTTGGTGTCTTGTGATTTCACGGATATGGAAGACAGAATGCCTATTGATATCGAGGAATGTTATAGGACATCAAACGGGAGCATACGTATGAGACATGTGGTGTCTTATGATGGTGATCTTGGGAAAAGAAACCAGTTCTGGGAGATTGTGGACTCGTCTGATAACGGATATGGTCTAGGAGATAGGATGAATAGCATCCCATCGGTTTTTATCCGTGAAAGGTGTGCTATAGAAAGGTTGGATGATCGTATTACCAGAAGTGCGATAGAATGTTACTCGACTCCAGGAGGATCGGTAAGAATTAAATCCACTTACGTTATCAACCCTTTAAATCATATTAGGTCGTATAATCATCATGTATTGAGTTCTACGGATAATGATATCAAGATTGGTACTCAATATATCTCTTTGCCATCTAATTTTACTCGTATCGAATGCGAGGAGCCGGATTACATGGATCGGCTTATAGATACTACCGAGACCTGTTATGATACCGGCAATGGTACGGTAAAGATCCGGAGGCAAGAGTCTCTTAACGGTAATCTTGATCTCAAGACATTTGATTATAAGATCGTAGAGTCTACTGATCCAGCATATAGATTAAATACTACACCTACGCAATCTGTTATAGACGGATGGACCGTTATTAGCTGTGATCTCAATATCATGGATGTAGATGATTGTTATGAGATCGGGGGGCATAAGATCCATCTAAAGGGCTTTAGGACGGTCAATCCTGCATTGCAGGATATTAAGTCCAAGCTTTATGTGGTATATTCAGATCATCCGGATTACGGTGTTGGAGATGAGTTGTCTTCTATTCCTGATGGGGCTAAGGTCACGATATGCGATTACGCTGATAAAAGCCAAAGACATATGGTTCCGGTGCGAGAGTGCTATGAGGTAGCCGATGGCCGGTTCTATGTGGAGGGAAGTCGGTTGGTGGATAACGATATGGTCGTTGAGCGGACGTCGTTAACGGTGATGGAGTCATCCTCTCCTACCTACCCGGTAGGTACGACACTGACCTCCATTCCTGTTGGCGCTACTATAGTGGCTTGTTTATGTCAAACCTGTTAATCTGAATGGCTATGGTTAAAGTATGTAATGATTATTTTATGATTGACGCCTTAGCTGGAGGTCAGGTCATAAGAAAAAGGAAATATCGTCGTGAGAATACGATGATAGGATATAAGTGGTATGATTATAACGGGGTCGAGGTTTCCGACCCCACAGAAATATCTCGTCTTGATGGTCTGGCCACTAAACATCAACGTGTAGATGAGGCTTATGATGACCATGCTATTTTTATGTCTTCAACCAACTACGTTAACAGCGTTTCCGGTATACCTATGGACAAGCATATGGTTGTCGTTGAATGGAGACCGGATAGCGAGCAAGGTTTTGTCACCATGGCTCATGACGAGGGTCTTGACGGAGATAGCTATTATGTAGTTATTATCAACACCGGAGATAAGCAGGCCACGATCTACACCCCCGTGGATCCTGAGGATCCAAAGGATGGGACTTCCCGTGCGGTTGATGGCGATAACGTCTCCGTTGGTGGATCATATGTCTCTATATCCCCCAAGCAAGTAGAGAGGATAAGGGTTACTTTCCGTGACGGTAAATGGTATTATGAGTTAGTCACAAAGACATATCCTAGTAATACTGGAGGTGTTAAGATTGGAGATGTCGATTTTGTGACTTTTAGGTATTTATGGGAATCAAGCTCTGGAAGGGATTTGGATACTATGACGGAAGCCCTTAATTCTAATGTTCCCACCATAGATAATCTTGCTGTAGGTTGGTCTGGCCCCGGAAATGGAGATAGCTCTGTTAGGGAAGTCCTTAAATGGGGTGGTGATAATACAGGATCCGGTAAGGAATGTGTTTGGATGTCGGTGAAGGATTTAAGGGCTAAGTATTATGATGTCCTACCTGAAGAGACGTATTTTATGGCCTACGCTACATGGTTTGGATCTAAAGGCACGGGTAAATGCTCTTTTGAGCTTGTCGGATACAAGGGAGGTACGATGAGCCAAGATGGATATAATTTTATAAATACCGGTGGATCTGTAGTATATCAGAATACATATGATTTTGTATGTAATACCCATAAAGGAGCCGGATCGTATAAGACATCTTACGAGAAAGTAGCTCGTATTACTTACAATAAGCTAATTAATGAGGTGTATATGTCTATTGGAGAGGCTATAGACCAGGAAGATGATTATGATAAACTAGAGAGGGAGGTTGATAATATAAAGAAAAGACTTGATGACATCGAGGATGAGCTGGATGTCGTAAGACGTATAGCTGAGGGTAAGAATACGGCTTATATATTCGATACTGTCAAGGCTATGAACGACTGGTTGGCCATACCGGAGAACACGGCTAAGCTCCGTGTTGGCGATAGTTTTTGGATTCGCGAGTCGGATGTCCCCGATTATTGGTGGGATGGGAATCAAGCTCTAGAGCAGGAAGGCCCTAAGGTTGACTTATCTCCTTATTATACGAAAGACGAGATTAACGATATTGTTGATGATATTAATCAGAAGATAGAGGATAAGAGTATGTCGATTATCTTCGATACCTATATCCAAATGAAATCTTTCGTAGACGATCCTACTAACGCCGATAAGCTTAAGGAAGGTACCATCTTGTTGATACGAGATAAAAACGTACCTGATTATTATTACGATGGTGCTGGGATAGTCAAGATGGAGGCTGACGTAGAGCAATGTCTTTATATTACTTTAGCTAATAAGCCTACGGAAAGCACTATAAGTTATACCCAAGATCGGGAGGTAACTAATTTCGCTCCGGGAGCTATAGCTAGGTGGATTGACGCTGACGGGAATAATGTGTTTTATAAGCTTGTAGAGATAGTAGGTGGTAAGGCTAAGTGGATTACCCTTATCGATACTAAATACGGTAATGTGACGCTACAGAGTACTTACGACAAGAATTATGAGATCGTAAATATCGTATCTGGGTCTAGGTTACAGGCTATAAATAGCGAGAAGAATGATATCAAGTTTGTTAATAGCGCTACGGGTAACGTGACTGTCGTGTTGAATGATACCGTATCAGGGGGAGCCAAGAAGCTGGTGAGTATGCTGGCGGTGAACGAGGTAGTCTTGACCCCCGGAGCGGCGGTGTCGTTTACCCGGAACGGCGATGAGTTCGTGCTCACGGAGTTGTTTGGCATTACTATCTTCCCAGATCTGGCGGATGCCAATCGTGAGGGTGAGTGGGTCATGAGCGTAGGCGCAACTGGTAAACCGATCCTTATGGAGGTAAAGGAGATGCGTAAGTGGGATGAGAGCATAACCAAGGAGCTTACAATAGATGAGCTTAACGAGAAGTTCCCTAACGTGGATATCGGATTCGCTGTCGTATGCAAGACCATCAACAAGGTATATGAGATGGTTAACGGATACAAGGAATGGGTGTCTTATGATATAACCTCAATTAGTTGATATGGGATTTTTAGTAGGATATGATACGGCCCTGTCCTCGGTGACGTTTTATGTTAACGAGGATAGGTTCCCTTGTTATAATGGGAAGGATGCTGATTATGTGCCTGATCCGATAGTAGATTATGATGCTTTTAATCGTAATCTCAGGTTCTCGGCAAACAATCCAGGATTCGTGGACGTCGATTGGGGTGACGGGACAAAGGATCAATACCCTTTGGTCAAGATATCTGACGGTAGTTATAGGATAGTATTCAGGTCTTTAGATATTGAGTACAAAAAGAATCCTGACGATACTACATGGTGGTATAGGAAGGAGGATGGATCTCAGTATATACCGGTTCCTCCACATAAGTATAGCGATATCAGGCGTAGGGAGGTTACGATGAGGTTCTCTAACGTAATCGATGGGGAGTTCAATATGGAGGGTATTGTCCTCCATGAGTTTCCTGTAGTTAATCTACCTAATATAACTTATTTGGCTATGGTCAGGTCCGTTTTAAAAAATGGAGATATCCCATATGACAGGATAAGCAAGAGCGTTAATCTTCGTAATATACAGATGGGGTCTTTTTCTCACCCTGGTGTTTGGGATAATTGGCCGGAGGGGTTTTTAAAAATGAAAAGATTGAAGTATTTTGGGTGTAATTCCGTTTTTAATTTCGCTGATAATCCTGATTCTAATTGGAGAAGATTCTCTGAATGGAAGAATCTTACTGAATTTAACTTCAACTGGTGTAACATCCCTTCTTATGATCCGGCTTTTAATTCTATTCCAGCAAAAGGTATAAGCATTATAAGCAATCGGAATAATATACCTGTATTTGATGAGGTGGATAAGGTTGGAGATGATAAGACAGGCGTTACTTTTATGGGTAGTGGTAGCTCATGGAAACAAGATCTAGTAGAAGGTAAGTTGAATAAGATTCAGGGCACGTATTGTAATTCAGGCACGGTACCGGTAGACGATCTCCCAGATTGGTTGTATGAGGTAAGGGAATTTAGGATATGGACTTTGCGTGATGGTGGTACATTTATAAATACGCAGGAGAGGGCTGATACATTCGTAAATACATTTTATGATAAGATAATGTCGTGGAGTTATATAACGATGTCACAGACGGCTTCTGACGGTAATAGGAATCAGTTTTATAAACTCACCTTAGATTTATATACTTCCGCAGCTCCTACCAACAAGAGACCATCTGGCGTTTATCAAGCCCCTGAGGGGTTTGATAAGGGTGTTAGCAACGGTAATCCTACGACGCCTATGGAGAAGGTGTATGTGCTTACCAATAACTACGGGCAGACATGGGTCTTGGCCCCTGCCCCGGCTTCTAAGGCCGCCCTTACGAGGGCAAGGCGGGCTGGGAAGGCTAGGATCACCCCTTTCGTCCTTGGCGTAAAGGACGGCCATGTATCCGTGTTCGGCGGAGATGTATTGGATGATAATATGAGTAAGTATAATTTCGCTGACAAATACGAGGCTATAGATATCTGTAACGATCTGGGATTGGACAGTTCACCGGTTGTCGAGTATTTCAGGAGAATAGAGGAGGGAGAGGTATGAGGCTGATATGTAAGGATACGAATAAAGGGTCTATAACCTTTTTTACTAAGGGTAAATATGCTTTTAGGGGCGTTAACAGGAATGATACTACTGATGATGTTCCTGATCCTATATTGGATGGTAATAATTATAATGAGACTATAGGATTTTATTCTAATGCTCCCGGCATGTGCGAGGTTGATTGGGGAGATGGGAGTAAAGAGCAATTCCCTTTTGTAAGGGCTAGGAGTGGATCTATATATGGTCAATACAGGTTGATGTTCAGGAGAAGGGATATAAGTTATCATAAGAATCCAGACAGTCATCCATGGTAGTTTTACAAAGAGGACGGGAGTGAGTATGTTCCCGTCCCCAATCATGCTTATGATGATGGCATGGATAAGGAGCGTGTGATATCCATGTCTTTTACCAATGATGTTACGATGATGGAATCCTATAGGATTATGATGGTAGGTTTTCCTATACTTGATATGCCTAGCCTTATCAATATAATTATAAGTATTCCTGGGGATCGTACCATAACAGATATACCAAAGGATAGGATAATGAGATCGGTAAATATAGAGCGTATAACATTAAGTGAGTTTGGTGTGGATACGTTGACGTCCATCCCGGAGGATTGGAATAGACTAACTAAATTGAAAGGTCTGAATTTGTCCAAGTCTATTGACTTTAGTGATACCGAAGCTTCCAATATAAGGAAATTCCCTTCCATGTGGCCTAATTTGGAGATATTGAATTTAGCTGGTGGAAGGGTTAGGGTATATCCAAGGGAATGGCTGTCTTTTAGCAAGCTAAGAGAATTATATATATCCCCGGGAGTGGCTATGCCATCGTTTGATCCTAATACATGCCCGGCTATGGATGAGGTGGATAGGATAAATTCTAGTTTAAAAATTTTCAGTCATATAAACAGATGGTATGGATCCGTTGTAAGTTGGCATCCGTATATGAGTGGTAAGGGGTTGGAAAACATTGAGAGTCTCGACGCTTCACATAGTTATGGTAATATAGATGTAAGTAATCTACCGGATTATATATATGAGATGAGGTCTATGAATAGCTTTTATATGCATTTCTGCGTGTCAACCCAAAGTCGATGTGATACGTTTATATCAACATTATATGATAAGGTAATGGGATTTAATTATCTCACTATGTCCTCCTATGCTTCTGATGGCGAAAGGAATCAGTTTTATGGATTGTATTTAACTATGTATTCGGCTGCCAGTCCTGTTGATAAAAGACCTAGTGGCGTATTACAGGCACCTTCTGGTTTTATAAAGGGTCAGTCTAATGGCTCTCCGTCGACTCCTATGGAGATGGTTTATGTGCTTATGAATAATTATAGATGGTTGTTTAATATGGCGCCAGAGGCTTCGGTGTTAAGGTCAATACGATCTTCTGATATTGACACGAGGTCGTATAAGCCATATAAGCTTATCGTATTTGACGATGGGCGTACCTTTGTAGGCAATGGAGATGTTTTAGCTCATGATACGGATAAGGTATTATCGTTTGGGGGTCAACCAGAAGGGGAGTATTTATGTGATTCTATGGGATTGGACAGGAATGTTATTGTAGAATATTTTAACAAGATAGGTAATGGCTAAGACATTATATAAATACGAGGCATCATCCAACAAGTTCGTGTGGTTCACTACATGGGATAGGGCACTTAGAAATTATTATACCGATGATTATAATTATGTACCTGATCCTGTCGTTGGTAATCCTTATAATACGTTTGTCGAGTTTAGATCCAGAAAGCCCGGTATGGCTAATGTGGATTGGGGGGGATGGAATAAAGGAGCAGCTTCCTATGACCAAGGTTCAAGGGAAGGATAATTATCGTATTATATTCCGTTCTTTAGCGATACAACATAAGAAAAATCCCAATACTACGTGGTGGTTCAGGAAGGAGGATGGATCGCAATACGTACCTGTGGATAATCATGCTTACGCTGATGGGAGGAGGGACGTACAACGGGCTGTGTCGATAGATTTTACTTGTGATATTTATTATGCCAATATCCAAGCTTGCAAGATGACATCTTTCCCGATTGTGGATATACCAGGACTTGAGTTTTTGGTCGTATCCCATACGCTGTATGTTAATGACGGTATACCTGTAGACAAGTTGTCAAGATCCAAAAAGTTAATTTATATCGATCTTCAAAATATAGGGCAAAGAATGACCGTAATTCCTGAGGCTATAACCAGTAAGACAGAGGTATATTATTTAAATATGTTTAATATGCTTGATCTTAGGGATATAGAATCTAGCGGAATAAGGAATATAAAGAATATGAAAAATCTTCAAACCCTTGAATTGTCTTCATGTTATTTGGATAGGTATATAAAGGAGTTTAATGATCTTCCTAAATTAACTTCGTTGAAAATACATCCTGGCCCTTCTGATATGTGGAATTATTTTGATATAAATACCCTTCCTTCTTTCGAGGTAGATAAGATAAATCCTAACATTACTGATTTTTATTTTTTAGATGACTGGGTAAGTGGAGAAAGGAGGACGGGTTGGAATGATGATAATATGTCTGGAAGGGGATTGGAACATCTTACTAGTTTCATTGCAGCTCATAGCAATAGTCTTAGAATGGATAAGCTTCCGGATTATATTTATGAGATGAGGGCTATTACATGGTTTAACGTGAATGCATCCACTCATAGCCAAAAAAGATCAGATGATTTCGTGAACTCTTTCTACGACCTTGTTGTAGGATGGGATCAGATTACTATGACATCCGTGGCTAAGGATGGGAAGAGGAACCAGTTCTATAGTCTTTCGGTAAGCATGTATGTTGCTGCTTATCCAACCGAAAACCAGCGTCCTTCCGGCACGGAGCAGGCCCCAGAGGGATTCGTGAAAGGCTCGTCCAACGGGTCTCCCGCTACACCTATGGAGAAGATATATGTGCTAAAAAATAACTACGCCCAGAGATGGACGATTAAACCAGAATAATATTATGAATATCCATATTTTAAAACTAAATTGGGGGGGGTAAAATCCTATTTGCCTTATGATGAGAAGAAGGATGTTACCCAAAAGGAAGGTAATAGAGGTATTCGAGGAATTATCTCCTCAGGATAATGGATATTGGACGGTTCCTGATGGGGTCTATGAGGTTGAGTTCGCGTTGGTCGCCGGAGGTCTTAATGGAGAATATTCCGATATATATAATGCCGGGAGTGGAGGTAACGGAGGTGGTGTACTGACTGGGACTATATCCGTAAATCCAGGTGTTACATATAGGGTGGTTGTAGGAGATATAGGTGGTGATAGTATATTCGGTATATATCAGGCTATTGCCGGTAAAGGTGGAAGAGGCGGATATGGAGTTGAAGGGGATGGTCATGATCCTTCCCCGGGAAATCCAGGGCAAGATGGATCATATGTTTTTAATAATAAGTATCCTGATCGTTATCCTTATCCTATGGGCGCTGGTGGTGGATCGGGAGCTTATACAAGAGGATGGGATAAAGGCTTTTTATCCGGAGGTAAAGGTGGCAATCACGGAGGAGGTGATGGGGCTGGAGCTGAGGATACTGAGGGTGTTACTATTAATGGCGAAAATGGAGGTAATGCCACTTATTATGGTGGTGGTGGTGGAGGAGCCTCTAAAGCTTCTAATAGTGGGGCTACGAGCGGTCGAGGAGGATCAGGTTATCGTGGTATTATTATTTTGCATTATTTAAAAAACGGATAATATGGATAGAAATAGTATTATAAAAGAACTAGGTTCGTATTTTGATATAGTGGAATTAGTATGTCCTCATACATATAATAAGTGGAAGGACAGATCGTGGCAGTTTCTTGATACAGCGTTTCTCCATAATCTTCTTATATTACGGAGGGATATAATCAAACAGCCTATGTATTGTAATAACTGGGATAAGCAAGGGCAGTTTTCCCAACGTGGTCTTAGATGCAACATCTGTCAGATAGTTAAGGATAAGAAAGATGTTTATCTATCCGCTCATGTGTTGGGTAAGGCTGGTGATTTTGATATCAAGTCGATGACGGCGGAACAGGCTAGAGGCTTGATCTTGGATCATCAAGATATGTTACCATATCATTTCCGGCTTGAAGGGAAGGTGGGTTGGTTGCATTTTGATAGCCTTGATACTAGGAACGGTATACACGCCGTGGTGTTTTAGGTACTTAATGGTATAGTAGTTAACTTTGCGAGTAGGGTATAAAATGAAAGACAAAGACATGATAGAGCGAGTAGGGGCTTTGTGGAATATTGCGCTTGCGTATGGTGCCTCTTGTTGGGCTTATTTCCAGCCGGTACACCATTTATTAATTGTATTACTTATAGTATTAATAGCTAATTTTTTAGCTAGGTTAGCGCAAAGCATAAGGGGCTGGAAGCTCCGACGGAGTCGTAGAAGAAGGTTTAGTTTTAAGAGATGGTTTAGGGAGGTCAGGTTTACTGATATTCTTAAGGAGTTCGCTTTGTCCTGTTTTATAGTAATGACATTATGTGTTATATATAAGACGTTATACCCGATCGAGGAGGAGGCTAGCATGATACTTACCGTTACCAAATATGGGGTGTATATAGCTCTTGTTGGATATGTTATGCTTTTCCTGAATACGATAGGGGATGCTTTTGCTGACGCTTATCTGGTTAAGGTGTTCAAGGCTGTATTCAATAGGATAAACGTATTCAAGATGTTTGGCTTCTCTAAAAACATACCTGATGAGACGTTTGACGATATAAAGAAAATTGCGGATGATGAGGTTAAGGATAAGTCTTAGGGCTGTTTTTTGTTTAGGTCTGTCGCTGTTCCTGTCCTCTTGCGGAAGTAGGAGGCAGGTTAGCGACACGTCTATTGATAGCCGGCTAATAAGCAGGATAGAGACGATGATAGATGAGGCCATGGATCGGAGGATCGTAGAGATCAAGACATCTGATCTTAATGCTGATATCGTTATAACTGAGAGGAAATTCGATACGGGCAAGGATGTTGATCCCGCCACGGGAGAGCGCCCGGTATCGTCCGTGACTGACGCCCATATCGTCATTGGCCGGCGGGACAGCACGGTGACAGCCGATTCCCTTGGAGTTAATAAGACAAGGAATGATATAAAGGATCTGGATAATAAGACAAATATCAAATCTAAGGACGTAGATGATAGGAAGGAATCAAGATGGCCTATAGTGTGGATAGTAGCTGGTATCTTGATGATATTGTTGGTATTGGTGTATATATTGAAGAAGACAAAGATTTTGTAATTATATATCATAAAAAAAGGGCTATGATCTCTCACCGCCCCTTCTCTAATTAGTTTTTAAAGGATATGCAAATAGCATAGAGGTCAGTCCCGGATTCGAACCGAGGTATATGGTTTTGCAGACCACCGACTAAACCACTCATCCAACCGACCATGGCGCAAATGTATACATTCTTTTTGATAATATATTCATGTGGTACTATTTTTTGAATCTATTTTTTAAGATTCGTCTTTATAGTTATCTTTGTGAAAAAGAAATACGAATGAATCAGATCAATATCATACCGAAGATAATTCATGATAAGTTCGCCGCTAGGATTATCATGGATGATTACGATATAGAGAAACCTATCGTTATTACTGTCGTGGCTAGACGTAACGATGGTGAGTATAATACCCAGATATTGACATACCCGACATCGGGCTTTGATTATGAGGGTAATGTAAGGATGGTGTTTTTCGATGTTGCTAGGTCTCATGTTTGCCAGATAACATCGGTGTTTATCAACGGTCATGAGGTCAAGACATATTATACCGATATCCCGGATCTTGATATGCAAGCTCGTTATGACGATAGCTTGTGCCGGTACGATAAGAAGGTTAATATGAATGATATTAGGCTGTCGTTTCAGGTGCTAGAGACACGTGATCCCAAGGTGCTTCAGGTATTGGATGAGTCCGAGTGGGGGCTGCTGGAGGATAGGAAGGCGATCATCGAGATCACTACGCCGGGCATGTCTGACCCCGTTACGTTGTTTCTTGGCAAGAATCAGGTCAATACCTTTACCAGTTTAACACTAGGTCTCAATTGCTTTAATTACGATGATTGTAATGTCAAATACCTTGACCTCCCAGACGGTATATATGATATCAAGATCATAGGTAGCCCTTCCACTTACAATTTTAGTCGCAAGTATCTTAAGACGGATCTTATACGCAGGCGTCTTGATCGGCTATGGATTAAGACTGATATCCTATGCGAGGACAAGGATAAGGATCTTATAAATAAGATACAGGAGATGGAGATACTTATGGTCGTAGCGGAGGCTAACGTTAGGTTGGACAATATAGAGGCGGCTCATGAGATCATTGATCGTGTCGGAGAGCTTCTTGAGATGGCTACCAATTGCGTGGATTGTTAAACATAAAAATATTTAGTCGTGGGTTGTAATACTTGTAGGGAAAAGGCATTAAGGGCCGAGAGAGAAAGAATTGAGAGAAGTATGATGAATCATTCTTCTTCTACCGTTGTTAGCGATAGGGAATATGCTTCTAGAAGCACCGCTGGATGTATGGTTATGCAAGATCCGTTGCAGACCATGGAGCGTGACGTGGTTAGTATATATAGGCAAGTTCGTACCAAGGGTGATGGCGTTGGTGTATCTTATCTTAATATGCAGAAAAAGATCCGTGAGTGGATCAAGAATCTGCCGTATGAATGCCCGCCTGACGAGGAGGTACAGGAAATGAGAAAGGAGATTCTGGATGGGCGCTCAAAGCATATCAAACCTTGATAGGATAGATCTATGTAAGGTCGTAGACGAATGGCTGTCCTGCCAATGGGGTAGATATATGAGATACCATAGGTATAGGATCGGGAATAAGCCCGATATATCCTATTGGGGTAAGATAATTCGTCTGCAAAGGTCATTATGTGATAATGATTGCGGGTTATGCCCGGATGAGGTGAGATCGTTAAAGGAACGTGTTAATAAGTTACTGGCATGAAAAAATACAGTTGTTTACATATAACTCCGTCCACTTGCGTACCTTATGAGGGTGATCTACCAGAGTGGTCAAAGCATAAGGACTCTGATGAGTGTGTTATGATCTCTGATGTGATAGAGGAGATATATGACGAGCTTACCCGTATCAGGGAGGCTATAGATGTCCGGGACCTTGGTAATTCATGCGTAAACGTAAGTGGGGATAAGACGATCGCTAAGGTCGTATACGCTTTGGAGGATCGTATATGTCGCGAATGATATATGGAAATAAGGAGATAGTACGGACGTTCACCAGGAATAATTCTCCTGCCGGGTATGTGGGCGGCTCTGTTGATTATCGGGTCCCGCCCAACGTCTATTTTGGCGATACGCAGGAGGAGGCTGACAGTAAGGCTGAGGATGATATTAAAGCCAACGGTCAGGACTACGCCAACACATATGCCGACATAATACCGTCCGTATGGTATAATGATCAGGTATGCGATGAGTTTATTAAGAACAATTGCGTAAGCGGTAAGGGATCTAAGGAACAGGTATGTGTAGAGAAAGGTAGGTTTGTCTCTTACGTATCCAAGAAAGATGCCAATGATAAGGCTAGGGTGGAGCTTGGGCGGATCGGGCAGGGGGAGGCCAACTCCGTCGGGGCTTGCTGCGAGGACTGGGCCTCACAGCCTCTTCGTGGCTTATTTTATAAGAACGATTGCGAGGCTGGTAAATCAGGCAAGGAAGGTATTGTATATGAATTACCAGCTGGAGCTGTCATATCCGATATCTCCCAGATAGACGCCGATACGTTAGCCTATAGGAAGTTCATGAAAGAAGGTCAGGAGAAGGCTAACGCCGAGGGTAGTTGTTCACCTGTATTCTATAATACGAAGATCGGTGATTGGTTCGAGAAGATATGTCCGTTCGGATATAAGTCCGGTAAAGTATATTACTCTATCAAAGCCAATAGGTTTAGGTCATGGATATCGGTTGAGGATGCCAACGCCAAGGCTCGTGAGGTTTTGATGGTAGAGGGACAGGAGTACGCTGATCTTAATCTTGAGTGCGAGAAATGGATCGAGAATATCGATCAAGAGGATCAGTGTTATTGGTAAGAATGCGTTTGTGTTTTCCATAATGTTAGATTAGTGTTTTGGAGGTAGCGGCTTATGGTCTCTACCTCCTATTGTTTCATACGTCTCGTTGTCTTATAATCAAACCAAATAAGTATCTTTGCTAAAAACATTAATATTATTAATATGTGTAATACAGGTGGTTGTTGTCATGATCATTCACGGGAACGTCCCGAAGAGTGTTGTCATGGCGTTAAGATAGATAGGTTTCTTAACAAATGCCCTAACGATCCTTGTGATCCTTGCGATCGGGATTGTCAGGAAGAACCTTGTGTTGGTTATGGATGTCCTATAACCTTGTATGATAAATGCGTCTTGTACTCAGGCGATGAGTTGGTAGCGGATGGTATAGATAAAGGTACTGATATGTCTGTCGTTATAGACTCATTGAGGCGTATTATAGCGTCTAGGGATAAGCAGATAGATTTATACCATCGTGAGGTTCTGGATTTGAGGAAGATTATAAACGAGCTTGTCAACGCCGGTGGTAGCGGCGGGGATAGCGGAACTGAAGAGGAGGTTTGGTGATGAACGGTTGCAACAAAAAACAATATAGGCCTACTGTAGACGACACGAAAGTACCGTGCTCTACGTACATGAGTACCGATTGTATTTACCCCGGTGATAAGGTACGTGTGGAATCATTGGGATTATCCCCTAATTGCGATATGTCCGATACCCTTAACGCTATGATAAAGGCTATACGGGATAGGGATGCTGAGATACTTGAATTAAGAAGAATGATCAACAAATTGATTTGATATGAGAAATAATTGTAATCCATGTAAGCCGGAATATAGACCTGGGGACGAGTGTAGTATCTACAGTTCCAATATCATATATGACGGTCAGTCGTTCCCTGAGGCAGATATCAGGAACGGTGATAGCATGAATAGCGTAATCGAGTCTCTGGTAAGGAAGCTGGTTGCCGTATCTGGTGCCACGGCATCCATCCAACGTGACTCGTTCAAGGGTGTTCAGGCTGTCAGGTTAAGATACGAGCCGTTGAATGTGCTCAGCGTTACCTATTGTGGTACTATCGTCCCTAATGACGGATATGTCGTTTCTGGTAGGTCCGTTAAGTTTAAGAAGAAATATTGCATGGGTGATGAGTTCACTGATGTTAATATCGTATATACTACATTGAATAGTAATATTTTAAATACTTCTTGTTATGGCTAAGAGAGTGTACGATACGGTCTTGGCTTCCGATTGTGACGGCTGGGTATGTGGTGAGATCCTCAAGAAGGGATCTCTCCCCGTAGACAGGTTAGAGCTTGATTCTTTTTCAGAGGCTGTCAGGGAGCTTATAGAACGGTTTTTTGAGGAGGGATGGTTGCCGGATATGATCTGTGATCTTGGTTGTGGAGGCGCCAGCGTATTTGAGATTAAGCCTACTAACTTCGAGTATCCTCCTGAGGGTGGAGAGAAGATCCTTGAGATTATTGTCGGCAAGAGTGATAAATGGACTATAACGCAAGCGGATTGATATGGCTAGTAATTTAAAAGATATTCTTGCCAAGATCGAGCAAGGCTCCTCATGGGTGTCCTACGACAAGATTTCCGGTACCGGCCCCGACAAGGTGGCTATTAAGGTAGAGCCGGGATGGATGGGTAGGTTGCCTAGGGAGACTTACGTAGCGGTCGAGAAAGGCAAGGTTACGAAGCTCGCTACCATAACCCAGAAGGGCATGGAGCGGGTAAGCGTGGATCCGACCAATATCATGTTCGATATGGAGGGCGGGACGGCGGTCATCAACGCCAAGCTTAACTCCGCCTCGGTCAAGGCCTCCTGTCTTACCCTTGGTGGCTCGGTGAGCAAGTCTTATATAGTCTCCATGAACGTGAATGGCTTATCCATGAAGGTTCCGGAAGAGGATAGCAGATATATAGTGTATGCCGATCCTGAGGATCCCGGAGCCACTGATTTGTATGAGGCTAGCTTTGTCATAGCTATGCCTAAGAATATGGATAACGAACAACATCATGAGATGTTTGTCTTGAACGGTAAGGTTGTTAATATCAATCAACAGCCTAATGATATACCTTATATCATACTTGATCATGACTTTGATAACGTAACTAGTGAGAACGGTCAGGTTGTCATCGATATCAAGTCAAATACCGAGTATGATATCGAGCTGGTATGTTGCACTTGCGGTGATGGTAGTGAGCCGGAACCGGAACCACCCTTCAACGTGGATCCGCAAAGGTTGACGCTTAATAAGGATGGTGATACCCAAATCGTGAGGGTAGAGGCCGGAGATGATGTTTCATGGAGAATAACTGAAGGATAATATGGCAAGGGAAATAGATAAGAATTGTGTCGAGGGTAATTGCTTTGCCATTAACGACAAGAGCCATGGGGTAGGCGATAATAAGCTTAATATCGTATACAAGGCTAATTATACCGGTCAGATCTGTACGGCTAAGTTCCGTATAACGTCAAAGGACGGTAATATTGTCAAGGAGTATATGATAGCTCAGGACGCCAAGCCCGTTTATTATAATATCAAGATGGTTCAGCCGTTCACTAAGGACGACTGTCTGGCCAACCAGCATGGATCGGTGGTGTTGTATACGGTCGAGGAAAGGACTTACAAGTCGTTTATCTCGCAGGAGGACGCAGACGCCAAGGCTATGGAGGATATAGCCCTGAACGGTCAGAAATACGCCAACGAGCATGGTGAGTGTATAACTGATATCTGGTATAACGAGGAGCAGAGAAAGACGTTTATACGTAATAATTGCGATAAGTTCAGTGACGGTCAGGAATATGTTTATATCATTCCTGAGGGAAAGTACGTATCTTCCATCTCTCAGGAGGACGCCGATAGGAAGGCTATTGAGGACATTGAGAAGAACGGTCAACAACAAGCCAATTTGGAGGGTGAGTGTAAGCCTAAGGAGAATATCTATTATGGTAAGTTTAGCAAGACCTTTACCCGTAACAATTGTGATTCCACCCAATACGGTACGGATGTGGTTGTTAACGAGACGATGGTTACGGGAGACTTCAGATCCATCGTGTCTCAGGAAGACGCTAATAGCCTAGCAAGGGCTGCTGTCGAGGCTCAAGGTCAGGATATAGCGAATATCAAGGGTAACTGTGAGAAGATACCGGTATTTACCGGATCGTACTCCAAGGTATTCCAGAGAACCAACTGCCCTGAGGGTTCTACTCCTGTTGACTTCACTGTGGACGAGAAGATGTGTTCTGGATATCCGTTCACTTCTACGGTATCGCAGGATGCCGCCAACAAGCTGGCGCAGGACGCTGTCGAGGCGCAAGGTCAGGCTATCACCAACGAGCGTGGCGACTGTCAGACTAACGTCTACTATAACGTAAGGATGGAGAAGACAGTCACTAGAAACAATTGCGATGAGTTCCATATCGGTCAACCTTATACTTATGTTGTAGCCGCTGGTAAGTACTTCTCTATTATCTCTCAGGAGGATGCTGACAATAAGGCTAAGGCCGATCTTGAGGCTAACGCCCAGCAACAAGCCAACCTAGAAGGTGAGTGTAAGGAGAAGACGATCTACTACGGTAAGTATAGCAAGGAATTTACCAGAAACAATTGCGATAAGACTCAGTACGGAACCAAGGTTACCGTGGATGAGACTATGGTGACAGGGGATTTCAGGTCTACCGTATCTCAGGAAGACGCCAACAATAAGGCTAAGGCCGCCGTCGAGGCTCAAGGTCAGGATGTGGCTAACGTGAAAGGTAAGTGCGAGAAGGTGCCTGTATATACCGGTACTTATACACGTACGTTTACCCGTAACAATTGTGGTACTGGCACTGGTGGTACTTATACGGTAAATGATAGGATGGTTGACGGTTATCCGTTCACGTCTACCGTATCTCAGGAGGATGCCAATAACAAGGCCAAGGCCGCCGTTGACGCCCAAGGACAGGCCCTTGCCAATATCCACGCCCTTTGTACGTACACCGGCCGTGCTTCCTTGGAGTTCACGAGAAACAACTGTGGTGAGTGTAAGATCGGATCTAAGGTGACGATCTCCCAAGATATGGTAGAAGGACACCCATTCCAGTCTAACGACTCCCAGACCGCCGCTGACGCTATGGCTATGACCGCCGTACAGGCTCAAGGACAGGCTTTGGCTAACACCAGGGGTACTTGTTCTGACGCTACTATGTATACCGGTAGGGCTAGCTTCGAGTTCACTAAGAGCAATTGTGGAGCTAATCAGATAGGAGATCCGTTCACCGTGACACAGGATATGGTCGATGGTCATCCGTTCCAGTCTTGCGTATCGCAGGATGAGGCTAACTTGGTGGCTATGGCCGCTGTCATGAATCAAGGACAGAGGGTTGCCGATGAGCGTGGTACTTGCCATGAGGCTCCTAAGTACACCGGTCATTATAGTGAGGTGTTCGAGAAGAATAATTGTCCATCCGGATTGATACCTTCATCTGTTAACGTTACGGAGGCTGATGTCACTGGTGGTCCGTTCTATTCTTATGAGAGCCAGTTCGCCGCCGATGAGCTTGCCAAGGCCGCTGTCAAGGCGCAAGGTCAGGCTATAGCCAACGATCGTGGTACTTGCGACGAACTGAAGATATATGTAGGTAATTATAGCAAGGAGTTCACTCCTAAGTGTCCTACTTGTCAGTACGCCGATCCTATCACCGTAACTCCGGATCTTATGGGTCAGTTCTTCACCTCAACCCGTTCTCAGGAAGAGGCAGACGCTTTGGCTAAGGCCTATATCGACAGAATGGGTCAGGCGTTCGTCAATAAGAACTACGATGATACGTGCCATACGAAGACCGAGCAACCGGTATGGGAGACTATAGAGACTGTATGTAAGGACTGTATCTCTCAGTTACATCAACGTAACACTAATACCTGTTATACTGATCCTGATAATCAAGAGCGGTATATAGCTGGTGGTAATAATACATGTTTCTGGTTTGGTACGGCATCCAAGGCCTTTACCCGTCAATGTGCGGATGGTGGAGTTGGAAGCTCTGTTACCGTAACTCAGAATGATGTTACGGATCCAAGTCCTAGCTCTGATGGTAAGTTTAAGTCATGTGTATCCCAGGCTGACGCTAACGCCAAGGCATTGGCCGCCGTGAACTCTCAGGGTCAGGCCGTGGCTAACTCGAAGGGTACTTGTACTTGGACAGGAAGCTATACCGGTCAGGTTCAGAAGAACAATTGCGCTGACGGCGGCGTAGGCGACATGGTATCCGTAAGTAGCGACAGGCTGCCGGGACACCCGTACACCTCCACCGTTTCCTTGGCTGACGCCAATAAAAAAGCTGAGAATGCCGTTCGTGGATCTGATGGTCAGAATTACGCCAATAAGAACGGTGGATGTACTTGGACTTACGTGGCAAGCCGTGACTTCTATAAGAACAATTGCGCCGGAAGCGGGGTTGGTCAGAGAATAACGGTGACCTCTACGCAAGCCAACGGCGGTACGCCTATCACCAGCAAGGTTTCTTTGGCTGATGCCAGGAGCAAGGCAGAGCAGATCCTAGACCAGAGAGGACAGGATTACGCTAACCAGCATGGCACTTGTGTGTGGACCGGTACTGGAAGCGCTACGTTCTATAAGGATAATTGTGGTACATGTAAACATGGTGTCGCTCTATCCGTTCCTTATAGTGCCTTAGGATTGTCAGCGTTGACATCTACCGTATCTCAGGCGGATGCCGACAGCAAGGTTCAAAACGCTTTCAAGAATGATACGGCGACTAAGACCGCCGCTCAGGCTTACGCTAACAAGAATGGTGATTGCGCCGATGACGATGATACCCCATCTTATGATGATTGGAATTATTATTGTAGTGGATGCGATTATCGTAGGAGTAGGAATCAGACCAATCCTTGTTCTTCAGCCTCAGATCAAGATGAGTTGGTTGAGTCCGATTCAAGATCTTGTGGATGCGGATGTGATAATACATACCATATGGATAATAGCAGGTGTAATAATGGTAATAGCGAGGAGCATTATTCTAGCGAGTGTGATCCTACAGGATATTGGCAGAATGGTGGTGAACATTGCTGTAATCCACATGACTACACTATCTATACCAATGAGGTATGTAAGGGATGTTCGGGCGAATGCGGTGATGTATGTGTTCCTGATAGCCCTATTAAGGTGGTTAGCGCTGGTGAATATTGCGCTTCTTCATCGAATCTGGCTAGTGAACAAGCTTATAACAAGTATAAAGAGTACAAGGATGCATTACAAAATTTAGTTGATGCTAGGATATGTCCTTCTAAGGTTGGCAATGATGACCGATGGGGAAATGTCAAGGCCACGAACTGTCCTAGCAACTGTACTCCTAAGACTATCAGTTATAAGCAAATCGCTGGTAAATATGAGGCCTGCACCAAGGACGAGGCAAATAGGATAGCCGACAATAACCTACAATCCGATGGTATCTCTTACGCTAATGGCTTAGCGCAGGCCGATAGATGCGATTGCGTGGAGCCAACAAAGACGTGGAGCGCCAACGCTATGCTGAGCGGTGATCCTTGTAATGGTCTGTCTGGTTCTACATCTGCATTAAGGTGCTCCTATGAAGTGTCTTACGATAATCAATGTGGATCATCTAAATCAATAACTGTAACTGTTACTGGTAGGGATGATCATGGACAAACCGTTACGGCTGGAAGTACTACCGTAAGTATACCTACTGGGTCTGGTAAAAAAACCGGTGTCATAGGTTTTGATTCAGGAGTACAATGTGGGTCTATAAGGGTTTCTGGAGGAGGATCTGGGAACTGTTAAGATTCTGATGTATAACAAAAAAAGGAGAGGCTAATAAGTCTCTCCTTTTTATTAAAAACCATAACAGCAGTGATTGTCAACAATTACCTGAATCATGACCAGAGATTGTTACATCTCCACATACCACTTCTCGGCTAAAATATACACTTCCACTCTTGGTTCCGGATCCTGCGGGAATTGTAAAGCTAGCGCTATTGACCTGCTCTTCTCCGTTTTGTGTATATCCTATACCACTCACAGAACCAGATATAGATCTACCACATTGATTATTATACGTAATCGTAAATCCTCTTGATGTGACAAGTTGTTCATGGCTCATGCAATCATTATTCATAGATACCGACCATGACCACGTTTTTGTTGGCTCCACGCAATCGCATCTATCGGCCTGCGCTAAGCCATTAGCGTAAGAGATACCGTCTGAATCGATGTGAGTTTAGCTTATTCAATGCGCATTGTTTATCTATTAATTAAAATCATTAATATTGTATCGTTAATATTAATACATTAAGTTATGGCTTGCAATAAGAAAAAGAAAATGGCTAATGGAGGCAAGGTCTCCGAGAAAAAGAAACCTCAACTGAAATGTGGAGGCAAGGTTAAGAAAAAGAAGTAATAACCGGAGGGGTATATCCCCTCCTCAGTATTTAGCATATGAAAAATTCAGAATTTGTATCTAGAATCATAAATGATATGAACTCCATCAATAAGGACGCTCATGTCAGTAGGAGATGGATATTATCCATAGGAAGACAAAAGGCAAGATCATATATAGCCCAGAAGTATGCTGATGGAACCTTGTTCGGCGAGGAATCACTGTATACTCATATCAATTGCATGGAGATGGAGAGGGTTCGGAAAATTGATTGTTGTTTTGATGAGTTTAAACTATGCAGGATACTTATGAGATCCAAGAAAAGATTGCCCGATATGATATATACCCGTATAGGTCCGGCTATCATCAAAGTATCAAACATCATGGATGATATTATATTTACCTCCATATCGTTAAGAAAATACGCTAACAACAAGGAACGTAAATACGGGAATATAGATCAATACTATTATTATGTCAATGATGGATATATCTATATACCAGATATTAACATAGAGGCTATAAATGTTGATCTTATAACTCTCGACAGAAAAGCGGCGTTAGAGCTAGGGGGATGTGGAGCTGAAAAAGATAAGCCATGTACATCTCAATGGGATTATGATTTCATATGTCCTGACAAGCTACTAGAATATGTTGTCTCAGAGACGTTAAGAGAGACGATAACCAAATTGCAGATTCCTACGGACGAGAATCCGGATATGGATATTAACAAGAAAACTCAAAAGATTCAGTGATAATGGATATAATAAGATCAATAATTAATTTCTTCGGTTTCAATGATGCCATAGTTGATGGTATAGGTGAAAGAGGGATGAGGGATAGCTCAATCATAAGATATAATGAGGTGCATGATATGTATGACAAGATTATAAAAGATCTGGGAGATATGTCGGCTTACGTATCCAAGGGTTATATCTATGATAAGATAAAGGAAAGAACGGGATTAAGTACCAGACATATTAGTAGGATATTAAATCATACTAAGAGAAAAGATCTTAGGTTTATATAAAAAGGAGAGGATAATCAACCTCTCCTTTTTGTTTTTAACAGCCTCCACCTTGACTTGGATTAGATACATACATGCTTGTAGCATTGCTAACACAATCACTTCCGCCTGATACCGTTCCCGATCCGGATGGTATGGTGACTGTTTTAGTGGTAGAGAAATATTCTACATCTCCAGATGGTTCAGATCTAGTATAATACACATCAAATGATGCTGTTTTAGATTTACCACATGGATTATCATAGCTTACGGATATACTTAAGCATTGTCCATTAAAACTTCCGCTAGCGTAAGCGCTCCATGTTTCGAGGCAATCGCATCTATCGGCCTGAGCTAAGCCATTAGCGTAAGAGATACCATCGGATTGTAGGTTATTGTCGGCTATCCTATTTGCCTCGTCCTTGGTGCAGGCGGTGTATTTTTGTGTATAAATTTCTTGTATTAGGATGAAATTGTTATATTTGTGATATGAAAACAAAGTCATTTAAAATACTTGATCAATACTTTCTTCGATTCTATAGATCTATTATGTCTAAGAACGGGAAAAGGAGGAAGCATACGATCGTGGATAAGAATGATATCCTTGAGTGCCAGTCGTTGATCTGGAAAGTCATACGTGATAGGTATCTGGAGGATGAGGGAGGGGTTTATATAAACAACATCGGTTATCTATGTCATAAGATTAATCCTAACCGCAAGATATATCTGAATAAACTTACCGGTACTATTAATAGGCGTGGGACGGGTGGATATTCTTACGTCCATACGTGTATGGATTTTATGCCTAGGAATAAGTATTTTCATCTATATATCTCTCCGGCCTTGAATAAGGAATGTAGGTTGGCTATGGAATCAGGTAGGAGATATAAGTTCTTGTATCGGGAGGTTGAGTCGGAGAGTAAGGTATTTGGAGTTAAATGGGTTTATAAGCTGTAGAAGTTTTTGTGATCCAGTTAGCCCGTGAGGGTAGACTGGATTTTTTTTTGTATCACGGATTCAAATACATATCTTTGTGCAAAAGACTTAAATATGACTATAAAAGGGCTATTGGCCGAGATCAAGGCCGATTTACATAAATACGATGATAGCGGGGCTATAGATACCTCGTCTGTTTATAGGTGGGCTGAGATCGCCCTGAAAAGGTTCGGGGGTGTTATAGCGGTCATGTCAGAGGCGGTTGTCAAGACCAGTAATAAACAGGCGGTATTGCCTTCCGATTTTTTCGACATGCTTGACGCCTATAGGTGTGAGCCTCTTATCTGTGAGATTCCTGGCGGCGACAAGGCTAAGGCTGACCTCCAACACGAGATCGGCTGGGTCGAGCGCACCGAGCGCGGTTTCCGTTGGAACTCCTGCACCGAGTGCTGTAAGGAGGAGTTTGAGAAGACGATCACGGAGAAGATATATATCGGGTCTCACGAGGTTCGTTTCCATTATCATCATCCCGTAAGGTTATCCATAGGTCGTGGGTTGAGGCGTGATTGCGCCTCCGACAAGTATCGGGATAAATATGCTTGGGATAATTATGATATAACTATATCTGGCAATACTATGTATACTGGGTTTGATGGATTTATTTACATCATATATCGTGCTACACCCAAGGATGATGACGGTCTCCCGTATATACCTGAAACGGCGTTAGGTTATCTTGAGGATTATGTCGAGACGTATATCAAGATGAAGATCTTCGAGAACGCCGCCGTTAACGGTTTGATACAAGGGGCTGGTGATGCTTATAAACTATACGCCCAGCAGGAGCCGGGTAAGTTCGCTAGGGCCATGAAAGAGCTTAAGATGTCGATGATTACCTTGAATGATTACCGGGAGCTGGCTGAGGATAATAGGAGGAGGATGCTGTCTTATGAGCGTATGTGGCCCAACGCTTTTGATAAGTATATTAAACTTATTTAACAAAATACGATGATATGGCTGATTGGATACATTTAGATAAGACAAGTGGTACCGGTCCTGCTGAGGTTAGGGTTACCGCTGATATCAATGAGACTGGAGAGATACGTCAGGCTACGTACAAGGTTATAAAAGAAGGCACCAAGGAGGAGAAGACGTTCGTGTGCAGGCAGGAGTCGGTCCCGGTGGTTATTATCCCGGAGTTCGACTACCTAGTGCTTAGGTATATCTGGGCTGACGAGGACGGCATTGACTTTGACACGGCTACCGGTTTCGATAACACCGGCCTCCCGGATGTTGACGGCAAGCTGGTTGGTTGGAGTAAACAGTACCAGACCACGCAGGAGCGGGTAGGTGATTATCTTATCCACGGTGGTGATAACATGGAATCAGGTAATGAGGCCGCCTTGATCCAGATGGGGCCGTTGTTGGATGGCGATAATTATGATAAATTACCTCTTGAGATCAGGTGTAGTATATACGGTAACTGGTATGGTGGTCGTGAGAAAGGTAATGTCACTATCAGGTTCACGGCATATAAGGGCGGTTCTATGGAGAAACGTGGATATGATTTTGTCAATATCGGAGGCGAGGAGGTTTATACCGGTGATGCCCCTACCAACGTATCCGCCCATGGTGAGGATAATTGGCAAAATATAAAGACCTTGTATTCTAAGGTAGGCACGATGATCTACAACAAGGAGTCTCGTGACTGCATTGTAAGGATTGGCGAGTAGATTTTTCTTCATAATATAAACACATCGGCTCTCTTGTCCGTGAGGATAGGAGAGTTTTTTTTATTTTTTAGTCCTTTACTTATGACATATTTGATCTTCTATTGTATAGGAATAATCTAGCTTTGCCGAAAACTAGCATTATGATCGCATTAAATGATGTCAATAACGAACTCCATGTCCGGTTGTATATATTGGAGGTGTTCAAGGATTATGTTCGGGATGATGATTTCGACGAGCTTTTAGATAAGGCATTGGATTTTGTCATGGAAGGCGTTTCTATGCCTAAGGTGCCGGTAAAAGATACTACTATGAGCGATATATCAAGAAGTATTATCGCCTTGACCACAGGTATAGGGTTTGATGGTAAGATAAACAAAAGTCCTCTGGAATTGGCTTATGACAGATGTAGGATGAGATATGTTTTCGATCCTCGGAATCGTGACATACATGGCGTTGTCGTTGGTTATTCCAATGATTTCAATAGTCTGGTGGCCGTGTGCGACGAGGGATCGAAGAGAGGAATAGACAAAGGATCTACCGATTTTGTGGATGTCAATGAGAGATACGTGACTAACGGGTTCTTCTACATATCCGTAGAGGACGCCGATAAGCAATCAAGCTACATGGGAAAAAATCCATAATTATTATGTTTTTGTATTTTCATTAGGGGTAAACGTTGCAAAGTGTTTAGATTTTCCTTCTGGCTTGTGAGAGTCAGAAGGATTTTCTATTTTTGTGCGATTTGAATGTTTTGCATAATACGTACGGTTTGTTAGAATCCGCCACATAAGTGATTATCTGGCGGATTTATTATATTTGCGAAAAAGATAAGATCGTGCAAAATAACTCTAACATAGCGGTTCCCGATTCCGGGATGAACAGGGATAAGCATCCACAGGACCTATCCCCGTCTGAGTACAGTTTCGCCTTGAACGCTACCATAGAGGGTGACGATGGGAGTCAGATTAAGATTCAGAACGAGCCTAGCACCCTTTTATGCAAGCGATTCGATGGCTATAAGGTTATTGGGTATAAGAATGATATAGCTGGTGATAATACTTATTTTTTTCTCGTGAATCCTGATAACAATACCTCTAAGATCACGTTCATGAGGTCATTGGATTATGTCAAGACCGTAGAGGATCAATTAGCAGGATCAGGGAAAGATATTCATCGTATCCTTGGCGAGAGACTTGAGGAGTCGGATGGTCGTTTCGATGAGATATGTGATTTGATGGAGGTGTTGATAGAGGATGGGACCGATGACCCTTGTCTTAACTTCTCCATTCATCACCCGATTTTCGATATAGAGATCAAGGATGAGAAATGTGGGAAGGTGATATACTGGACCGATGGATATAATCCCCAGCGATATGTTATGGTCGATAAGGCTCTTAATCCGGATGATGATGGTGACTTTTGGTATCATTACCATGGGTATAAGACATGTGGGGATGACAAGCCAATAGAGAGGTGTAGGCTGGCCTGCGAGAAGCTGCTGGTGTTCCCGTTGCTGACGGCCCCGTGCGTGGAGCCTGAGGTCGTGGAGTTCGGGGGAAGCCTGCGTGCCGGGACCTACCAGTTCTGCGTGGCGTTGTGCGATGAGTTCGGGATTGAGAAGACCGGATATTGCTCATTGACCAACCCAATCATGTTATTCGATCGTCAAGATATGGTTATCCGCGATGGTTTATGGGGTAAGTCAACCAACATGGGTATCCGCCTTACCGTGTCTAATATAGATAAGCAGGTATCTCATTATAAGATAGGCGTTATACAGAACACGGTTGGGTTTAATGGTGAGCAAAGCCCGGTTCTTGAGTATTTCATAGAAGGTATACATCCGATAACGGAAAGGACCATCTATTACCTTACGGATCAGTATAGCGAGCGTACGACCATGGAGAAGTTATCCAAGGAAATACCGGTATATAAGACAGCCAGAGGCATGACGTCTGTCGGGAATCGTCTTCTTCAATACGGCTTGACCGTGGAGAATGAATGGAATCTTCAACCGGTCGTTAATTTCTTGGGTCATTTCGTTAAATGGCAGACATCGATAGCCACGGAGAATCTATATAAAGACGGTGTGGCTTGCTCTAAATACGCCTCTTTCATGCGTGACGAGGTATATCCGTTGGGTATAAGATTCTTTACCAATACGGGATACAGGACAGCTAGATTCCCGCTTATCCCTCGTCCGGCCACAAGGGAGGAGATGGAGGTTATCGTTGATGAGGACGGCAACTCTGAAGACCTATCAGCGGCTTCGGTATTGGAGAACAACCCGCAGTGCGCCGGGAACAGCCGCCGTTATCTTTGGCAGTTTAAGAATACGGCAAAGATCATAAACGACCCGTCTTGGGGATTTGATGATTTTGGGGGAGAATGCAAGAATCAGCTAGATGTTAAGCAACTCAGATATGTAGAACAGGAATATGCCACGGTAGGAGAGACCCAATTCGTTATCAACACGATGGGGGAAGATGTTACGGTAGATGATGCTATTGATTATATCGCTGATAATATAGAGAACTTGTGTGATATCATAGAATCTAATGTAGGTATTACTGACGAGTTATGCGCTGCTATATCATTGCCAGAGGATCAAGACGGTATAAAGGCTCCCGATTTCCCTAGTGGATGTGATGATATCGAGAGGATAGAGACCATGACTATATTGGATAAAAACTCTTTGGTGGATTCTAGGATTGATTTTACATATAAGCTGGCTAGTGATTATGTGGAGACCGAGCCTACTACATTAATACAAAGTAATGCCGAGTCACAAAGGAAGTTCTCTGTATTGTGTGATTTCGATAATTATTCCAGTGGAGGTAAGAATATCATAGATCTGGTTCAGGAATGGCTGGATGGTCAGGATGAGGATAAATTCCCGTCTGATATAGACTCCTCCGCCCTGGTCTTGTGTCAGGATATGTCTAATGTCCGGCAGTTATATGATGAGGGTATATGTACTAATGGGTGTTCGGTAGGTGATCCTCACGTGAATCCTACTATTAACGATGTTCAACTTCCTACATTCCAAGGGGGTAGGTCATTGGGTAAGTGCACATATTTGTATCAATATCCCGGATGGGAAGGAAAGAAGCATACGGAGACGATGCTTGATCAGTTAATGGATACGATGGAGGCTTATTTCCCCCAATATGAGAGTCAGTTTGGTATCGAGAACGCCATGTGTCTTTTTGGCGATGGTGATAATTCTAAGTTTAATACCGGTATAACTACTGACTGGGAAGGTCGTGTGTCTATGCAGAATGATATTGACGCCAAGACCAATTGGTTCGGTAGAAGCAACTTGACTTATTTCAAGTTCTATCCACATGTATCCTCATACGCCAGATGGGTGGAGTTGGATTACGAGAAATACATAAGTGGTTTATCCGATCCTGATAACGGTATTATGTATATAGAGATGATGGGTAACTATAATTATCCGATCGGCGACTCGTCATCATACAATAAGGTTCGTATAACGTTTTTCTCGGACAAGGAAGGTACCGTGGCTCCTAATCCTTTGGCTAATGATGCCAAGAAAGGTGTTATAGTGAATTACGTGGATCATAAGATATTTATGATGCCAAAGTACTTGTTCTGGAATGATGACAAGACTACTTTCCATAAGATATATGTTTGCATCGAGCCTGCGGTATGCGTGTTCTTCACCGGTTTCGCCATGAGGCAGGACATGAAGGAGCTTGCCGGATTCTATACGGCCGGCACCGCCATCTTCCCTGCCCCGTTCTGTTTTGGCATTCGGCCACTGGAGGTGAAATACGTATTCTTCTTCACAAAAGAATTGAAATTAAGGAGATTCGTTACCTATGAGGCGAAATGTATCTCATGTGGGGATAAACCCGCTGACTGCGCTCCCAGACCATATCAGTACGGTGATTTCGGATATTGGGAGTCTACCAATAAGTATCCGGCTAATTTTGAGTTGTATGATTCAAGTAAGATCGGGATATCATCGGGAGGATCAAAGAGGAAGGACATAATAGATTCTTTGATGAAATACTATGGGTCTCCTAAATCAGTTGGGGGTAAGTCTTATTTCACCGGTAATGGGGGTAACGCTGAGTACCCAAATACGTCAACCACGTTTTGTCAGAGACCTATACGTCATTACAAGTTCCCGGATAACTCTGTCGCTCCTTTTATGGGTAATCCGTCTCAACTGACCGGTCAATATGGAGTTGACTCCTATATTTATCCTATGGGGGTGATGCTTGATGACGATATCGTTAATGAGTTTCTGGATATAGCGGTAGAGAACGGTCTTATAGATAAGGCTAGAAGAGATTCTATAATAGGATATGAGTTGTATAGGGGCGATAGGACGTTGGATAAGAGCGTTATCGGAACTGGTCTGGCTTATGATATGTTTAAGTACGATGATCCCGACGGATCGGCTAACCTTTATCCTAATTACCCTTACAACGATTTGTCTGATGATATGTATATCTATAAGGATATTAATCGTGAGAAATTTATAACGCATCCGTTTAACAGGAGGGGTAATATCTGGTATTCATTCTTAAGCCCTGATATTGCCTTTAACAAGCCTGACGCTCCCACCGAGTGCCTTGTTGATGGTTATCAATTAGGTAAATCCTCCGGTATATTCAGGGAGGTGGAGGATCACCCTAAATGGACGATATTAGGGAGTAAGGCTTACAGTATGGCAACATCATTGGCTACGGTGGAGGCTATGGCTAATTTAATATCCGCTATAGCTGAATATACATATCAGTCGGCTTCACAGCAATATGTCGGTGGAGGCGTGTTCTTTTTAGCCAACCCTGTCGGCATAGCGCTGACGGCTATCCGTCTGGCTACGGGTATCGCCAAGGCCACAGCCCAGTCCGTGGTGGATATAGGCAAGTACAGGTATCAGTGGTTAACAGCATTGATAGATAGGGGACCTAGACGGAACTATGCTTATTATTATACTTCTGTCGCTCATTATAATTTATTTTACCAAAAAATAGGGGCGTCGGAGCTACGTGGATTGTCAACGGCCAAATATATCAAGAGCGGGTTGTATCCGGTTACAGACATCTCGTCACAAGGGGGAACCGTAGGTGGTAAGCCTATTATCATAAACAACCTCGATCGTGAGCATTCGTTGTTCATGTCATTTGGTATGGATAAGTATATGCTTGAATATCCGGAGTTGGTTTCAAGTTACGATACCAGTCGTATTCAGGATGAGTGTAATATTCGTAACGATGAGGTGGCTGGTATGACGCCTCATTTTATGACACGTGAATCTTTCGTATCCTGTCCTTATATGAGGATAAAGAAATATTCTCCGGCTCAATACGGGCAGATAGAGGATATCAGGTGGGTATCGTTAGGCGGTTGCGGGTTGATGGATGAGAATAAGCGTAAACCTGTTTTTGGAGGTGATGTATTTATATCAAGATTCTCGATTAAGAGGAAGATGCCTATGTTTTACTTGACTCAGTTCGGTCAGGGGGACATGATACCATTCCCTTATTATGATTATCGGAACATCGGGTATCCCCGTTATTTCGTTAATTACGACACCGGGGAAGATTATCTTAATAAGACCGATACGGATACCGGATCGCTATACTCTTTCCCTAGCCGGAAGAGCGCTTATGAGATGGTTTGCAAGACCGGAGATATGTATCTTAGCGGTCGTTTCTTCCTATACTTCTATGGCATACCTCAGTTTCTTGTGGAGTCTGAGATCAATTGCAATTTCCGTATAGCCGGGCCTGAGCCTTATGAGGGATTTTATCCGGAGGTAGGGGATTATATATCATGGACTCAGGAGCGTAATGTCCCTATATCAAGGGATAATGTGTTTAAGATAAGTCCTGTGTATAAGAATCGTTTTACGCTAGGCGGAAGGTCATTACCAGAGACGTATGATAGCAATTTTTGGGACTGCGCTTACCAAAGACCCAACGGCGTCATATGGAGCACCGCCGACGTGTCGGAGAATGGCATGACCGATCCTTGGCTGTCGTACAAGCCTATGGATTACCATGAGTTCAAGACCTCTTTCGGGAAACTTATAAGCATGAAAGGGATAGAGTCGGATCAGATACTGGCTCGCTTCGAGAATCAGGTAGGGCTTTATAACGCCATAGACGTGTTGGCGGAGAGAATATCCCCGGAGAATAGCGAGCTAGGGACAGGTGGTCTTTTCGCCTCTCGTGGTATCGAGTATAATAATACGACGTTAGGATATTCCGGGACCCAGAGTCGGGATATGATCAGTTGCGAGTTTGGGCATTTTTGGGTCGATTTAAGGCGTGGTCAGGTGTTTAAGGTAGATTCTAATGGTAGGAATCTTACGGAGGTCACACCGGGGCTTAGAAACTGGTTTAAGGAGCATCTTCAGATGAAGATCATCCGTAGCCGGATATATAACGCTGATACGGACGCTGAGTTGTCTTATTATGATATCGATAACAAGTTCTTTGGTATAGGGCTATCCATGGGCTGGGACAATCGGTTCAAGAGGGTTCTGATAACCAAGAAAGATTATATACCGGTAGGGAATCCGAGCGAGTACCAATTCCGTGGCGGCCGGTTCTACAGGAACGGGCAGGCGGTGGAGCTACAGGACGCCAGTCATTTCACGGACGTCTCGTTCACCGTTGGATATAACTGCCTGAAGGGTGAGTGGAAATCATATTTATCCTACACCCCTGATTATTATATCGAGCACCAGCATTATTTCCAGTCTGGAAAGAACTACTCAAGTGAAAGTCAGGAGATAGGGTTATGGTCTCATGGATTGACCAACCAATCGTATCAAGTATTTTACGGTAAGCTATATCCGTTCGTTATAGAGGTACCGGTACGTGAGCAGTATGTGAATAAGATCCTCACGAACTACCAATATAGGATGGATGCCAGAAGGTATCAGGATGAGGTTAATTACCAAATTCTTAGGACTACCGGATTCAATAAGGCATGGTTTTATAACGATACCAACAACAGCGGTGAGCTTCGGATGGTTATCGCTGACAAGAACGATATGAGCCAGCGGTTAAGGTATCCTGTAACCAATGACGATAGCCGTGAGATACTGGTGACGGAGGTTGATCAGAAGATAAATATAAATGACTATTTTAACGAGGTCAAAGACGATACTAATAACCTCCCGGTATGGATCAAGGATGTGAATGACATTGACCGGAAGATCGACCCTAGGGCTGTCGATTATCATCGGAGGTGGCGGGATCGTCTTCGTGGCGATTGGTTCTTGGCTAGGTTCGTGAATGACATTGAGAGCCGGTTCAAGATGATAGTGCGTTGGTTTAGCAATGAGGAGAAAGTTTATTGATTTAGGTGATTATATACAACTTTACACCACAAATGTACCGAATTATTTTTATGTATAAATAATAATCTATATATATGTCATGAGATTAGTCGAACAACATATAATCAAGCGAAGCTCGGTATATTACAATGAGCTTCAAGACCTGTTGCATAAGTGTAAAAACTTATACAACAAAGGGTTATATGTCGTTCGTCAATATTATTTCCAGTATAATGATGATAATACCGTTAAATATAAATACCTCAACTACTATTCTCTTGAAAAGAAGCTAAGAACAGAAAACGATGTAGACTATCGTGCTTTACCATCATCTGTAGCCCAACAGGTATTGATGATGGTCGACCAGAATTTCAAATCCTTCTTCAATCTTCTTAACAAGAAGGGTAGAGGTGAGTATTCTGAGAAAGTAAGAATACCTAAGTATCTTGATAAAGAAGGGATGTTTATGG